TAACAACTTCTAAATGCCCATTTTCACTTGCCCAATCCATTGCATTTTTTGTACATTTTTTTCCAATTGAATGAAGATACATAACCAGTTCTAAATGTCCATTGTAACTTGCAGAATCCATTGCATTTTTTGTACATTTTTTTCCAATTGAATGAAGATACATAACAACTTCTAAATGTCCATTTTTACTTGCCCAATCCATTGCATCTTTTGTACATTGTTTCCCAACGAAATGAAGGAATTTCACAACTTCTAAATGTCCATATTGACTTGCCAAATCCATTGCATCTTTTGTACATTGTTTCCCAACGAAATGAAGGAATTTCACAACTTCTAAATGTCCATATTGACTTGCCAAATCCATTGCAAGACAGGTACATCCTTTTCCTATTGAATGAAGATACTTAACAACTTCTAGATGTCCATTTTTACTTGCCCAATCAATAGCTCCTTTTGTACATTCTGCTGATATTGAATCAAGAAATTTTACAACTTCTAAATGGCTGTTCCTACTAGCCCAATCCATAGCGTTTGTTGTATATTTTTTATTCAATGAATGAAGATATTTCACAATTTGTAGATGTCCATACATACTTGCTAAATCTATTGCATCTTTTGTACAGTCTTTTCCAATTGAATGAAGATACTTAACAACTTCTAAATGACCATTTTTACTTGTCCAATCCATTGCATTTGTTGTGCATTCTTTTCCAATGGAATGAAGATACTTAACAACTTCTAAATGTCCATTTTCACTTGCATAATCAAAATATTTTGATTCATACCAGTAATCATCTTCATCAAATAATTGTTTTATTTGTTCTAAATTTCCATTTATAAATAATAATTTAATATATTCATTGCAATTTGATGTAATCTTAGTAGAAAATTGTTGATTATTGTTAGTAGCTTGCATCTTAAGTTTATTATTTAATTAAAAAATTATATATATTTTTAAATTTTTTTACAAAATATAATTTTGAATAATTTTGAATAAAATAATAACTTGTTGTATTTAAAATATATTTTATTTTAAATTCAATAATTTTAAGAAGTTGTAGTCTTCTTAAATGCCCATTTTTTATTATTGTTTCTTTGTCATTTTAATTTTAACAACTTCAATTTGAGAATCATCTGAATTATAAAGATTATCCAATACTGTATTAATTGTATATTCTCCCACATTATTAGTTTGTAATGTTTTTTTAATTGTATCTTTATTGATTTTTTGAGTACTTTTCTTAGACGAAGTTAAAGAAAATGAAATATTCTTACCTAACTTAAATTCAGTATATCCCGTATCCTCCATAAATTTCTTAATAAGTTCTTCATTTTCACTTTTTTGTAATCTAAGTTCTTTCATCTTAGAATTTAATTCATTTATTTCATCCGTTAATGAAACATATTTTTTGACTACTGCTGTAATGCTACTATCTACTTTAATTTGTTCAACAGGTTTAATATTATCTTCTTCCATATTTTATTTAATAAACAATATTATATTTTTAGTATTTAAACGAATAAATAAATTTTTATATTACATATATTAGAATACGGTTGAATCAATAAATTTACATTTTCATTCGATTTGTTATTTTTATATGCTGGTTAAGTTTCCAAATGAAATCATTTTTAAAATATTATTATACTTAGACGAAAATTCAATAAAAAATATGAAAGCATCTTGCAAAGATATTTATATGTTATGTAAATATCACGAATACAAACAGCTTTTGTATCTTAACAAAAGCACATCCAATATTATTTACAAATTATGCTTAAATGCATGCGTTTATCCCTACAATTTAGATGTTAATAATATGACTAAAATAGACAAACTATTTGTGGAACTTAAACTTAGATTTCTTTTGACAAATAACAAACTAGATAACATTACAAATATCTTCGGCCTATTCTATAAATCCATATTACAATAAAATATAACTTATATTTCATGAATTATTGTTTTATCGATAAAGTTTGTTTTCAATAAAAAATTATTGATTTTGTATATTATTCCCCTTTTTATATAGTGATATTTTCTTATATTTTTATACGCATCCTTAAATGTCATCCATTTGATAGCTTTAACTTCACCTGACTGAAGATAATTATTTTTATCGATTTCCAAATTTATTATTATATTTTTATCTATTTCTGCAAGAAAATATATATGAATATACCTTTTACCATTTGTAGCTAAATATTCTTCCTTAAATGGAATAATATCACTTCGTATTTTATACCAACTGTCATTAATTCCTGTTTCTTCAAAAAACTCTCTTTTAGCACATCTCAATGGAGATTCGTTTAGATGTTTTCTTCCTTTTGGAAATCCAATTTCAGCATTAATATATTTTGTATCTGTTATCATAGAACATATGTCCTGAATTCTATATTTATTAAACTTATATAATGCTTCTTGGTATTCAGAATTATATATTCTAGAATATTTATTAATAAAAATATCGTCCCATAACTCTTTAAATGTAAATTTTTTTATTTTTTCTATTTCATTTTCTGTCATAGAATAAATGAATTCTAGTAATGTTTCTTTATTATAATACTTACCTCTAATGATATCTGTATATCCAATTGAATCGCGTCTTTCTATTATAAGATAATTCATATTAAAGTTATTGATTTTTTTATATAATATTATACCATAACTTATTATTGGTTTAGTGCAATATTTAAATGTATGGCCTGATTCATTGCAATTAATACAATTCCATTTATTATTTTTTTTAGTAATCATAATATACACCTATGTTTATTGTGATAGTAAAATTAAATTGAAATCTAAATGTATGAAATTATTTCTCATTACTATAACAATATTTTAAATTCTCATTTTTTTCTTAAATTTGAAAGTATTTTAGAAATACAAAATAAAAATTGAAAATTAATAAAATTGAAAAAATATTTTGTATTTTAAAAAAAGTTTTGTTTTTAACAAAAAAATGAAAATTTCATTTTTTTCTATCTTACTATTAATTAGTATGTATTATTCACTTTATGATTCTCCTGATTTTTTAAATCAATTTGACAACAAATATGAATTCAAAAACTTTAGTAATATAGATAAATTAAAAAAATATCAAGTGTTTTTAAGAAATTTTATTTCTCCATACACACCATTTAACTCTGTCTTATTATATCATAAAACTGGAACTGGAAAAACACTAACAAGTTTAAATATAGCATTAAATTTTATTGCAGAAAAACAAAAAGTGTTTATTGTAATAAAGAATCATCTCTTAAAAAACAATTTTTTACTTCAAGCAAAATCATTTTTTGGTGAAGATATCTATAAAAAATTAAATTTAAATAAAATCATATTTTTGTCTTATTATCAATTTGTTAAAAAGAAACGAGATTATTTTTCTAATGGTCTTATTATCATTGATGAAATCCATAATATGATTAATAACACTTTATACGATAAAATCATTCAAATTAAAAAAGTTAATACAAACTTAAAACTTGTTTTATTAAGTGCTACACCTAGTTTTGATAATGTCAAGGAAATTTTTGAAATCATTAATATATTAAATGAAATTGATGATATAGGTCCTACTGGAGCAGAATTACTTAAAAATAAATTTATCAAGGAACCAAGTTCGTATAAAAAAAATCCTAATTTTTTCTTAAAAAACAATGTTTATTATCTAACAAAACTTGGTAAAGATTATATTAGACAAAAATTAATAGGAAAAGTATCATATTTAGATATAGATTTAAATAATGACAATTATCCTAAAGAAATTTTAAAAGGTACTAAATTTTTAACAGATAAACTTGTATTATGTCCTATGTCAGATATACAAAATTCATTATACCCTAAATCATTATCGAATAATCAAGATACCTTATTTAAAGACCCATCATATATAAGTATTTTGGGTATAGATAAATTTATAAATCATTTTAAACTTATAGATAAACAAAATAATATGTATTATCCTAAAACAAAATTTTTAACTGGATTGGATAATATTAAAAAATATTCTACTAAATTACATTCTCTTTTACTAAATATAGAAAATTTGAAGGATAAAGAAGGTACTATATTTATATACAGTAATTACGTAACAGAATCAGGTGTTAATGTATTAAAAGCATTATTACTTGCTAATGGATATTACTTTTATTCTCATCCAAATAAAACAAAACAAAGAACATTCGCATTTTTTGAAACAAATTTTACAGATGCAAAAAAAAATAATATATTAAAAATTTTTAATAGTAAAGAAAATAAAAATGGAGATTTAATAAAAATTTTCATAGGAAGTCCTATGACAAGTGAAGGTGTTAATTTTAAAAATATAAGACAATTGCACATTTTAGACCCACATTGGAATTATTCTAAATTAGACCAGATTATAGGTCGTTCTGTTCGCTTCAATTCACATGAATTTATCAAAAAAGAAAATCGTAATGTAGAAATCTATAAATACGCTAGTGTTCCATCTAAAAAATCACAAACATTTTCAATAGATTTATATAAATATGAATTATGTATAGAAAAGGATAAAGCATTGAAGGAGTTAGAATATATATTAAAAACAATAGCTATTGATTGTAAAATAAATAAAATTGAACATAACAAAAAATTTGATAATACAAGAAAATGTAATTATAAAAAATGTAAATATGAATGTTTAATTCCTCAAAATTTAATTACAAAACACACAACATCTAAGAAAGTGAATTATGATACATATAATATTAATCATCATAATAAAGAAGAATACAATTATATCAAACAAGAAATAGTATCTCTTTTTTCGACATATAAAATCCTACATTTACATGATATAGAATTTTTTCTAAATAAAATAGAGCATAAAAAAAATATTTATGTTGTGTTAAACGATTTAATCAAAGATAAAAAGATTAAATACTTTAAGGAATATTATATAATGTTGTAGTTAGTTGTTAGTTGTAATTTTAGAACAACAGATAATCTGTTGATAACAAGTTTTGTGGATTTGATTTTACAAATTTTGTAATACATTCATGTATTTTTAATTGCATTAAATGAGATTCTTTTTTATTAAATAATACAAAGTAAATTTTTAATTCAGACTCTGTTTCAGAAAAATGAAAGGATTTTACATATTGTTTATAATCTATATAAATTCTATTAGAAAAGTACCTTACAATATCTTCTTTATCTAACTTTTTATGATTTTTCTTATCCTTATAATGAATCATTTCAATTACATTATTTCTAATATTTTTATTTGTATATAAGTTATATTTATAGGAAATCATATTTGTATTATTTTTAAAATCTAATTTTTTTAAAAAACTCATATTTTCTATTTCAGCTCTATCGTATGCCTCAGATAAATATGATACATTCTTGTATTTTATATTAATAACTTCATTCAAATTATACATTTTATAAATAGATATACTATGTATTTCTTCAATTAATTTCTTAAAAATACATAATTCATATATATTGTATTTAACAGATGTTAAAAATTTAATAGAAGAACTTGAATCTATTGATAAAGATATTTTACGACAATAAATGTTAATTTCATTAATGACAAAATCTCGAACTACTAAACTCATGTTTTATTTTTTGTTATTACCCTTATCCTTTTTTAAATTTTTTTCTTTTTGTTGAGTATAAAATTTATCAAAAAGCGCAATACCTGCTTGTTTACTTGAGTCATCAAAACTCATTTGTCTTTCGTGATACATACTAGCATAATCTAGAATTTTTGTCAACATTTCAATACAATCATGATTATTGGGATCTTCATATACAAGATCAAATAAATCTGGAAAATTTGCTGATAAATAACTATATTTATCTTTAAAAAAATCCTTTGTCTGTAATGGGTTATTTTTTTTATCATCTCTTAGTGTTTTTGCCATATCAAGAATTTTTTGTTTATCAAAAACCTTTTTAATTGTAAAATCGTTATGCGGAGATAATGGCATTATTGAGATATTAGTTTATTTTAATATTTAATGTATTTTCCTCTTTAAATAAAATAAGATAGCATTATCCAAATAATAATTTAAAGTTTATTTTCTTCTTTAAAAGAATAAAAAGTATTGTAATAATATTATTATATGTCATTAGATAAAAACGTTGATAATTATACAAATTTAATTACACCAAATTATCTCTTGAATAAGTATAATTCAGAGATTACATCTGAATGTATTCATTTTGTTAATAAAAGTAGAACTACTATTGAAAATATTATATCAGGAAAAGATCCGCGTTTATTAGTAGTGTGTGGTCCATGCTCTATTCATGATGTAAATGCAACAATAGATTATGCTAAAAAATTATATGATTTAAAACAAAAATATTCCTCTGAATTATATGTTGTTATCCGTTTATATTTTGAAAAACCTAGAACTACTGTTGGATGGAAAGGATTTATAAATGACCCACATATAAATGAATCATTTGATATCAATTATGGATTAGAAGAAGCATTTAAATTAATGCTCAATATTATCAATATAGGCCTTCCTATTGGAACCGAATTGTTAGATACGAACACAACACAATATTTTTCTCATTTTATTTCCTGGGGTGCAATAGGAGCCAGAACAGTTGAAAGCCAATTACATAGACAACTTGTTAGTGGATGTAGTTTCCCAGTAGGATTTAAAAATACAACAGATGGAAACATTCAATCTGCAATAGATGCTTGTGTATCATCAACATGTTCACACCATTTTATTGGGATGGATTATAATTGTTCTGTAAAAGCTATTTCTACAACTGGAAATAAATACACACATATTATATTAAGAGGAAGTAACAAAGGTCCTAATTATTATAAGGAAGATGTATCTAAAACTTTATCTCTTTTGAAATCTACAAATGACAAATTAAAAACTAATAATTCAAAAAATATTCATACAAAAATAATGATTGATTGCTCCCATGGAAATTCCATGAAATTAGAAAAAAATCAAAGAAAAGTTGTTAATTATATTAAAGATGAAATTCCTCCTAATATGCAAAACAATATTCTAGGCGTAATGATAGAATCAAATCTTGTTTCCGGAAATCAAAAAATACCTTCATTATCTACTAATACCGAAAACAATAAATTTGATAAATTTGGTAATAGTATAACACATAAATCCCTTATTTATGGATTATCTATAACTGATAAATGTATAGATTTAGAAGAAACTAAATTGATTTTTGAAGAATTAAAACTTATTTTTATAAATAGACTCAAAGTCTATTCCACTTGATAAAACATGTATAGATTCTATATTTTTTGATAAAACATCATAAACATTTGTGATATCATCATCAAAAAATATTACTTCATGATTTAATACACTAGCTTTTTCTAATAAATACTGAATTGTATGTGATTTGTAAATATAGTATATTGTTTTATAAAAATAAGATTTCTTGAATTTTATTATATGTTTATTTTTATTATCAAATGCATCTACATCATCTTCTGGTTCAAAAATATAAGCAGAAATAAATAATAAATCTATGTAACTATCTAATCCCAATTTTTTAATATATGCCTTTGCTGTAATATTGTAAGTTAATACAGCAATTTTTGAACCATTTTGTTTTATTTTTGAAAGTAAATCTTTTATTTTTTTATTGTATTCAAAAGTTTCATCTAGATTATTATCAATATATAATGTATCATCTAAATCAAAAACATATAACTTTTTCATTGTTGTGAAAATGATAATTATAAATCATAATTATTTTTAAATTTTTTTTAATTTTTAAAATCTAATAAAAATAATTATGTTGGCTTGTATTAAATTTATTCCTTAATATATTCGTCTAAATTTTCTAAATCAATTAAATACAATTCCCTTTCATTTTTAGAATTTAAGTAATCTATCTTATTTTTATATTCATTATATGTATCAATCAACTTCTTTAATTTTTCATCACTAAAACTATCAATAGTCATATGCTTCAAATAATTGTAAGTATTATCAATCATATCATATTTTGCATCTGACAAAATTTTATCAATTTCCTTTGATGTTTTTTTATAGATAGTAATTTTATTGGTAATAATTGCGTTTAAAAACTTAATCTTGTTTGATAATTCTTTGGATTTATCTTTATAAAACTTCAATAAATAATCCTTGCGTTTTTTATAATAATTTAATCTAACTTTTATGAAATTTTCCAACAAATCTTTATTATCTTTATAATATTTTATCTTGTAATCTTCGTCAAATAAATAATAATTATTGCAACTAATTTGTTTGGATAATTTTAACATCTTAATAATTTCACTTCTAGACATTTTTGATAAAATAGGTTCATTGAATTCTATATAAATATCAACGTTTTCTGTTGTACTATTTTCTTTCATATATTTTACAATACCTCCCTCAATCAATTTATTTTTGATGACGTCATCTTTATAGTTATCTGTAAATACACCTACGGGCAATTCTTTAATAATAAGGCTTTTATCATCTATCAAAGTATAATCACCATTTATAATGAATTTGTTGTTATCAAGAGCCTCAATATCACCAGTATAATAACGATACCATGGAAACATATCTTTCATACATTTTACATCACCTGTTTTTAAATAACGTTTAATATTAGATGATACATCTGAATAATTATGAGGAGGGATAAATGTAGAAAATCCTGTACCAATACCTTGACAACCATTTAATAATGATAATGGAACTAATGGCATATAATATTCTGGTTCAATAGTACTTCCCTCATTTTCAAGATAATTAAGAACACTAAAGTCATCAGGATGAAATAGGATTTTTGCATACTCAGACAGCTTAACAAAAATATATCTTGATTGTGCAGCTTGTCCTGTTACACGCGTTCCTAACTGTCCAAGAGGTTCTAATAAATTATAATTGTTTGTGCCAATAAAATTTTGAGCTAAATTAACTATTGCAGCTTGAAGACTTGCATCACCATGATGATATTCTGTAAATTCTGCTACTTTACCAGATAAATTAGATACTTTGATTTCCTTATTTAAAACTTTTTCAAACATAGTATGCATGATTTTTCTCTGTGAAGGCTTTAACCCATCTATACCAGGAATACTTCTAATATTATCTGACATAGAAAAATGAATAAGACCTTTGTTAATAAATTCTGTATAACTGATTTTATTTTTCTTGAATTCTAATACTTCATCCTTTTTGTAATCTTTTAACCAATCTTTTCTATTGTCAGCAAGTTTATCATTAAAAGCTAAATCAAGACAACTGTAACTATTTTCATCAGTATAATATTCTACCAAATTTCTATCAAAATTTTTGAATATAGTTTTAACTTCATCATTTGTTGAAGAACCCAAACCTTTATAATACTTTATATTATAATTACTTCGCATATTTGTTTTAATCCATTCTTCATAGTCGTATTCAGAATAAAATTCAGCAACTAAATTACTCTTATTTGTTACCTTAATAATAGGTGTATTTAATGACGTTAAAAACCCATTTCTTGTGTATAATTCAGGCCACCATTCCTTAAACAAATTCATAAGCAATCCTTTAATATGAGAACCATCGTGGTCTGAATCAGTTAAAATAAGAATTTTTCCATAACGCAATTCTTTCGTATCTTTGTATTTTTTACCATATTGTAATCCCATAATTTTCATAATATTATTGATTTCCTCATTTTTTGCAGATTTACTATCTGATGCTTTTTGCACATTCATTACTTTACCTTTCAATGGAAACACACCAAAATATTTTCTTCCATCTTTAAGTGTTGTAATTCCTTGAATTGCAAATTGTTTAGCAGAATCTCCCTCAACTAAAATCAATGTACATTCTTGACTTTTATTTGATGTTCCTGCAAAATGAGCATCATCTAATTTGGGAATATTCAAATGTATTTGTCTTCTTGTAGAACTTCCATCGTTTTTACTTAACTGTTTAGTGTTTTTATACTTAGTCATATCAAGAATATCATCAACTAATTCAGGATTTTTCTTTACAAGTTTTTGGATGAAATCATCAGATATTTTATATTTAATTGTAAAATCTTTAGTATTTGTAATGAGTTCCTCTTTTGTTTGACTATTAAATTTGGGATTTTCAGTAACAAGCTTTACAAATACAAATACATTGTCCTTAATTGTTTGAGATTTAACATTTTCAATCTTTTTACGCTTTTCAATATATTCAATCAGTTTTTTGGTAAATTGATTCATAATATAATTTACATGTGTTCCACCTTTTGTTGTACAAACACCATTTACAAATGAAACTTGCTTATACTCATCAGATTTACCTATTCCAATTTGCCATGAAAATAATGAGTCTTCTACATTTTCAATAACTACATTATTTGCTTTTGGATACATTTTAATGTACGATTCAAAATCCTTGGCTTTTAATTTAACATCATTCAAATAAATAGATACATTCTTATCTGTACAAGGAATTGCATCATAAACTCTTTTTAGTAACAAAAGGTATGTATCATTTTCTAATCCCTTCATGTTAAACCTATTATAATCTGGCTTGAATGTAATACAAGTATATCCTTTGGTTTTACATTTAGTAATAGATGGTTTATTGACTTCACTCATATTATTTGTATATGTTTGTCTGAATTTTAAACCATTCTGTTGATCTACTGTTTCAACTGTGAACTCTTTTGAAAAAATTCCAACTAATTTTACACCAACTCCATTTCTTCCTGCTTTCACCCTTTTTTCATCATCATTATAATTACTACTTGTATTTAATTCTCCAAAGATTAATTCTGGAACATATTTATTATACTTTTTATGTATTACAACAGGAATACCAGAACCATCGTTTAAAACACTAATTTCTCCATTATCTTTGTCTATTTTTACACATATTTTTTTTAATGTAGGGTCTTCTGTTGAATGGTCAACTGCATTACTTAATACCTCATCAAATATTTTCAAAAATCCTGGAGTATAAGAGACTTCTTTTTCAATCATAGTTTCTGATTCTTCATCATAAACATATAATACTTCGATTGTTTTTTGATCACTTCCAATGTATGTATCTGGTCTCGTTAGAATAGCTTCAATAGGATTATGTTTAACGTATTTATCTTCAATGGTTTGTGACATATTATCATGTAATTGTATATAATAGTTTTTTAATTTTAAATTTTTTTAAAAATATAACATATTTAAAATATAAATCATATGATAAATTAACCATTTACGTATAAATATTATATTTAATATAAATATATAGATTTATATGAAAAGTCTAAGACTATTTAATTTTAAATCTATCATAGATAAATGTCCTTATATCCAAAAAGAATCCAAAAAATCTAATTCTTCAGAATCTTTTTGTTCTTTAACTTATCTAATTCAACATCTCAATCTCAATCAAAGTCAAAAAATTAAAATTGGAAAAGGCTTAGAATGTTTTCTTAATGATTTAATCATAACAGATAAGGACTGGATTAAAATATATCCATTATTTGATTTTAATTGTCAAATTGATGAATTACTTATGAATCAATCAACAAAAATAATTATTTATTCAGAATATAAAGCTAATTTAGCATTAGATTCACAAAAAAGAACAGCTATGTATACGCATTGTACTTTAATTCAGGATAAATTAAAAAATATGTATCCTGATTATACAATAAAAACTTATATTGTAAATTTGCGTTTTCTTGATACTTCCGATATACCTAAATCTATTATGCAAAGATTTAAAAAATATAATAATTTGCTTAATATTACAGGTCTGAATAACTACCTAAACAATTTTAATGTTAAGAATTTTTCATCATACAATGAATATATTGATATTTTAGAATATTTGTGTAAGCAAAAATTCTTAAAATAAATTATAATCTATATTATAAGAATAAAGTTTAACTTAACTAAAGTACCATATTAATCACTATGAATTCATCATCACCAGACATTTCTTTTATTTTAGTCGTATCTCTAATATTTTGTATTTCATTGTATTTTATAATTACAAACTTAAAGTTCAAAAAAGAAAAACATACAATAAATTTAAAAGAAGTTACTGATGATACAAAATTTCATTTAATTACAAAAATAAATGATAAAATGTATTTTATTGGAATAAATAAAGCAAATATGAAGGCAATTTTAACAAGAAATGAAAAACAATCATGTTTATTTGAAATTGTTACAAATGACAATAATAATCACAATAATAATCACAATAATAATCACAATAATAATAACAACTCACCTTCACTAAATCCACAAGATAACAATGATATTTCATACTTTAACCTAAAAGATAGAAAAACGAACTACTTTATGAATTTTTCATATCCTGAAACATTTCATAAAATTTATGATGTTATTTTTGATGAAACAGAAGAAACTTTTAACACATTACTTAAATTTAATTTTAATATAAAACATAAAATGTTTTCAATAAAATTTTACAATGATATGTATTTATGTTACAATAAAAATACAATGGAACTTGTATGTTGCAATAAAAATCTTAAAGATAATGATATAGAAAGATTGTTTGTTTTAATTGAAACTCTTTAATTTAAAAAAATATTTATTGTATAATACAATTAATTATAATGGGATTTTATTATACAACATATTTACATTATGGAACTTTTGACGAAAATAATATTACGAATTATGTAGTTCTTGCAACTTTAGATCCAATACTTGAATTTGAAGAAAAAACAAAAGGGTTTGTTTTAAAAGATGATATTATAAGATTTATAGAAAAATATAAAATTGAATTTGTTATTGATAACAATAATACAGAACCTTTGTATATTACAGAAGCATCAATGTGTACATTAGACTCTGATTTGAGTGTTATTTATACATCTGTTAAAATTGTATGATTAGTTACATCTAAGTCTTATTTATTATTTTGAGTAATAGATGATTTAATATCTTGATTGCATGTTGTTGTCATATTTCCATTATAATAGTTTTTACAATCATTTTGAAATAACAAATAAGAGTAAATTGCAACTGCAATAAGAATAATAAGTCCTTTTACTGTTGTCATATTAATTTAATTTATACTTCTAATTCAAATAATTATTAATATAATATATGAAAATAATTATATTAATCTTTAAGTTAAATATTGAAAATTATTTAAGATTTAATTATTATAAGATATCATAAATAAAGTTATCTTTGATTTTAACTATTATTAATACTTAAATTACTTAATTTAACTTAATGTCAGTATTTAACAAAAATTTCTGTTTTATTAAAAATACACTTCAAAAACCTGATATTTTCTTTTCAAAAAATCATTTAAGCGAGCTTAAAAATAAAGCTTGTTATTCATTCGATTATACAAAGTATGGTTTCATGGAAACATGGGAAGCTGCATTTGAAAAAATCAATAATATTGCAGAGCAAAATAAATTATTTAATGAACTTTTGACATCACAACATAATGTCAAACCATATTTGGATATTGAATGGTATAAAGAAGACTTCCCAAGTTACGACCCTGATAAAGTTAAAATTTATTTGAAGGATAAGATTACTTTGATTTTTAAAGAATATCATGATATTGAATTAGTTCATGATAACTTTAAGATTGCTTCTTGTCATAGGCAATCAAATAAAGGTTATAAATATTCATTTCATTTTATCATCCATACAATAAATCCAATGTATGTGTATTCTAATACACTATCTGCATGTTATTTAGCAAATAAATTACGTGAAGAATTTACTTTTGATGGTATTTATTCAAATGACATCATCGACAAAAATGTGTACAAATCCAAACAAAACATGAGAATTATAGGTCAATATAAATCTGGTGATTATAAAAATTGTTTCATTAAAGATAATCCAAGCGATGATGACTTAGAATACTTAATTTCTAATATTCAAAGAAAACATGTTATTATCCCAGTTGAAGAACAAGAAGATAAATTTATTGATATTACAGAATATAAAAATATTGCTTTTAATGATGCAATTTTAAATCATATTATTGACAAAGTAAAAGTACTTCATCCTACTGCTAAATTAACAAGTATTGATAGTAAAAATTTTTTACAATTCAATTATTCAGATAGAAGTGAACAATGCTTTTGTCATGCAGATGATAAAATTCTTCATGATAAAATTGGGTTTTTTGTTTATGTTAATATAGACAATATTGCTTGTGCTGGTTGTCATTCTAATAATTGTTTAACCGAAGAAAATAAAAAGATTTTAGTTCCAATTACAAATATTTCTAATTTTTTACTTGAAAATATTCCAAATAATGCACAAATTTCAGAAGACAATGATTTTTCATACATAGAACTTAATAGAATTAAGGAATGTATGCATGAGGATAATTTAGGTTTATCAAAATTATTGTGCGATATGTTTTTAAAGCCAGCACAAAGAGTCATTAATACAGGTTCACAAAAACGTTCATCAAGAGAATGCTATATTTGGAATGGAGATTATTGGGAGCAAGATATAACAGATACTTTATTCAATAAAAGTGTTTATTGTTTAGTAAAACTTCTCAAAAATACAAGACAACTTCTTACAATAAAACCAGCTGAAAATGTTTCATTTTCAAACGATTTCAATAAAACAATTCAACTTATTTCATCAAGAATAGATACACTTAATAAAGGTGGTAAATCGATTCAAGATATGCTTACATTTTTCAATCATAGTGCATCTATAAATTCACACTTATTTCTAGAAAAGAAAGATAAAAACTTTTATTATCTTCCTTGTAAAAATGGTATGGTGGATTTGAGAACTGGTGAAATATTACAACGAACTCCACATCAATATGTTACAAAAATTTTATCAACAAAATATTCTCCAAATGCAGATTCATCAGATTTTGATAATTTTATTAGAGAAATTTTAAAAGAAATCGATGGTACTTTAAATGAAGATAAATACAATTTTTTTAGATGGGTTATAGGTCAGGCTTTGACTAGAGACCCAAAAAAGTTATTTGTAATTTTACATGGCCCAGAATCATATAATGGTAAATCTACATTTGTAGGTGTTTTAAAGGAAGTTTTAGAATGGCTTACTGATGAAGTAGATAGTTCTGTCATTCTAGAATCTAGTGCTCGATCAAAAGGTTCTCATACTACAGAACTTATGGCATTAAAAGATTTATGTATGGCATTCATTACTGAAACAAAAGCTGATTCAGTAATCGACGATGCTCAAGTCAAAAGATTAACTGGAAGGGATAATATTAGTGGTCGTCAAATCTACAAAGAACAAACGACATTTAAATCAAGATGTGTTCCTATTGTTTGTACAAATAAAGTTATTAAACTGGATTTAAAAGATAGAGCTTTATACGAAAGAACTGTTATTTTTACATTAAAATTATCATTCGTAAATGATCCAAAAAAACCATATGAAAGAAAAAGAGATGGAGAATTAGAAGATAGGCTATTAGAAAATAAAGAAGGTATATTAAAATGGCTTGTAGATTGTGGTAAATATTATTGTTCTGATATGTCATTGATTTATCCTTCATTTGTAAAAGAAGAAAAGGATTTCTATATGAAACAAATTGATCCTTATATTGACTTTTTAGACCGTTATTTCTATACAAATGTTGGTCCAGAAAATACTTTCTCTATGAAGGACTTAATTGAATTATTTACAGGATACACTATTGAAAATTGTATTAAAAAGATTCCTAAAAAGAATGTTATTGAAAATTTTACAAAGATTTTGAAAGTTGAAAATCAAGAATGTATTGGGATTAAATTAATTGATGAATCAAACTTTTATGGTTAAATTCTTTCCTTAGGTTCTAAATATTTTAAGTTGAATAATTTAAAAATATGTTTTTCATTTTTAAGATATATTCTATCGTGTGTTTTTAAATTTTCTAAATAATATTCATTTAATTTGAAATGATATTTTTTGACTAAACTTCTGAGTTTTTCATTGAAATCTTTATTACCAGTGAAATACATTAAACTTGCAAAATAATGCTTCTTAAGAACAAATATAATATCAACTTGACGCATCAAACCTGATATATCAGATTTTAAAATAAGACTAATTTTTTTAGAACCAACAGATATTATATCACAAAACATTGGATTCTGTCTTAAATGTCCAACAAAATTGTCTATATTATTATATTTTTTAATAATATCTTCAATAATAATTAAAATATCAATATCTTTTGAATATGGTAATTCGCGTCTATATGAACCACATACAATCATAGGAATAGAAATATAATTTTTTATTTTGTTGGATAATAACGTTATTTCTTGTCTAGGTATTTTTGTATTGAAATCTTTGTAGTATTTAACACCTAAAATTTGAGTTTTATTTAATAAATGCATATTGTTTTTCAATTTATCTAATGTATCTATACCTTTATTAATTAACTGTAAAATTGCTTTTTCACCTAAACCTTTTACTTTTTTCAATTCATTGAATTTTATCATCTTATCATTCAAATCATTAATTTCTTTTATTTTACCTGTGTTAATTAACTCTGTAATTTTATCATAGATTCTTTGCCCAACAAGTTTCATTTTAAGTAATAGTTTAATATTATTTCTTGTTATATCAAAATTAAGATTTTTAATATTTTTTATTGCATTATCATATGCCTTAACTTTATATTTTTCATTAAAAGATTCATTGATATTTTTTAACATAACTAAGTGTCTTATGATAAACTGATTATTAAGAAATTTAGATTCAAATGTTTTTGAACCAGTAATTTTATATTCTTGTTGTAAATATGTTTTATCTATATTCATATTCAATGTAATTAATTTTGAAAAGTAATAGATGTTATTATGTATTACATATTTACAATAAAAATTTATTTAACTTTAGTACATCATTGATTATTTAGTTGTTGTACCAATTCCTATAAATGTTGTAGATTGAATTTGATTCGATTTATATTTTTCTTCTAATTTCTTATTTGATGATAGAATAACATACAATAGTATGATTAATATGATTATAGATAATACACTAATTCCTAGTAGTAATTTTTGAAATGACTCCATCTTATATATTACATATAAAGTATAAAAATATTTTTTACTTTTTTATGTTATTCCAAACTTTTTTTAAAAATCAATATTAAAATGTTAAACTTAGTAAAATTAAAAAAAATAATTGTATTTCTAAAAAAGTTTGGAATAATATAAAAAAGTAAAAAATGATAAAAATTAAAAAAGTTTAAAACAATATGTATAATAAAGATATTATGTTAGGATTGTGAAACTATGTCAAAAAAGGAATATTTATTTGATTACTACAAAAATACAGTTGATACTTATAAAACTAAATATCCAAATCAAAAAATAGTTGTTTTGATGCAAGTAGGTTCATTTTATGAAATTTATGATTCAGGTAATTACAATATCATAGATATGGATGATATAAGTTCTATTTTAAACATGATTATTACAAAAAAAGACAAAAATAATCCTGAAACAAATGAAAGAAATCATTTACTTATAGGATTTCCGTGTGTTTCACTACAAAAATACATCCCTAAGTTGTTAGATAACTCATATATTATTGTTATTTTAGATCAAAGAAAAGTTGATGAGAAAAAAATAGAACGATATGTTTCAAATATTTATACAAAAGGAACATTTATGACTGATAATTTATTGGTTTATAATACATCTAATTGGATTTGTTGTATATACTCAGATGACATTGACATGAATTCATGCGGGATTTCATTTTTAGATGTATCTTCTGGTATTATTAAGATATACCAGTATTATCATGATATTCTAGAAAATATAAAACGTATTATTAAAATACATTTTCCATCTGAAATCGTGTTTTATAAATTAGAGACTAATACTAAATTATCTAATACTTATTTTTCAAAGTTTATTGATTTAACAAAAGTTTTACTTCATGAAAAATATATTGAAAATATTCATCATCATACAAAATACAAGATTGAATTATTATCTAAAGTGTATCCAAATACAGGATTATTAAATCCAATAGAATATTGTAATTTAGAATTTTATCCAGAAGCATTAAATTCTTTTGTCCGTATTATAGAGTTTTCTTATACACAAAATGAAAAAATTATAGAATATTTATCTAAACCCGAAATAATTTTAGATGAAAATTTTTTGTATTTGAATAGCAACCTTCTTGACAAATTAGATATATTAACATTAGAAAAATGTTTGAATAAATGTCTTACAAGTATAGGAAAAAGAGAATTCAAACATAGATTATTAAATCCATTACATAATTTAAATGAAATAAACAATCGCCTTGATTTGTTAGATATTGTTCTAAATTTAGATGATAGAAACTATAATTTATTAGAACAGAATTTAAAAAACATCAAAGATATCCAATTATTGATAAGAAAAATCTTTATAAATAAAGATAACTATTCTATGAATACATATATACTATATCAATTTTATCTTTCTATTGATGCAATACTATCTTTGACATACATAAATGACCTGAAATATTCTAATAACTACTACAATTTAGAATCATTAAAAAATGTATGTTCTAAATATATCAAAATTATAGATACTTTTTTTGATATTAGAAATTATAATACGATACAACACTGTGTGATAAAAGATATTAATTTTCCTATTAATAACAACAAAATTATTATTGAAATTTATAACCAAATAAATTCACTAGTATCTTTAAATAGTGAGTTTAATATAGAACTTTTAAATGACAAATATTATATTAGCTTTCCAAATAAAAAGTCATTAAAAAAATATGTAGATGATAATAATCTCATTTGTTCTTATCTAAAAGACAACACGAATCTTCAAATAAATCTATACCCTTCTGATTTTGAAAAAACACTTTCTACAAAGTCATCATATAAATTTTACAATAGAGAATTGAATGAATATATTACTTATAAAGTCTGTAAAATAAAGGAATATATTAAAGACCATTTTTATGAGTTTTATTCTAATATTAACTTTGACGATATATACCATTTAATTCAATTCATTCAAAATATTGATATAACATTTTGTAATGCTAAAAATTCTAAAAATTTAAGATACAGTAAACCACAATTTAATTCCACATCTACATTTGAGATTAATGATATTAGACATCCTATTATAGAAATAATGAACAAATCAACAAAATATATAGAAAATGATGTTAGTTTAAACGATGGTATATTACTTTATGGAATAAATAGTATAGGAAAAAGCAGTTTAATTAAAAGTGTAGGATTAAATTGTATTATGGCACAATCTGGGATGCATGTTTCAGCATCTAATTATAATTGCATGTTAATTGATAAAATATTTACAAGACTACCAGGCAGTGATGACATATTAAATAATAATTCATCATTTACAATAGAAATATCTGACATAAGAGATATATTATATAATTCTACAAAAAATAGCTTGATATTAGGTGATGAAATATGTCAAAGCACTGAAACATATTCAGGTATTTCTATTATTGCCACCTGCTTGAAAATGTTTTCAGAAAAAAAGTGTAAATTTATAATTTCATCACATTTACATGAATTGACAGATTTAGATGAAATAAAAAATATTGAAAATATGAAAATAAAACATTTAACTATATCTCAAGATACAAATAAAAATCTTGTATTTGATAGAAAATTGAGAGATGGACCATTTCATAGTTTATATGGGTTAGAAGTATGTAAAAGTCTTGGCTTACCATGTGATTTTATAGAGTTTGCTAATTCTATTAGAAAAAAAATAACTAACTTTAAGAATATATCATTGATGAAAACATCAAAATACAATTCTAATGTTATAGTAAAAGATTTTTGTCAAATTTGTAGTAAAAAAAATGCAAATTTTCATGTTCATCATATTATAGAACAACAATATGCAGATAAAGATGGTTATATTGGAAATATTCATAAAAATGACGCATTTAATTTAGTTACTGTATGTGATAAATGTCATAATGATATACATCATAATAAAATATTTATTGAAGGTTATAAAATGACAATAGATGGCATCAAACTTATTTTTAATTGTGATTAATCACAAAACTTAAAATGTCATTTTCCTGTTGAACCAAGTCCTCCTTTTCCTCTAGATGTATTATTGAATATATTATATTTCTCAAAATTATCTTTAATTTCTAATTTATTGGGTTTTAAATTAGAATTGGTACATTGCAATAATCTATCTCCTTTTTTGATAACATAATCTTCATTCCTAATATTATCAAATGCTGCCATTAAATTGTTTCTATATCCTTTATCTATCAATCCAATTGAATTACACAATCTTAACGGTGTTTTATAAATACTACTACGTGCCATTAATAAAAAGGATTGTGGCTCATTTTGATACAAGGATAAAACAATAACTTTCAAATCAATTAATTTTGTTGAATTAGCTGGAATAACAACATCTTCTGTAAAGTATAAATCAATTCCTGCGTCATCAACATGATTTTTTCTATTCTTATACATTTCATATACATCTGGTTCTTCACAAAAGAAAATAAATTTATTATCCATTTTATTATTAAGTATTAATTCGTAATTTACTAAACTATTTAGTTATTTTATATTTTACAATAAATATAAAATTTTTTAAATTTTTTCTTGTATAAATATTTTTATACAATATACATTTTGTTATATACATTTATTGTATTTTTATTATTTTTTCAATTGTATTTAGTCCTTTTTGGACTTAAACTCTGAAATTTTATGCAAAAGAAAATCCTCTACGATTTTGTTTCATAATTGCATATTTAGAAGAAAGAGATGTAGAATCATATTCGAAAGTAATAGATAAATCTTTTAGTTTAGTCAATAGATTGATATAAATATCATTTTGAATTTCCTTATCAATATAAACAGGATTTTCCGTATTCATTGGCATATAGATTAAATGATTTTTATCAAACAAATTATACAACTGAATATTGAATTTAAATATAATAGAACTAAATAAAAATTCTGTTGAAGCTCGCAATTCATTGTCATAAATATCTGCTATAACACATTTCGGAGATGATAAATACGTATCATAATAAATATAAGTTGTATTCATTTTCATTCCGCATTTTTTCAAATTTTCAATAATTTTATTGATACGGGTTAAGTAAATGTTTTGCTGTAAATTGTTCTTGTTATATTTTGGTGTTTCAAATGCACATAAGAAATGGTACAAATAATTGAATGTATCAGATTCATTGATTTTAAGTCCATTTTCAATGAAAAATTCAATAATATCAAAAAGTTCATTATGGTCTGAATAACAGTTTGCTTCGCGCATTACAAAATAGAATAAAGGTACTAATTCACCAGTTTCATTAATCAATTCCATATTAATATCATATCCCTTTAGTACGTGGCTCTTAATAAAACTAATAGGAATTGAATCATTATTAGAAATAATCTTGAAAATTTGTTGAGTAGTGTAAAATTTAACGTTGTATTGGTTCATCTTTGGGTAATTAGTATTTACATAAAGGGTGATTTTTTTTAAATTTTTTTTAAGTATATATATTATAATTATAATTATAATTTTAATTTTAATTTTAATTTTAATTTTAATGATAATACAAATTATTTCTATTATATTTGTCTTATATATTACATATTATGTAATTTTATACTTTAACTCAATGAAAGGTTATATTTCTCTAGAAGAGACAAAAAACGAACATATTAATAAACAAATAGATGATATACAAATAGATATTTCAAATAATATATCTATAGATACATCTAATATAATATGTGAGGATTATTATAATAAATGTGGTCATTTAGCCATTTCTGGAGAATGTAATACACATCCTGATTACATGAATAAAAATTGTTGTATTAGTTGTAAAATTAAAAAAAACTATAATCTATCAGATAAATTGTTGGTATTTAATGAAACGGAATATTATATCCTAGCTGGTAATGATATAAAATATAAAAATGATAGTGATATAATATCAAAAATTATATTTGAATGTATTGATAATTTAAATGACACAACTAGCAAAAAAAATTTACAAAATAATAAATTTATATTTTTAGTTGGAGATTCAGGTAAAGATTTTACAGAGTTTTTGCATTTTCATGATGTTAAAACATCAGAAGGTTCTAGAAATTTAATAGATATATCCGCGTGGGGTCCTTTACAGCCATCACCAGGTTTTATTAAAAATACATATTCTACATGTATAAATCAAATAGATGAAAATATTATTGTTCATGAAGCACTTCATGCAATTCATTTATATGGATTTGATTCTAATAAACAAAATAGGATAATAGAATTGTATAAAAAATATAATAATCCTAATAATAATTACAATACATCTGGAGTATATGGGTTTGTTACAGAATTTGAATTTTTTTCTATTATGACTTCTGTTTATTTAGGCATGAATGTTAGGATGGATGTAACTGGAAATATTAATAAAGATATTTTAAAACAACATTTACCAGATATGTACAGTTTTCTTAAGGAACTATATCCTGATCCTGAGGTATTTAAAGAAAAAGTATGTTCTATTCTTAAATGCAATTTTTGTTAATTTTTTTATTGTTTTTATTGTTTTTATTGTTTTTTTTGTTTTTTTGTTTTTTTTGTTTTTTTTAGATTAAATCTAAAACTGCAATTAAGTAGGAGATTTCATTAATACTAAAGATACTAAAATATTTGTAAAAATCGTGTTTTTTCAAATTAGGAATAGGCAGATTCAATTCTTTGTGTTTGATGTAAATCAAGTGAATATTAAGGAGAATTGAATTCACTATTGGGTCGGTTAGCTTAGGATTCAAAACCATTTCCTTCTTGATAAACTTTGTTAAATACATATCGTAAATTGTATCAATCAGCTTACGATATGTATTCTTGATGAAAATACATTTTTTCTTCAATTCTGCATTAGAATTTGCATATGCCTTCATGTCATCGATGGAATTCCTAATTTCTAAAATATCAGAATATTCATTGATAAGAGTTTGAGCTTTGTTTTCGTTAATTTCGTATTGTTTGAGTTCTTTGTTCATTGGGGAATTATATTTAAATTAGGGGCATTTTTTCTTAAATTTTTTTTTCTTTAATTTAACTTTTCTTCAGTTAGTTAGAAGTAATCTAACAAATCCATATTTACAAGTTTGTTCATTTCAAATACCTCTATTGTATTTGCATTAGTATTATATTCATCTAACCCATTAAAAATTTTATAATCTAATTCTGAATTATATTCATAATATACATTAAAACAACTTTCTTCTATATAAAAGTCTACTATTACATCACATTTTTTCAAATTCTTTTTAGAAACCTTATAATTTTTATACAAAGTATTTAAATTATTCAAATAATCAGTTTCATTATTACAAACACATAACACTTGTTCTGTTTCATATCCATCTACATTTTCAGCTAAATAAATTAATACAATATATCGTTTTGACATTTTTAAATTTTAAGTATATTAACCATTAATAATTTTAAATTTTTTATTTAAAAAATAAAACACATTATTAAACATCAACTAAATAATTTAATCATTAAATAATTCATTAAAAATGTTTGAATATGATGGAAAAGGTAAGCGTTATAATAAGGATAAAGTCAGGATTGATTTAATTCCTCCAGAACCATTAAATGAAGTTGCAAAAGTATTTACAGTAGGTGCTAATAAGTATGGAGATTATAATTGGATGAAGGGTATGAATTGGAGTACAGTGATTGCTTCCCTTGAAAGACATTTAAATGCATTTAAAACAGGCCAAGATTATGATGAAGAAACTGGATTGTATCATATGGCACATTTAGTTGCAAATGGTATGTTCCTTTTGCAATATTATAAAACATTTCCTCAAGGTGATAATAGAATTTTCAATTATTATAATACATCTAAAAATATTGCATTAGATATTGATGACGTCATAGTAGATTTTTTATCTGGATTTAAAGAATATCTTGGAATTGATGCTGTTCCAGAACATTGGAAATTTTTTAAAGATGGAAAAGTATATACTGATGTATCTTCTTTACCAAAAGAATTTTGGTTAAACTTAAAACCTAAAATTCAATCCAAAGATATTAAATTTACACCAAAAGCCTATATTACACATAGAACAATTCCAATTGAATGGACTATTGAATGGTTAGAACTTCACGGATTTCCTGCCGTACCTATTCATATGGTAGAGCCAACAAAAAGTAAATTAGATGTTGCTAAAGAACTAAATATTGAGGTGTTTGTAGATGACAAATTTGAAACATTTGTTGAATTTAACAAAAATGGCATTTTATGTTGGTTATTTGATAGTCCTCAAAATAAAAAATATGATGTTGGGTATAAAAGAGTTACCTCTCTAAATCACTTAAATTAATAATAAAATTAATAATAAAATTATATTTAAATAAATAATATAATTTTATATTTAAAAATCTTCATCAATTGTAAATGTATTTTCTTCTTCTGTATTTCCTACTTTAGCCTTTCTATATTGACTTACCTTTTTCTCGAAAAAATTTGTTTTAGATTTTAATGAGATGTATTCCATAAAGGAAAATGGATTTGCCGTATTATAAATTTTATTATAACCTAATAAACTAATATAATAATCTGCAACATATTCTATGTATTGTTTCATTAAATTAGAATTCATTCCAATTAATGATACAGGAAGACTTTCTGTAATAAATTCTTTTTCTAATTCTACAGCACTTTTATAAATTTTATGAATAACATCTTCACTTAATTTATTTTGTAATTTATGGTAAATTGCAATCGCAGCTTCACAATGAAGTGCTTCATCTCTACTAATAAATTCATTAGAAATACTCAAGCCTGGCATCAATCCTCTACTTTTAAGCCAGAAAATAGCACAAAAACTTCCAGAAAAGAAAATTCCTTCAACTGCAGAAAATGCAATTAATCTTTCAGCAAAAGAACCATTTGTAATCCATTGTAATGCCCATTCTGCTTTTTTTTTAACGATAGGAATTGTTTCTATTGCATTCAATAGCTTGTGTTTTTCTGTAGGGTCTTTAATGTAAGAATCTATTAATAAACTGTAATTTTCAGAGTGAATTGCCTCCATCAAAATTTGTGTTGAATAATATTGGCGAATTTCTGGTACTTGAATCTCATTATAAAAATTTAATGCCAAATTTTCATTAACGATACCATCGCTTGATGCAAAAAAAGCTAAAATATGCTTAATAAAATAACGTTCATTATCATTTAATTTTTCTTCCCAATCAATATAATCTTGTGTGAGTTCAATTTCTTCAACTACCCAAAAATTCGCTAAAGCTTTTTTGTATAATGCCCAAATGTCATGATGTTGAATTGGAAATGTTGTAAAGCGATTACTGTTTTCTTGTAAAATAGGTTCCATTTTATTTATTTATTTAATCTAGGGTGATTTAATTTGATTGGTTATAAAAATATATATTATGTATAATATATAATAATATATAATATATTTTTTAAATTTTAAATTTAAATTAATTTTATTTATGACAGAAAAATTTATCGGTATGTTGAACAAGTTTAAATAAATCTATTCTAACTGTAAGAACAAGTTCATAATCTATACATCCATTTTTATATGCATATTCTATAAAATCATTCATATTATATTGAATATTATCCGTTTCCTTGTTAAAACAATCCAGATTTTTAAGGACAAGGCTACCTATTTTAGTTTTATTTTCATCTAAAATTGTAAGAATATTTTTATATTCATCATTATATGTTTTTTCTGTATAAAAATAAGGCTTAATGTCTTTATTAATTGATATATTCCTGTTTTGATATAAAAAAATAGGCTTATATTCATAATCTGGAACAGCAAGTATTTCATCTGATGATGACCATTTATTTAATTTTATAATATTTTCAAATCCTTCTATTTGACTTTCATGACTACATGTATCAAAATTAGATATAAAATGACAAAAAAGGCCAGATAAAACATGCCTATTTAAATCAAATAATTTAGTCTTATTGTAAAAATAATAATACACTCCCATATCTATCTTATCTAAAAATAAGTAATTACAAAGTAATAATTAATTACTTTATTTTAATATGTATTTTTTTAAATAAGTTAAATTTGTCAATTTAACTTAAGTTTAGTAGTACACAACAACTTGCAAAAAGTGATTATACAAAGTAACATCAACACCAGATGTGAATGAAATAATACATTTTGAAGTGCCTGTTTTACAATAACCTACACAATTTTCAATATTGATTATAGGTGTTTCATCTATATATCCTGATATAGAAAAAGTTGCATCGTATATATTTGAAAAAGTAGGTGCAGATGGTAAATCAAACTCAAATGATGTTTGACTTGAATTACTTGATAAATTGTTTGGAGGAATCAAAAATACACAAGAAAATACAGATGTATTATCTATTTGATATAATTTATGATATCTTGGATTTAAATTTGTAATTGTAGGAGTCATCACAAAATTATTTATAGGAGCTATACCTGATATAACTAAACTATTGTCAACAGAAACAATATTATTACCTGATTTTTGATATTCACCAAATGTATTAATATTTCCATCAACAAGTAATTTATCTGTTCCATTAGATGCAGTCCCTATGCCTACATTTCCTGTAGAATAACTAATTCCATTAGGAGTTATATCATTAACCCATTGTGTAGTACCTGAAAATGGAGTTCCATTTTGAAATAAATTTCCAGAAAAATTAATATTACCATTAACATCTAACTTGTATCCTGGATTTGTTGTACCAATACCAACATTTCCAGTTCTTAAAATCACCATACGTGTATCATTTAATGATGCTGAATTTCCATTATTTTGATTATTAAGAGCAAAAAACAAATCGCTTTGGCCAAAAGCCCCATCTCCTACCGCTAAAATTTTTGTTTTATATCTAGAAAGATTAGGAGAGTCATCATTTTGGAAAAAAATACCGCTCTCTCTTGGAAACAAATTACTTGTATTACCTGATATAATTAAATTTGTAGAACCACTTAAACTACTCAAATGTAATCTATCCCCAGGAGTATCGGTCCCAATACCAACATTACCAGCATTATAATAAATATCAGGAGAATTAGTAAGCCATTGACTGCTTGTTAAAAATGCACTTCCATTCTGAAATAAATTACCTGTAAAGTTAATATCACCATCCACATCTAATATTGATCCAATAGGTTGTATACCAGTAGAACTTATGTATAAATCATTACTTAAATTAAGACTATCATTTGCAATATAATAAAATGAGGAACCATTCTTAACTACTTCAACGTAATCTGCTGGTGTAGGAGAAAAAGCAGTATTTATGTCAATAAAAGATTGTCCATAATTAGACGAGTAACGTGTATTAGGAAGAGAACTATAAGCAACATATTTTCCAGAATGAGAGCATGAAACATAATAATAACAATCAAATGAAGAATCTATTTGAATAAAAGACTGCCCAAAATCAGATGAATAATAAAGTTTATCATCAGGAGAAACATAAATATGTTGTCCATCCCCAGACATAGCAAGTCTATGTGAAAATGTCGGTGTAATTGTATTCAATATAGCACCAGCTGGATTAAATGTACTTCCTGAATCGCTACTTATATACAATGCATCAGAATCATATCCCATTAAAATATACGTTGCATCATATGATAATTTTGTATAAGCAAACGTATTTGTTATAGGAGTAATTGTCGTAAAACTTGCACCGAAATTAACTCCTTTATTAATGATATTAGAACCTAACCCGTCAAATTCATATGTTATTACAATAAGAGTTGCCCCATCTCCTGACATTTGCATATCTAAATAATCCAAACTTATCCCATTTACTACTAAAACTGAATTGTAAGTTGCACCATAATCATTTGAAAAATATACTGTATGAACTGTTGAATTCGTAATATCATATGTAGCCCGATACTGACCTGTATAATCCATAGCTGTTTTTACTATATTGGTACCAAGAGTTAAAAAAGTAAATGTTTTGCCATAATCATTAGACTGATAAACTTCATTTTGTGCATCAGATACAATAACAACATATTGTCCTGAATAACTAGTTGAAACATGTAAAAATGCTGTATTAAGTGTTAAAAATAACTGAGTTTGTACTCTGTTTTTTTGTTCTCTATAAGATGATGTTGTTAGAGTTCCTCCTAATAAACTATCATCATTAACAACAAAATTCTCTGTTGGATTAGGCATACCAACCGCAACATTTTTTGTTGGATAGTAAATTTTATCATCATTGGTTTTTAACCATTCTCCAATCAATACACCATCTTTGGATAATTCTCCTGTATAATTAATGTCTCCTACAACATCTAATTTATATGCTGGATTTGTTGTACCTATTCCAATATTTCCATCACGTTTTATTACCATTTTTGTGTCGTTTAAATTTGCTGAAATACTGTTGTTTGCATTGTTTAATGCAAAATATAAATCACTTTGTCCAAAAGAACCATCACCAACTGCTAGAATTTTAGTTTTATATCTACCGAAATTAGGTGTTTGGTCATTTTGGAAAAAAATACCACTTTGTTTTGGATTACTAGGAGATGAATGGCTACTTATAATTAAATTTGATGGATCATCATTAGAATATATATGTGTTATTGATTGAGGATTTGTTGTCCCAATACCAACATTTCCTGAACGCATTATTGCCATTTTTGTATCAACAATATCTGCGGATGTATTATCATTAGTATTATTCAATGCAAAATATAAATCACTTTGTCCAAAAGAACCATCACCAACTGCTAATATTTTAGTTTTGTATCTATTTAAATTAGGTGTTTCGTCATTTTGAAAAAATATACCGCTTTCTTTTATACTTAATGTATTAGATTCCCCTGTTATAATTAAATTTGATGATGTATTATCATTAAATAAATGAAGTTTAGATTGTGGTAAAGATGTACCAACTCCAATATTACCATCACCTTGAATTCTTAATAATTCTTGTGAAGTAGTAGAATTAATACCAGAATAAAAGACATGTGATTCTGATTGTGATGATATCTGATAACGTAAATCATCACTGACTGTATCCACACCAAATCCATAAAATTGATTTTGATTTGGAGTTAGTTCTGTGTCATATAACACTATTTTTTTATTGTCTTTTGTATTAACAGAACAATATATTCCAGAATTTGTATTCAATTGAAATTGAAAAAATGTTTCGCTTGTAACTCCATCAATTCTAATCGCTTGATTTGAATTAGTTGAAAAAGTTAAATCTTTCGCATTTATTGTATCAATATATGTATGGCCATTCCCTATATCATCATTTACACCAATCTCTAACCCTTTAGAGTTATTTTTACTTTTAATAGTAAAAATTGTTCCCTCGTTATTTAACTTTGGTGTTAAAATCATTTCATAATCATTCACATGTAATGGTGCTTCTGGATTTGTAGTTCCAACACCAACAAATGCTTCTGTATAATAAATCTTATTATCTAATGTATTTTTGACCCATTCTCCCAAAACAACCCCATTTTTAGATAAGTTAGATGTGTAGTTGATATCACCTAACACATCTAAAGTGTAATTAGGATTTGTTGTTCCAACACCAACATTTCCAGTATTGTAATACAACTCTGTTGTATTTGTAGTAATCCATTGACTTCCTGTAAAAAGTTGCCCATTTTGATATATATCTCCAGAAAAATTGAAATCTCCATCTACATCTAAATTATAAGCTGGATTATTTGTTCCAATACCAACAAATGCTTCTGTATAATAAATATTATTATCTAATGTATTTTTGACCCATTCTCCCAAAACAACCCCATTTTTAGATAAGTTAGATGTGTAGTTGATATCACCTAACACATCTAAAGTGTAATTAGGATTTGTTGTTCCAACACCAACATTTCCAGTATTGTAATACAACTCTGTTGTATTTGTAGTAATCCATTGACTTCCTGTAAAAAGTTGCCCATTTTGATATATATCACCAGAAAAATTGAAATCTCCATCTACATCTAAGTTATAAGCTGGATTATTTGTTCCAATACCAACATTACCAATAGAATAATATATATCATCAACATTTGCAACAGACCATTTATCTGCGGTAAATGGTTGCCCATTTTGATATATTGTTCCTGTAAAATTAACATCTCCATTAACATCTAAATTATAATTTGCATCAGTGGTTCCTATACCAACATTTTGGTCTATATATAAATTATTAAAATTAGGAGAACTATTTCTAGTAATATCTTGATCAAGCCAAGTCTCCCATAAATCATTTAAACTAGGAAATGACAATAGGTTATTTTTATCATACCCTAATAATTTTGGCATGGGTATGTATTATTATTAATATTATTATTATATATAAATAATTAAATTTTACGTTTTTATTGTATATTTTTTTAATTTTTTATATTTAAATAAGTATTTGACTTTAATTATGACTGATACTAATGGAATTTTATCTCTTGCACGAGAAGAATATACAGATAAATTATGCAATACATTAACTCCTTTATTATACGAAGGTTTAAAGGGTATTTGGAATAACGTTAAAGCCAATAATAAAGAAAAATGTCTTTTAAAATTTCAACAACAATTATCTCTTATTCCTAAATGGAATAGGGAAATTATTGATAATGAATGTGAAAGAATTTCAGAAAAAGTAAGTATTAGTACATTAGAAAAGATTGTAGAGGCAGTATTCATTTTCAACATTAAAATTTTAAGTAGTATAGGAAATGATAAAAACATTAATTTAACAATTCCAGAAATAAAACATTTTATTCATAAATGCTACATTAATTGTGCTAGAGAATTTTATACAAATCCATATATTATTGATGATAGGACTCGTGTAGGTCTTTTATCTGAAAATATTAAATTGCAAAAAAATTATAAAGAATGTATTAATTTAATCAATTTATCTATCAATAGAACAATTAAGGAATGTATTCCAATTGAACAAATTCTTGAACAATATTTAAATTCAGAATTAAATGACAATGACAACTTAGGTGATTCAGCATCAGATGATTCTAATTCAGATTCTGATGAAGACGAAGATAAACATAACTTATCTAATGGAGATAGTTCTGGCATTCCGTATCAAGAAAATGTGCAAATTGAAGACATAGAAGATTCTGAAAATAATTCCAATTTATTAACGACAGAAGGTAATGATATTACTAATGTGCCTATTCCGGAATCTGAACAAAATCCTGATAAAGAAAAATTACAAGAATATAAAGAATATGATAATGGTGTTTTTCAAACTATTAATACTGATGATTCACAAAATACAGAACATTCATCAAATATTGATACAAACAATCAGATGGAAGACAAGGAAGATGATGAACCATTTTTTAGTTAAATGAAATTATTATTGAAAATTTTTTTAAATTAAAAATATTTACTTTTTAATTTAAAAATTTAATTATATTTAAATAAAAATGAAAGAATACACTTTAATAGATTTATTTGCTGGTTCTGGGGGATTTTCATTAGCTTTTAATAAATTTGATAATTTTAAACCTATTTTTGCCTTAGACATTTCTAAAGATTCGCAAGAAATAGTTAAATTAAATCATCCAGAAATAAAGTTTTTGCAAAAAGATATTCTTCACGTTGATATTAAGACCATCCCAAAACACAATATTTTATGTGCAGGGTTCCCCTGTCAACCATTTAGTATTGCTGGGAAACGAGAAGGGTTTGATGATGAACGTTCTAATGTATTCTGGAAATTATTAGATATAATGAAATATCATTGTCCAGAAGTTATAATATTAGAAAATGTTAAAAATTTAAAATCTCATGATAAAACAAGAACATATAAAATTATAGAAGAAGAATTAACCAAACTCGGTTATTTTATCAAATCATCTATACTTGATACTTCTAAATTAACAAGAATTCCTCATCATAGAGAACGTATTTATATAGTAGGATTCAGAGATAAAACTTTATATGATAAATTTACCTTTAACTTTAAAACAATGATTAATCAAAATATAAGCGATTTTATAGAAGAAAATGTTGATAAAAAATATTTTTACACAGATAAATTTAAATGCTATGATTTAATCAAAAATAATGTAGTAAAAGATATTTATACAAATACTGTATATCAATTTAGACGAGTCTATGTTAGAGAAAATAAAAGTAATGTATGTCCTACATTGACTGCTAATATGGGAACTGGAGGGCATAATGTCCCATTGATTCTAACAAATAAAGGTATTAGAAAACTTACACCAAGAGAGTGTTTTAATTTACAAGGATTTCCTCAAAATTTTAAATTAAAAAGTAAAATATTATCTGATTCTAAATTATATAAATTAGCTGGAAATGCAATATCTATAGATATTGTTGAATTAATAGCTAAAAAGCTAAATTCTTTATTAGAATAAATCTAATATATGTCCACTAAAAATAGTTTTTATATATTTATCATCAATTTGATTAATTAAGTTATCATATGATATACGTGGTCTTCTAGATTGCTCACATTGTTCTTCGTATGTTTGTGTTTTATTTATTTTAATAGATTTCCATTTAGATGATTCATTTGATAAAGATATTTCATATATAATAAATGTTTTTCTTTTGTAATTTCTTGCATCAACAAAATATAACTTATCCCATTTTTCTTCTGGTCCAAAAGAACTTGGCCCTTTAGAAGAAAAACATTTTACTTCTAATCTAAGTTTATTATAATTATAAATATCAACTTCTAAATCTCCTGATTTAGTAATCCAAGTAGGGCATATCTTATAATGTTTTCTGAATGCATATTTAACTAAAGTTTCAGATATTTCAGATGGAAAGTTGGGAAGCCTACATTTCTTTGCTGAAATTAAATTATTTATATAATCAAAAACTTCAGTATATTTGACATATTTATCTAATAATTTATTACACAATTGTATTGTCATAGAATCTTTTTCTTTATACAATAATTTCTTACGAAATAACCGTTGAATAATAATAATTTTATTTAAGTCCATAAACCTTTAAATTAAATACATATTTAAAATTTTAAATTGTTTTTTAAGTAAATTAATCAAAAATATTTAATTCGTTTATAAATTAAAAATTTTTTGATGATTTATTTTAAAAAATGATGGAAGAATTGTTATCAAACTTAAAAGGTTCCTATTTTCTTGTTCTTATTTTAGTTTTACTTACAGTATTACTAACTGCATTATATGATAATGTATTACAAAAAGAATTTTCTATTGATGTATATTTTACATATGCTGGTTTAGTTGCTTTTGTTTCAACTATTGTTGTATATATTAATACACTTCCACAAGCTATTATGACAGAAGAGATCCTTAAAGGACCACCAGATTTTTAAAAATTCCATAGAAAGTCATTAAAATTTATGTTATTAAAGAAATAAACACCACTAATAGTTTTCTCTTTTTTATTAAAATAAAAATTCATTGAATTTAAGAATAGTTTAAAATAATATATTTTAACTTTTATTTCTGATTCATCAATAATCAATTTACCAAAATAATACATTTGATGTGATTCATATGTATTAATATATTTTAATGAAACCATAATGTTTTCTAAAACTATATTAATATATACATCTTTGTTAAGAGTCCTTTTGGATTTTAATACCATTTATATTAATAATACAAATAATACAAATAAACGTCATTTTATATTAAATTTTTTAGTTTATACAATTTTTGCGTGAAAAGATATAAAATATTTAATATAATTCTATTAAGATACTAAATACATATATATTTACTTATATAGTAAAATTTAACTATTTATTTGAATAATGAATTTAACTATTAAAAAATTTGACCCAACTGTAATAAAAGCTGGAGAAGATGTATGTATTTTTATAGGAAAAAGAAATACAGGTAAATCCTACTTATTAAGAGATGTATTGTCTCATATTTATAAAAACTTTAGAGTAATGATGGCTTTTTCTCAAACAGAAGAAGTCAATCATTTTTACGAAAAATTTATACCTAAAATGTTTATAAATTATAAATGGGATGAAAAAAAATTAGAAAGTATTTTTAAGCATCAGGAAATGTTAATAAAAAGAAATGAAAAAAATAGAGGATTTGGATTGATTTTTGATGATATGATATCATCTTCTTCTTCATGGAAAAATAATTATTATATTAAAAAGATTTTTTTAGAAGGGCGTCATTGTTCTTTAGGGTTTTTTTTACTTACACAATATGTTAATAGTATTGGTCCTTTTGCAAAAACAAATACTGATTATATTTTTATTTTAAAGCAACAAAGTAACAAAGAAAAAGAAAAATTATATGAAGAATTTGGTGGTGCTTTTCCTAACAAAAAAGTATTTATTAATGTTTTAGATAAACTAACAAATGATAGGGGATGTATGGTTATAAATAATAAATCTCAATCAAATCGCTTGGAAGATATTGTATTTGGATATAGAGCGTCTGCAAATCCTCCTTTATTTAGATTTGGTGATGAATCTTTATGGGAAAGGCAAAGAAATATTGAATTCAAACAAACATTTGATAAAAGACAAAAAATAGAAGTCACGCTAAGTAAAGGACAAAAAATATACATAAAAGAACTTATTCCAAAAAATTTATCAGCTAACAGAAGATTTTTTATTATAGGTAAAACTAATACAGGTAAATCTTATTTACTACGTGATATTTTATATCACATAAAACATAAATATGCAAATGGGTTAGTATGTTCTCATACGGAATCAGTCAATAAATTTTATTGTCAATTCATGCCTAAATCTAAAATATTTCCATCTCATAATTCAGAACTATTAGAAAGATTATTTGAATTACAAAAAAAAAATATAGATAAAAATCCAGATAAAAATAACAAATGCTTTTTAATTTACGATGATTTAATATCAGATGCAAAAACTTGGAGTAAAGATAAACGTATTTTAGATATTTATACATTAGGCCGTCATTATAATATTGCATTTTATCTTCTATCTCAATATACTAATGCGGTACCTCCTTTAGCAAAAAATAATGTTGATTATATATTTATTTTGCAACAACAAAATTATGAAGAAAAGTATAGATTATTTAAAGAATATGGCTCTATTTTTGAATGTAAAAAAGATTTTTACAAAACGCTTGATAAATTAACAGAAGATAATGGTTGTTTATTTATTGATAATACTATTAAAAGTAATAAAATAGAAGATAGAGTTTTTTATTATAAGGCAAGTTATCCGCCTCCTGAATTTACTTTGTTTTCAAAAAAATAGACACAATGTCATCATTTAGTAACTTACTAACACTTCGAGTCCATTCTTCATCCTTCAATAACATGTAGAAATCGCTTTTAGTGATATATTTAACTGATCGCTTCTTTTTCATTTTATGAACATTGAATGTAATTGCATTTAGAATTTTTTGATATTCTTTTTCCATGTCATTAATCTTTGTCTTAAGGTAAAATTTTTCAGTATAATACATATGCAAAAAAGTAATTAAATCATTATAATCTGACTTGAATTTGTTGTAAGTAAAAGTGTAATCACGTGACAATGTCGCTAACATAAGCATACTATCTGTATTGTCTCTTAATTCAATAAACCTATTGTAAATAGAAGATGTTCTAGTATTATGAATGATATTCGTATATACTTCATATTCTGGATTTACAATTTTAATTTTAATGATGTTATTATCCAGTTTATCTCCAAGAGGTTTTCTGACTATCATATAGTTCTCCTTAACTGTATCATCACATTCTTTCCATTGTTTCAAAAAATCAACAATATCTTCTTTTTGACATACAACTGAGTCATGATAGTTATAATGGAATTGATTATTGTCAATATGATATTCTGAAATAAATTTAATTCGAATATTGGCATTTTGTTCAAAAACTGTATTTATATTTTGAATAGTGATTAAGTATGTATAACATTTATTTTTATCATGCTTTTCTAGAAATTTATCATAAGTCATACCACCAGTCTCTAAATACTTAACTAAGTAATCGCCAAATGAATAATTCTTTGATAAGTGATACACATCAAATGCATTGTAATTTTTTGATGTCCCTAGAATCCATTTCTTTTGTCCTGGGTGATAAAATAATTTCAGGAGACTTCCTTCTTCATATTTAATAAGAACTGATTCATAATCATCATCTTCTTGAGTAAAAAAATCTTTTTCAGATACATATAAATCATTACCTGATAAAACCAAAGAATCAAGTTTCAAATTATTTTGATTTGTATATTTAATTTTCATACCATTATATTCATTTGGTCCATTCCAATAAATTAAATTGCAATTATGGTAAGTAAATACTGGTCCATTTGCAACTTCTCTTACATACTTATTCTTTAGATCAGATTTTTTTGTTGGATAAACCATATAAGTATCGGATTTTTCAATATCTTCTGTATTATCAAATACAAATTTTAAATAATATGGACTATCTGTAAGTGTTTGCATAGCAAAATGAATATTATCAATTTCTCTGATGTAATTTTGAATTGATAATACACTTGGTAGAATTTTATAATCCTGATTCATTTCAATTGAATGATTTTCATTATTAATAATAGTGTTAGCAATAGTAGATTGTGTAGCAGTCATAACGTTTAGATTGTTGTAATAAAATTCATTAAGAAATGGTTTAAATTTTTAAATTTTTTTTATTTAAATTTTAAAAATTTAATTAGAACTTTTTTATGATTTTATTAAAAAATTGCTCTGACATTAATAGGAGACATATCAGATTCTAATGCTGTAATTTTAAACATAAATGTTGTTTGTAGTGATTTTGTTGGAGGAACAGTATCTGCACCAAAATTAAATAGATTTCCTGATAAATCTTTTATTGATACCGTAAATGATTGAATACTTGCTAATGGCGTTTTAAATTTCATAGATGTTTTATAATTTTGTCCTAATTCAGGAATAATAAAACTGGCAGTATCTTTATTAGGTTTTTTCATTGGCAATAAAGCAAATGCTTTTTGAATATTTTTACATGAAAATTCAATATTAGATGGTAATTCATCAATTTCTATTATTAAAAATGGTTCATCTAAAATATTACCTTGATTAGGTAAAATTGCACTAATAAGTTCAATTTCTACAATATTTTTGATTTTTTCAAAACATCCCTTAAAAAAATTTGGTGATGGATATGATGATGTATTTCTATCATTAGAACATATTTGAACGTATTTATTGTATGATTTTGTATAAACTACATTAGGTTCTTCCTTAATAGATAAACCCTGTTCTATATTATTACTTAAAAGTTTTACGCTAGCTGATGTTTCATCAACAACATTGTTATGTTTAGGAAACAAATTTTTGTTATTTCCGTTTTGGTCATATTTAATTGTTGGGACTGTTTGTGGTTGACTTACCAATGAAAAATTAGGTCTATCTTGATAAGAACGCTTATAATAATTAGAATTATAATTATTAATCCTTTTATAAATATTATTTTGATCAGACATAATTAAATATAGTATATATTTTAATTTATTATTTAATTACTAATTAAATAGAAAAAAATAAATTAAATTTGATGTAGTTTGTATTTTACCGTTAAAATGCCATTTTGTATTATATAATCCATTAAATTAATGCGTTCATTTTCTTTAATTTCTATATTTTCTACAATATATCTATTATCTATGTAAAGGTGTATTGTATAGTTTCTTGTTTTATTAATAATTGCTTTATAATTTCTATATAAATCATTTGTTAAGATTACTGATTTAAATCCAGACAAATTAAATTTTTGTGATAAGGATAAAATATAATAATCATCGCGTTCTCTATTTCCTGAAAATCCACTATTATCGTAGATAATATGATATTCAAAATTTGAATACTTTTTAACGAAAGATTCTATAATTCTTGTTCCAAAACTTTCATATACTTCTTTTGCAACTATAATCACTTTTTTGTGATTTTTGAATTTATTATAAATGATATTTGTTAGGCAATAACTAAATGTTTTTTCACTAAAACTTTTATATTTATTAAATTTCACATAAGAACAATAAATATTATAAAAATCTATTAATATTATTGTATTTATGCATGTATCTATATCATATTCTATATCATTAGAAGTTTCATTTACAATTGAATACACTTTACCTTCTAAAATAGAATCTATTGAAAACATAGATAGTCGTTTTAAAAAATGAATTATCTTACGATTATTAATATAATTATTTTTTTAAATACCACCATTTTAATGGTGTTTTATCATTATTAAATAACGATTGTAAGTGCTGTAAGTAATCTGAGTACTGTGTTTTGCTAGGAATGATTCTATTTATTTCCTTAGATGGTTTAATATTTGTTTTTGAAAAACTCATCATTGTTATAAGTAAATATTCATTCATAATTAAAGTAATTAATTAAAAAAATTAGATTTCAGTTAATAAGTATTAAGTACTAACTATTAAATTTTAAGTTTTAAATTTTTTCTAAACAAATAATAACAGTTTATAATCTATCTTACAATAACTATTAGCTTATCTAAATGGATACAGTATATTATGTTATCTTACTTATTATTTCATTTATTATTTTGAATTTGTTTTATATTATGTATATACATCATAATGAAATGAAAAATATATATAATAGAAATTCTAATGTTTCTATTCCAAGAATATTATATAAATCAATTGATTATATCAATGATAATTTTTTTATGTTTAATGAAGAAAAATTGAGATTTTAGAAATGCATTTATCTATATTTATACTCTAGATGAGCTAGATGCTCCTTCTGCAGAAGAAGACACTTCAAAAGCCTCGCGGATCGTCTTTTCTGCTTCATCTAATTCTTCTTTAGTATATTCTTTCAACTTTTCTTTTGTTTCAGAAAGCTTCTCTTCAATTTCTTTCATCTTTTCAGTAAGAGTAGTGTATGTACTTTCAAATGTTTTATAACGATTAAAAACGGAAAGTGGATGTTCTCTCTGTTCATTTAATTTAACTTGTCCTTCAACAGTTGAATTTTTCTTAATCTCTTCCACATCAGTCTTAACTCTTTCGTAAAATCTTTCACTAGCGCGCCTTTCTCCATCTTTCAAATCCTTCATAGCCTGATTCAAAAACTCATTCTGATATTCAACATCAATTTCAGTATTACGTTGTAATTCTTCATATGAATATAATCCTAGCCATTTACCAACTTCTGCTTTTAAAATTGCAATACTTTTTGGGTCTTTAGACATTTGGTCTAATTTTTTAATACGCTTATCACATTCTTCAAGAGTACGATATGAACCTCTAATTTTAAGAAGAGGTAATGGAAATCCATTCCTATCTGTTTTTTCAGAAAATGCATACGATAAAACTACATATTGCTGTGAAGGGATAACATCATCCTCATCAAGCTCGTCAACAAAATTATTATTTTCCATATTTTTTAATAATAAATAATAATTTTTTATCTTTAAATTTGTTTTATAACTAAATAATACATTTGACCCAAATCTAATGTATCAACTCCCATAAGATTATCATTCGATAAAATATAAAAGTACCCATTTTTATCAACGTGATATTTTCCACAAGGCTCATTAAAATTCCTTGTTGATAAAATATGACATTGAATGTCATCAAAAGATGTATCTAATAAAAGAGAATACATTTCTCTTTCTTGAGAATCAAGATTATTTGTATCCACGTCATCATCATTATAAGAATAAATGTTTACTACATAAAGATTTCCTTTGTTATTTTCAGGTAAAAGCATGTGTAAATTTAATCCTGATGTTTCTTCATCCTTGAAATATAGATTGAAATAACCTAATGTTTTCTTCAAGAAAGTTTCTTTTCTTGAGCTTTTATTAAAAACCCAAGATGATAGAAAATATCCTACTGTTGTTCCTAATACAAATTCAATAAAATATCCCATAATAGTATAAATTGTTTTAAATAATATATTATCTTTAATTCGTTAAGATAATATATTATTAATTCTTTAAATTACACACTTCACTCACATCTACAAATAAAAATATTATTTACATGTAATTATCCTGATGTGTTGTTTTAAGTGCAGCAGGACCCATATAAGTATATCTATTCAGAAAATCAGATGAACTTACACTATTATTAAATTCAAATAATCCTTCATTTTGAATGTTTCTTTGTGATTGAATTGGAACTTTTGTATTTGAAAAATAATCAATCTTATCCACTTTATTGATAAGTTTTTCTTCTCCAAATTGTTCATTAGTAATACCCATTTGTCTTCCTCCAGCGTTAAAATGGTCTTGTTTAACAATTTTAGTATTATTAATTCTAGCATTATCTAAAAATGAATTATAGTCCATAGGTCCCTTTACAGGATTAGATGTAATTCCTGAATAACTTGTTAAATTCATTTCCCTATTAGTAATTTTATTTGGATTTTCATCATATTCTCTTTGTGTAAATCCAAAATTACCTTTTGACACAGGACCAGAATATTGATTGAAAATTGTAGTATCTCTTGATTGTTCTTTTACATAGGTATTTTGTTGTTGCATATCATTTGTATATTGAGATGCATCATTCATTCGTACGTTTCTAACGTTATGTTCAGCAGTATCTAATGCATCTTTTTTGAATCCTGTAGTATAATTAAATAAATCACTTAATCCTAAATAATTATTAATACGCTTTACTATACTTGGAATATATCCTTCATTGTATCCTGTTTTACAATCTTTAATTCTGTAATCAGTTAATTCATTGGATGCATTTTGCTTTTTATATTGACTAGATACAGCAGAACGTGAAATTCCTAACTCAAATTGACGAGGAGAACGTGATTTTTGTGTATAATTTTCAATCGTTGCTGGAACAGCATTTCCTTTAGCATGATTAGTTCTTTGTTCAAACGCAAGGCGAGGATATAATCTATTCCTCAACTGATCTACATTTTTAACAGGGGTTGTAATTAATTGTTGAGGAATTTTACCAACAGTAATTTGAGGTACAGGTGAAACACCAGAAATTAATTTACTTGTATTATAACGCTCTCTATCGACCTTTTGAGTAAAAGTTGGTTCATTAGGTAAGCGTTGAGGTACTGGTTTGAAAAATGGTTCTGTATTTTTGGGCATTGTTGTTTTATCTCTTCCAGTATATTTATCTAACAAGATTTGATTCACATTATTATTTGTATAAATACGCGAATCTCCCTTTAATGTTGTATATGGCATCATATTTGTATGAGACATTTCCATAGGCATTCCAGATAAATCAGATAATTGTTGGTTAGAATCCATAGGTTCAATAAGATACTTATTATATAAATAATCCATTTTTTCATTAAATAATGGTCCTGATAAAATTTTATCCTTTTCTTCATAAGTATCATATGATGTATTACAATAAACATTCTTATCTGAACAATCTAATGGATATACTGAATTAACAACATTAGTTAAGGCTGGAGATTGGGATTTAATATAATTAAGAGTACTTTTTTCTAGTTCTTTTAATTCTGACTCCTTAACAAATGTACTATTAAAAGTATGTCTAGATGTGGGCTTTTCTCTACCTAATAATTCATCGCGTAATTTTTTATTTTTTCTTTGAGTCTTTTTTTTAGATATGTTATATCCGAGATAACTTAATCCAGCTAATAAAGGAACTGATAAATCCATTCTTATTACAATCTAATAAAATATTTTTTTATAAATAACATATACTATAATTTAGAAATTAAAATAATTCCCTAATTATATTATTTTTTTATTATTATATAATATTCTAATTATGACATCTTTTGATAATAATTATTTAGTATTGTACATTATTCTTCTTTTATATATTAATAATAGAGACTATTATCGTAGAATATTAAGGAAAAACTTATCTAAAAGTTTAAATGTTAAAAAATTGCCTACTGAAAAATTAGATATGATTGCTAATTTACTAGTAGTATCTCTTACTCCATATATCGTATATTTAGGCTATAAAGATTATGTATCAAATGTATATGAATTTGTAACAATTGATACAACTCCTAGTGCTTGTGACGACTTTAAAAAAAATAATATTCAAAAATATATACAATTATACAATTCTATTAATTCAAAAAATGCAAATGAAATAAATTTATATCTAGACAGTATTAATAAAAAATCAGATGATTGTATTCTGGAATTAGAATTATTTGCGTATTATAAATCAACAGAAACTAATAATCCGGTAGATAAGTTTAAATCTTTTTTAAGATCGGATGACTTTAATTTATTTAAACAACTATATAAAGAATATAGTTATGAATGTAGAGTTAATAAAAAAATATGTAAAGCAAACACACTTAAATATCATCCTGATAAAGGAGGGAGTCAACTATCTTTTAATATATATTATATTGTATTTAATATGATGTCTGTTTTATATTATCAATAATATCACTTAAATATGTGTAAGTCTGTAATTGAAATACTTATTATTATTTTCTAATGTAAATAATAATTACTAGTAATATTATAATATACGTAACATATCTAAAATGCTCGATAAAATACCAATCTATATTAAAGTATTGATTTTTATTTGTATTATTTTAACTCTTATTTATTTATATCGTACATTTATTATGTATGAGCCATATAGAAATCTCATCAGTGATGAAATTTTAAAAGGAAATTTATCTAAATCATATCTATACGAAGATTATCCATAAAGTAATTATTGCTTCTTTAATAAAGCTTAATTTTTTTTTAATAAAAATTAATTAATTCAGTAAAATAATAATGAATTAATTAATTTTCATTTTATTTTTAGACGGTTGGAGTAAAGACCCATTTAATTTGGTCTAAAGAAAAAACACTTGAATTTTCAAGATTTCTTGTATCAAATCCATTTGTATTTATATGATTAATTATTTTTTCTAAAATAACATCCTTTTCGTGAAGTTTCTTTTTATCTTTAAGTAAATTAAAATATTTTAAATATTTTTTATATCCTAATATTTCACAAAATTTATATAAATAGTAATTAATTGGGATAGTATTTGACGCATTTTTAGGTTTATATAATTCATATAATTCATTTACAATATCAAACATGAATATAAGTTTTAGTTCTTGTTCTTCTTTAATATTTAACGGATATGAACCAGTAATGTATTTTATAATACTTGGTATTTTTTCATAATACTTAGAATGCCCTTTTAATTTTAAAATACGTCTAATAGTGTTATAGTTAATATCTGGCGTCATTTCTATATTTTCAACCTTTAATTGTTCTAATAGGTCATTGATTAATGTACAATTATCTGGTAAATTTAAATCTTCTTTACCTTGACATTGACCTAATCGTTGTATGAAATACAATTTTCTTTGATATAAATATTTATCCTTAGGATAAAACCCTAATTCTTGTTTTTCTTTATATGATTTATCTTCGTAATCTGCTGATGCATAATTATTTATTGTATATCCACATGAATCACAAGATAATGAATACTTATAACTATATAATATAACATTATCACAAAATTTACAATATTGGTCTCCAATAGAATTATCTATTTCATATGACAAGCCTATTTCTTTATAATATTCCTGAACTAATAAATTTATTTGTTCTGGATCTGAAGTAGAATAATATTTTGACAAGATATCTGATGTTTTATAAAAATAATCTATTTCTTCTTGTTTGTTTTTTATTTTTATAATATCTTCTTTCAGTTTATCTATTAACAGATTTAAATCTTTATAATATTCTAAATCTTTTTCGTATTTAAATAATTTCTTAAACAGATTAGGATATTCGCGATATTTTTCAGAAATATCTAAATTAATAACTTTATTTTTTATTTTATTATATTCTTCGTTTTTTTCTAAATCATTTATAGTTATTTTTATTTTTGAAGATATTTCCAATATTTTTTCATTTTTATTTATTAAATCTAATTCATATTTTTTGATTTGTTTTTCTTTTTCTGGTAACGATTCTTGAATTGCTTTAAAATATTCTAATTTTTCTAGATGGATAATATCAATTGGGTCATTATATTTGACTTTAAGTTTATTTAAACGTTTCTTTTTCTTCTGTAATTTTATTTCAATATATTCCATAAATGTTGTTATTTCTTTGTAATGTAATGTAATATACTATACTATATTATATTAGTAATGAATTATTTTCTTTTAAATTCCCCGTAAAAAATACAATTAAACACCGTAATAATACATAATAATATGTAAAATATGTCATTTTATTTAAAAAATAAAATAACAGTGGTTGTCTTTTGTACAATATATTTTTACAAATATAATTGTATGCAATAATGTACATACAATTAACTGAATTTATGCGTATGAAAATATTGCGTTTTTATTATTAAAATTGATTTTTTTTTTCTTATTTAAGTAATATAAAAAGAATATCTAAAAAATGGGAAACTCACTCATCCAAATTGTCGCTGTTGGTCCACAAAACGTTGTTTTGAACGCTAACCCAGAAGGTACCCTATTTAAGGGATTCTACCGTCGTATTACGATGTTTGCCATTGAATCCATTCCTCAGAACTTCACTGGTTCAGTTGGTTTCGGAAACAAGGTCACTGCTACCATCTCCCGTAATGGTGATTTACTAACGAAGATGGTTCTAGAAGTTACTCTTCCTGCTCTTTCTAGTGGTGGTGGTGCATTTTCTGCATATGTAAATGACATTGGTCATCACTTACTCAAGGAAATTGAACTTGAAGTTGGTGGTATTTCAGTTGTTAAGCACTACGGTCGTTGGTTACAAATCTGGCAAGAACTTACGCGTCCAGCTTCGCAAGATGCTACCTACAACAAGATGATTGGTAACCGTGCTGGTATTGTTCAAAACCCTACTGATCCAGTTGCAGCTGTAACTGGTAACGCTGACGGTGGAAAGTTATACATTCCATTGAAGTTCTGGTTCTGCAACAACTACTCTCTTGCTTTCCCTCTTATTGCTTGTCAATACCACGACGTTAAGGTTAACCTAACTTTTGCTTCTCTATCAGAAATTACTCGTAGTACTGCTGGTGTTGCAACGGCTAATGCCACTCTTGATGCAACTCTTTACGTTGATTACGTTTTCTTAGATAATGATGAACGTCGCAACTTTGCTACCAATGCTCATGAATACTTAATTGAAGAATTACAGTATCCATCTGCTGAATCACACAGTGGTCAAACTACTGTTATCCGTCGCCTTGATGGATTTAACCACCCTGTTAAGGAAATTGTTTGGGTTGTTCAACAAGATAGTGTTCTAGCTGGTGCTACTAGAAATTTATCTGATTTCTCTGATGCTACTGCTCAAATGGTTACCTCTGCCAAGCTTCAATTGAACGGTAATGACCGTTTCCAAGAACGTGATGGTAACTACTTTAACTGGGTTCAACCTAACCAACATCACACTCGTGGTCCTTCAACTGGTATCTATGTTTACTCGTTCGCTACTGAACCAGAAAAGCATCAGCCAACAGGTACCTGCAATTTCTCGCGTATCGACACTGCTCAACTTCAATTAACTTTGAATAACACTCCAGCGGCTCTTGCTCCAAGCAAGTCCCATGTTTACATGGTTAACTACAATGTTGGTCGTTTCGTCAGTGGTATGTTTGGAAAAGCCTATGCTGCCTGAGGGATGTTTGGATAAGCATACAAAAAAATTTAAAAATAAAATTATAATAAATTTTATTTTTAAATTATATAATAGAATTCTTTGTTTTTACAAAGACGCCAGAAAATTTGTATGTTTTATTCATAAATAATGGGTTGTTATCTGTATGCTTAACAATTTTTTGAATGTGATTCACTAAAAAATCGTAACTGTATTCTTTTTTAATATAATTGCAATAATTACAACATGGTCTACAATTATCTAATGTATATTCTATATTATTATCATATCTATCAATTCCTATTTTTTGTTCTTTATTCGTTTTATTGCATAAATAGCACTTATTTTTAATTATATTATTAAATTGTTCTTTTGTGATTAAAAATAAGTTATTTTTTCTTTTAGATGTTGATATATATGTATAATAATTTCCTGATGAATCTATCAGTTCTTTTTCTTTATGAAACTGAAATCTATAATCATCAATCGATATTTTGGAATTTGTAGTAGTGTTATTATATATTTCGCATGATTTTCTTAAAAAAGAACCCGTGTCCATTGTTTTTTTAATCATATTACAAGTAGAACAACAAGATACACAATTATCTAGAGTATATTCTTTTGTTGAATCAATTCTATCTATACCAAGGTAATCTCCTTTTATATTATTTTCAATATCATCTATAATAGCTTCTTTATTGCAATAAATACATGGTTGTACAATCAAATTTTTAATCATTTCAATAATAGTTTCTTCATTTTCAAGAGAATGGCGTTGTTTTATTTTATTTAAAATATTTGAAACAACCCTATTAAATGTTTTACTGTAAAATCTATATTTAGCTGTATGCTTTTCTTTATTTTTTTCAATCCATTTTCTATGAACTTCAGTGTTATGTTTTATATAAGCTTCTTCGTCTTCGTTACGCTTTTTCTCTCTATAATTTTTATATAATTTTTTATTATTAATACAATCTTTACATTCATTTCTAAAATTAGTTTCTCTAAATGAAAATCTGTCTAATGGTTTAGTTACATTACATTTAATACATATTTTATTCGTAATATGTTTATTTTGATTAATCCATTCTTCTTTTGTTATTTTTTTAGAAGGAACAGAACATTCTTTACATTTGTTATGTTTAATAGAAATAAATTTATTTATAGCTTTTTCAATATTGCAGGAATTGCACGTTTTCATAAAAAATTTATTACATTCTTGACAACAATCTTTCATAGATTTATTTTTACACTTTTCGCATAATTTATTTATTAATTCTAGTTTTTTATTATTTACTCGTTCCCTATTGATTTTATTCATACATACTTTACATATATTCTTACCAGATGTTTTATTTTCATTAGTCAATTCAATATCACACTTAGAACAATTAGTCATTGTATATGTATTGGGTATTAGGTACTAGATATTAGGTACTAGCTAATTAAATATTATAATAGGATTATTATTTTAAATTTTTTATTACTAAAATTAATAATTAATCTAATGTAAAATTGCATATTAAAAGTTCATATTTTATATTTTTATGTTTAACATAAATCTATAGATATTTCATTCAATCGTAAAGTAATGCACAAAAAGGCTTTATATTTACCAGAGTACAATATTCTATTCATTACAAACTACTCGTTTAATTAAAACTTTTCTTATAGGAGAGTAAGACTTATTTTTAAATATATAAACTTTTATATAGTTTTATATATTTATAATAAAATATATCATCTATTGGTTCATAGATACAAAATATTTTATATTTATGATAATAGTATCTTGTTTAAACTAATTTAAAGAAACCTTTTTTATTTATCTTAAATTTAACATGCATTGGGTGTATATATTAAGTCTTGATGGTGATAGAATATATGTTGGAGAAACTACTAGATTGATAAGAAGACTTTCTGAACATACTATGAAACACAAACATGGAAGTATATCAACTGATATATTCAAAGTTAATAAATTATTAGGATTATATAAAATAGATAATAATATAGATTATTATTCTGTTATAACACGACAGATTTTCAATCATTTAGATATAGAAAATATAATTACTGAAAATACAATGAGATATACTGGAGATAAATGGTGGAAAGTTAGAGGTGGCAAACATACTAAAATTTTATATGATAACATTCAAAAATGTGAATGTAAAGATTATAATAATTGCAGTGAATGTTACTTTTATAAATTTACAAAAGATGAAATGATAAAACTTAGATTAATAAAAAATGCATCATCAAATTTACAATACAAATATAATCCACCTTATTTAGAAGAATCATTAAAAAGACCAAAATGTTATTGTAATATACCTTCTGAAATTAAATTTTCAAACAATAAATGTTGTTGGGTTTGTCCTATGAGAGGAAATTATTGGATTTATGATTATTTATATTTTGATTTAGATGTAAATAATGGTTGTAACTTTTACATAACTGCTTAAAATTTAGTACATTATTATAATAACTTAATTTTCATCATGATGAAAATGCTTTTCCGCACATTCCAGCCATAAACCTAATAACATTATAATTTATCATATAAACATGACTTTTGGATGGACTAATGTATGATAAATTCATCAATAAATCTGCTTTATCTATCTTAGAAAAATTACAAGTTCCTGTTGATTGTTCTAACTCAGGTTCTGTTGCAAATGAATAAACATAGATTCCATTTTCAGGTCCTCTAGTATGATGTTGATTTGACTGAACCCAATTAAAATAATTCCCATCTCTTTCTGTAAATCTATCATTACCATTAAGTTGTAATTTTGCAGAATTAACCATCTGAGCACCTGCATTTGTAAAATCATTCAAATTTTTATTAGGACCATTTCTTAAATAATCATCTCTTTGGACAACCCAAATCATCTCTTTGATTGGGTGATTATACCCATCTAAATTCCTTTTAATATTTACTTGCCCTTGATGTGATTCTGCTGGTAAATATTGCAATTCATGAATAAGATATTCATGTGCTGATGTTGCAAAATTACGCCTTTCATCATTATCTAGAAATATATAATCAACAAACATTTTAACATCTAATTCATTATTGGCAATAACGTTTGAAATAGTACCACCATCAGATAAGCCAACTTGTTCAATATACGCATTTGTTATTTCGCTTAATGATGAAAATTTAATATGTAATTTCACATCAGAATATGAAAGACTTATAAGAGGAAACGCTAATGCATAATTATTACAAAACCAAAATTTTAATGGTACATATAATTTATTGGATGGTGTTAAAGTAACAATTTGATTTGTATTTGTATATACTGCTTGTGTAAATAAATCTGTTCTAGCAGAATGATTTCCTGTCATTTTATAGTAAGTATTATCTTGTTCTTTATTTCTAGTTAATTCTTGCCAAATATGAAGCCATTTACCATAATGTTTAGTTATAGATACACCTCCAACTTCAAATTCAATCTCTTTAAGAATATGATGCCCTATATTATCAACATATTCTAAATGTATTATATCATCTGTGGGAATTCCACCAGATACTTGAACTGAAATAGAAGGTAAGGTTATTTCTAAAAGGATTTTAGAAATTAAATCCCCATTTTTTCCTATAATTGTTGTTATTTTATTACCAAAATCTATAGTACCTACAAATGTTGTTTGTATAGATTCTATGGCAAACATAGTTATTCTTCTATAAAAACCTTTAAATAGAGTACCCTCAGGATTGGAATTTAATATTACATTTTGTAGTCCTGTTGCTACAATTTGTACAGTTGAACCACCCATTGTTATTTAAGTGAAATAATATAATCTTATTAATAATAAGTTAAAAAAATTATATAATAATTACGTAATTAAATATCCCATTCAGAGAATGGGATCTGAATAATTCAGGGTAAGCATTTGTCTTAGTAATAAGACTAATTTGGAATACAATACATTTTAATTAGGTATTGTATAACAATTTCTATTCAAAGTATTTTCCATACAGGAATCGAACCTGTGTTAACATTGTATAAGAATGTTGTCCTAACCACTAGGCGAATGGAAATAAAATACAATTCTATTTATTATAAAATAATGTATTTTATTAACATTCAATGTGTTTAAATTTATTCTAAAAATGAATTCATAATATTTAACTCTTTTGTAGATGCATTAGTAGTAGTATTTACTATCTCTAATTTAGAGAGAATTTCTATATAATTCATATAATGTGTTTTATCAAATTCTTCTTGCATTACATTTTTAATGTTTTCTTTATTAATATCTAAATTTTTACTTTTAAGATATAAACAACTATTAATATATACGAACAAAAATGATATCCACACACTTAAATTATTTTTGTCAAAACAATTCTCATTTAACTTTAAATCTGTAATCTTATCAACAAATTCATCTATAAAAGGATATTTACTTTTTAATGATTGAATTAATGTATTATCTTTATTTTTATTTTTTACTGAAATATCACTCATTTTATTTTACACATAAAACGATATAATTATACTTGTACTTATGAATAAGTACAATTCTTTAAATTACTTTTATTCATCATCATTTTTTAAACATCAAAAATGGTAATGCAATTAATACTACTGTGAATATTTTATATAATATATCATTTTTATCATTAAGAAGTTTATTGTTTAAAAATGTATTTTGTTCAAATAATATATGCGTAATAATACCTGTTGGTATAACTAATGCATAATATATTCTTATATCAATTTTTGATGTAAAATTGAATAATTTATCTAAAATAAAAAATCCCAGATATGATGATAATAAATCAAATAAAGCAATTCCTATGTTTTTATCATTAAACAAAAACCCGTCATCATCTGAATTAATTTGGAATCTATATTTTCTAATTTGTTCTATAAAAGACATAATCTTTGAATTATAATATATATAACTAACTATTGCTTTAATTATCTTATTATTAATAAGATAAAATATTATTTAATTCATTAATCTTTCAAGTTGTTTTTCTAAATTTTCAATTCTTTTCATATAGTCGTGATATTTATCATCTTTTTCAACTCCATCTTTATAATAAAAAGCAATAAAATCCTTATAAACCATAATATTATATTTAATGTCGTTAATTTTTGTTTTCTTTGGAATAATATTAGTTCTACTCATATTTTACTTAATTATTGATTAATAAATATTATATTTGTTAAGACTCTTTAATCTAATTATAATTATATTTAATGTTTTAAATATCTTTATATTCAATTAGAATAATAATGCTTTCTGCAAACTGGATAGTAAATACTATCACCTACAAATACTTGATTTGGGATTTTTTCATCTGTTTTAGTAAACGGAGCTAATGTACCATCATTACATTTTACACAATAAGCTTTGAAATGTGTAATGTCATCCGCTAATGGAATAATGTCTAATATTTGACCAATTTTATTGCAATTTATATCTCCAGATAAACCATGTACATAAAATTGCTTATTTGTTGTTTTTAATTCATTATCAATAAAAATATATAAGTCATTAAAAAAATGAGCCTCGTCTATAATAATAATATCAGATGAATTATAATCTTCATTATTCTTAATTGCTAACAGTGAATTTGTTGTTATTGCATTTAAATAAATTTTATCATGAGTTCTAATATGATTCGACTTATCAATTCTTTCTATATCATATGAATGATTAATAATACACACTTTTTTATTAATTACGCCATATCTTCTATATATATTAATAATATTAGTAGTTTTTCCAGCCTTCATTGGTCCCAAAATAACAGTTAATTTTGATACAGGATTAATACAACTAGATGACATCGTTAGCTTATGTTATTACTTATTATATATTATTAAGAGTATATTTTTTAAATTTATTTTTAAGTTTTTTTTTAAGTACATTTTGTATGACTTGGTCAATATTATCCTCAAAATTAATATTTATTTGAACATATAAATCCATTGCTTTTTCAATCAAATTTTCTTCATCTTGATTAGGTTCAGTTTCTTTAATTAAAAAATAATGTGTTTGGTAATTGAGAAATCTATATAATATATCTTCATCAATTATATCATTTAGACATGTAAGTTTACATGAAGTAAATCCATTAAATATGTAATCATATATTTGTGATTTTTCATATAACTCTATATGTATTTTATCATATGAATGTACATAATATCCATTATATTCATCTACTAATTTATCATAAACTTCTTTATATCTAATAAGAACATCTTTTTTATAATACATAATTGTATCTAATGAATTTTCAAAATGTTCTTTAGAAAATTTCTTTAAAAATACATCCTTTTCTTCATTGTATTTCAAATCTAACAATGAAAAGTATAATATTGATGTAAATTTAGAATTATCTATCCTTTCTGTATAAAATGAAAATTCTGTAAATTGAATATAATAATATAATTCTAGGCTCATAGATAATACTTGTTTGTATAAATTACCAGAAGGTCTTGTTCTTCTTAAAAAATTTGAATATAATTTATTTGTATATTGATTCATATATGGTTTAATCAGATTAAAATTTAAATTATTATCTATAAAAAACTCCACAAGTTTATATTCATTTTCCATTCTATTGTTTATGTAATTTATATAATTTTGATACTTCTTTAATTTATAAAATATAAAATCATCTTTTCTTTTAAATTTATGATTATGAATTTTAATTATATCTTTCAATAGATATAATTTTTTTCTGTACCTACAATTTTCATTCGAAATTTTAATAATATAGTTAACATTTCTAATATCTGATTTTGTTAAACCATAATTCTTGTTTATTTTGAATTCTGTAATAGTTTTGTATTTATCATTATTTTTCTCGCATAAATTACAAATAGGCTTTTTATAAAACATATTAAATTTTGATGTTTTATGACAACATTCAGAACATCTGGTTTTATATAGTTTAATTAATATAGTTTTATATGATTTATACAACATATATTGTTTTTTATAATAAGAAGTCTTCAATTTATTATAATTTTTATTTATCAAAAACAACCACAAATGTGAATTATTATTCATAATGAAATTATTAGCCAGACTTTTAGATATAGAGCATAAATTGATTGTATCTTTAATATCTAAATGTTCAATAATTTTATAAAAACATAATTCTGGTATATTATGAAACATTTATAAGTGTTATTAATATTTTTTTCTTTATATTGTTATTACACAATTTTTTTTATAAACTTAAATTAATTATGTCTTCTAAGAAAAATAAAATGGATAAACTATTGATACCAGCTATTTTAGCAGGGGCTGGTATTTTAGGACTAGGAATACTTGCTAGTAAAAGATTTATAAAAACGCAACAAAAGAACATAGAAACAAACACTATAAAAAATAATGGAAATCTTTTGCTTGAATATACCAATCAAAATAAATTAGTAGATAAAATCTGTGATGATTATTTAAATGAAAATGAAAAAATAGAATTAAATTATTATAAAAATTTATTACCATCTGAAGTTATAACTGAATTAAATGACTTAATCGTAAATTCTGGTGCATCGTTTATAAATCTAAATGAATATTGTAATAAAAAATATAATTTAGGGTCTAATGAGCTATATAATTGTATTAATTATTCTAAAATTAAATCATCTGGTTGTGTAAGAAAAAGAAGAGACATCTAAAGTTGTATAACTGTTATTATAAAACCAGTATTGTTCTTTATATATTTATATTTATTATAAAATTATTTTGATTACCAAATAAATTTTATTATAATAAAAATAAGTACCAATATTATTAACGCAAATTTTTAAGATTTTCTTCATATGTAAAAATATATGGACTACTTGCTGTAGTTATTAATTCATCTCCCATTTTTCCACAATAAAAATTATTTTCTTTGCAAGATGGTTGTGTATCTTTCCTATAAACATAATCTAAATACTTATTTAAATCACTTGGAATTGTTGTGTTGGGCATCGTATAAAATCGCCCCTGATTATGTTTATTATTATAGATATCAGATACATCTCTAATTAAATTAAAATTTAATTTTTCTTCCATATCTTTTTTAACTAAATATGCTTCTTTTGATGTATCAGAAACAGGATAAGCAGGGTTTCTATTTGGGTTATCCTGATATTCATTTAATAAAACATTCATCATAGGATTATTAAGAGATGGTAATGTATATTTTGAATTTTTGATATTTCTCAATTCATTATCAAACTTTTCTAATGAAATGTCATAATACATAAAAAGAGCATAACTAACAACAAATCCAATGATACTTAAGAATAAATAAGAGCCCTTTTTATGATATAAACTCATTAAAATACTTGCATAAATACCAAATCTTACAATGCTATTTAAATTTTCTATAATATCATTATTTTTGGAAGGGAAAAAACTTAATGGATTCTTATATAAGACTCTTAAGTCATCTAACCAATATTTTTCGTTATACATACCTTTATACTAGAAATTAGCGTAATTAGTAATTAGTAATTAATATAATATTATAAAATATTTTTCATAGTTGTTTTGTACTTATCATTTCATAAATTTATTTTTTAACTTACCTACTAATTTTTTAATCTCCTTAATAGGTATTTTACCTTCTGTCATTTTAACTTTTACCTTTTCTTTAATTACTTCAATCACATTTTGTAATTTTTTTGTGCTATCTTCATTTAATCCCTGGTCATTCAAATCGCCTCCTTGTAATACATTTGTAATTAATTTTTGGATATCAATATTATCTAAACCATCTATATTAAGGTCTAATTCATCTTCTAATTCCCTCGCAATATCTTTTACAAATTCTGCAACTTTTTCTCCATCTTCACCTGATAACATCAGATTAACAATATTCATGATATCTCCATCTTTCATCTCTAAAATACCTTTAATTTGCTCAGATTGAGATTCATCTTCATATGTTAAATAATATAAATTTTTAACGTACTTAAATAAAATATCCGTATTGTCTGTATTTAAAGATGCATTAATTCTAATCAATTCTACATAATTTTTAAACAACTTTATTTTATTAAAAAATCCTAAATCCCTATTTAGAATATCTTTTATATTTAAATTAACTTGTTTTTGGAAATTAATAAATTCGTTAAATTTTTTAACTTTAATAAATTTTGCTTTACAATTTACATCATTGTGAAATTCCTCAAAAATAACATTAAATACCTTTAATCTCTTATTGATACTAATCTCTTTTTTAGGTAATAAATCTTCCATTATTTATTAAATGTTAATTGTTATTTTTTTTTTAAACTATTAACGAATTTATTATTTATTTTAAGATTTTTTTCTAATTCATAGGTTTCTTCTATTTTACGATTTGATTTGTATATAGGAAGAAGTTTTAATATTAATTTAATGTCATCATATTTACCACTATATTTAATAATTCCTTTTAAAATAGAATATAGAAAATTTCTGTCATATAAATTTTGTTTTGTTAAATTCCTAGAATCTTCTTTATCCGATTCTGTATACGATTCAGATACCTTTAACATTGATGTAATCCTTACATAATCTTTAAATAAATCTTCTTTTTCAAAAGACTGTGGATAATCTAAATACCATTCTGCACGAGGTTCTACTTTATTAAAAATTGTACTTCTTCCAAAATCCCATATAACAAATAATTTGTCAAAAATTGGCACGTCAATATAGGTATTATCTTTAAATTTATATCTCCATAAAGTCATTTTTTTATCTCCTTTATGTTTTAATGTATGAAACAATACATTTCCATAATGTAAATCATTATGCTGTATTCCAAAGTGATATTTTAGTGTATATAATCCTAAAAAAATTTGCATATAACATGATAGCAATTCATCAAAGTTATAATCACCCGTTAATAAATATGTTTTAAGATCGCCATCTGCTAATTCATTTGAAATGTATAAACAACTTTTCTGTGTTGTAAGATCACAGTTATTGCAAAAATTGTAATCAAAGTACATAGGCAAATTAGGACAGAGTCTTTGTTTCACCATTTGTGTAGATATATACAAAAACATCAATTCAGACCATAAAGATGATGATGAATTAACAGCTTGTTTTGTTAAAAAATTTTCTGCATATTTTTCATTATCTTTATCTATATCAATTTTAATTCTTTTGACTGCAATCATATTTTTACAATTTAACGGGTAGCAAGCTCTATATACGTCACCATCTACAGATTTAGTACCTATTTTTTTGATTAAGATAATTTCTCCTAATGTTTTAAGTGTTTCATTATAGCATTTTACCTTAGAGTTTGTTTTTGTTTTTTTATTTATTTTAATTTTAAAACTAGACCTTTTTGTAATATCAATCATTTACAGGTTATGTACAATAACAATCTAGATTAAAATAAACATATAAAAAAATAATTATTTCTGTTTAAAGAGCTCAAATTTTGATCGTTTTTCCCAATCTAACAATTTTAATAATATAACTCCAAATAACATTTTTTGTTTCTTGTGATGTAGATGGGTCTTTCCATATATTAATAACTCTATTAATTTCATTCAAAATTGTATTATCATCTCCTCCTATTTTCTCTTTAAATTCATGTGTCATAAAATATTCTTCATCTTTTTTAAGGATTTTATCCTGAAATGGCTTCACTGCAGTCATAAATTCCTTTACAATATAATTTTCATCTACCATAGAATAACCCATTGCTCCAGCTTTACACATTTGAAGAGTTCTGTCATTTGGAAATAACACTAGTAAATCACTTAAAAATTCAAAAAATAATTGATTAAAAGTTTGTATTCTAAGTTTTAAGTCGCTCATTTACCTACCTAATTAGATACTTATATAATTACTTTTTTAAATTAACGCATTTTTTTTGAATTATCAATTCCATGGAATACTGATGTTACAATTAATGGCGTCAAAAATACTAACATATTTAGTCCAATTAATGATGATGGGATTGGGTCATAAGAAAAGACAAACTTAGATAATATAGCCGATGATATTGCACTGACACCTGTTATAATATAAAGACCTATACGTAATTTAAGTAAATCATCGTCATTATATAATCCATTTACATTAAATCCAATAGGAACATACATTTGAAGTATGATCAAAAAGTAAATGATTGTAAATAAGAAACGAACCTGAGGTTGTATTGATGTGGATAAAAATCCTACTGATAATGCTAATAAAACTAAATTATATAACGCAATAATTAAATTTCCATTTGTATAACATACATCTAGAAATTTAACTCCAAGAGATGTATCCATTATTTATTATTTAACATTTAATAAGAAAATATTTTTAGGTAAAGTTTGTTTCAAGACATTACGTTTTCTAAAAAAATCATTTCTGGAATCAAGTCTTGGTTTGTTTCTGTTATAAAACAAATCTTATTTTTTGTGCAGTACTCAATTATATATTTTAATGTATCTTTATTTTCTTTAAAAATATAACCCTTTCCCAATTCTTCATGTCTATCAACACATTTATTACAAGGAACTTTACTGTCATTTAAATGAAATAATATTATATTTTTAATTCCTATTAATTTATCAAAAATTTTCATATATTGGTTAAATCCATCTTTTGTAGATATATTATATCCACTTGAATAAATATGACAAGTATCAATGCAAAATTTTATATTAGGATGACGGCCTAATTCATTATATAATTTCGCAAGACCTTCTATTTTATAGAATTCATTTACATCCGTTTTTGTTTTTACACTTGTTTCTAAAATAAGATACTTATTGGTTCCACTAATGTAAGATAAAATTGTAAAAATATTATTTTTCATATTTAAAAATGTATTCTCTTTTCCAAGATTTTTAGTATCTTTACCCATATGAATAACAACACCTTTGATATTACTAATATAATTCATATCATCCATAATACTATCTATAGAATACGATAAATCATCTCTACATAAATTTAATATATATTGTCCATGAATAAATACATTTAAATTATATTGATTAATATAAGTCTCAATATGTTCTTTTTCAACTATATCTAGTTCTTTTATTTTAGATACAGTTTGTGGTGATTTTGTAAAAAACTGACAAGTTTTAATCCCATTATTTACAACTGTATCTAACATACTTATTATACCTTTTGATTTAGATAAATGCGTACCATAATAATTTTTAAAATTATTCATTTTAATATTACTTTTAAAGATAACTTATATTGTTATATTACTTTACAAGTAATATTAAAAATAATATTTAAATAGTTTTGTGTTTTTCAAAAAATGATGATTGAGATATAGTTTTTCCATAATTCTCGTCTGTTCTTTCTAATTTATATATTACATGAGTTAATAAATTAACATCATTTTTATGTACCATATTGGTTTTCTTATTAATTCTGATATTGTATTTTTCATTGATTTTTTCTACTATTATTTCATCTGTTTTTGTTTTAGGTTTATATGATTCTGTTTTTCTTTTTGTTTTCGATTTACTTGGTTTTAATGAAAAACTGGTAACACCAATAAATGAAATAAGTCCATAAAGGTATGTTAATGGTATTGGTAAAATAGAATAGCCATTCATTAATAAGAATAAACAATATTGAATATATTCAATTTTTGAAAATACCATAGCACTATTTTGTCTAGGACTATACTTCCATTTTTCTTTACATAAAAATTTTGGAAATGTTTTATTGTAAAAACATAAAAATGCAACTTCACTCTCTGGGATATTTTTAAAATAACGGTCAAATCCATTTTTTGTTGTTTTACTTAAATCAGCATTTTTTATTCTTGAAAACAACATCTAAATATAATTATATAATATATACTATTACTAATCTAGTAAAAAATTTTATATTAAATTTTATCAAGCTATTCTTATATTTAATATAAAATCTCATTTTTTTCATTTTTTTGTTATATTCCAAACTTTTTTACAAAATAGAAATAAAAGTTATAAGTTACTAAAATTTAAAAAAATAATTGTGTTTTGTAAAAAAGTTTGGAATATACAAAAAAAATGAAAATAACAAATAAAAAATAATATTATTAGAAACTTTTTCTTCTATTTCTTTCAATATGAGTTTTAATCAAATTTACTAAATTAATTACATCATCTTTTGGAACAACATATTCATTTTCAGATTTAAATAACTTTGTTGCTGTATTTGTTTCATTTTTTGGTAATTTTTTATATAGTAAATAACCGCTTAACAATCCAAGAAATACGTACAATTTCATACTAATATACCCATTCTGTAATAAAAATAATTGAAATAAAATTGTATCTAGTCTACTATATTTTATTTTTGATGTCTTTCCCGTATATTCCCAATATACTGGTACAGGAATATCCTTATTGTATTTATGTAAAAATACTAATTCGGCATCTGATATTTTATGCTTTTTAATTAAAGTATCTATATTCTTTTTATTTATTTGTTTAATGTCATAATAATGTTCAATTTTATCTCCTAGCATTTTGATACTTAAACTATAATATACTAACTATACTATACTAACTATACTATAATACTAAACTAAATAAATAAAAAAATATTATTGTCAAAAATTAGCCTGAACACATATCACACTCATCTTTATTTAATAAAGAACACATAAGTTTTGCTTCAAGGTCTTTTAAAGATTCTTCTTCTGTTAATTCTTTACTAAGAATACTTTCTCTGCTTATTTCATTACTTGAAGATACTGTAAATTGTGCTGCTTCTGATGCAGAAGATGTTCTAAGATAATACATTCCAGTTTTTAATCCTGCTTTCCATCCGTAAAAATGCATAGACGTCAGTTTTCTAATAGTTGGTTCGTTAAAATAAATATTTAAACTTTGTGATTGATCAATAAAATGTTGCCTATCTGCTGATAGTTCTATCAATGTTTTTTGTGATACCTCATATACATCTTTATATAATAACTTTAAGTTATCAGGAATTTCCTTGATTTTTTGAATAGAACCATAATGCTTTTTAAATTCATTAAACATTTGATTATTCCATAATTTTAAATCCTGTAAATCTTTTATTAAATGTCTATTCACAACAGAATATTCTCCAGAAATTACTTTTCTAATAAAAATGTTATGTGTAGCTGGTTCAAAACTTTCAAAATTATTTAAAATATTAGATGTTGATGCAGTAGGCATACATGCTGTCAATAAACTATTTCTTGTTCCATTTTTAATGACTTTTTGTCTTAAATCATCCCAATTATATCTTCCTGTTAATAAATGTTTACCTTTATAATCAAATTGAAAAATTCCCTTACTGAATGGACTTCCATCAAATGTAGAATATGGTCCATATTTAATTGCTAAATCACATGACGTTTTTAATGCAGAATAGTAAATTGTTTCAAAAATCATTACATTTATTTTTTTTGCATCAGAAGATTCAAATGGAATTTTTAATTCATATAAACAATTTGCAAATCCTTGAACCCCAATACCAATAGGTCTATTTTTTTTGTTAGAATATTCTGCCTCTTTAACTGGATAAAATGAATTATCAATAATTTTATTCAAATTAATTACAATTTGTTCTACAACACTTTCAAGTTTATTGAAATCAAATTCTCCATTTTTAATAAAAGCAGGTAATGATATACTTGCTAGATTGCAAGTTCCGTATTCCTTTTCATCCGAATAAATATTAATTTCATTACACAAATTACTGGATTTAATGACTCCAATATTTTTTTGATTACTTCTTTCATTTACTGTATCCTTGTAAGAAATATAAGGCAATCCTGTTTCAATTTGTGTTGTCAAAATTTTATCCCATAATTGTCTTGCTTTAATCTTTTTCCTAAATTTACCATCTTCTACATATTTCATATATAATTTATCAAATTCTTCCCCATAGACATTTGACAAATTTGGAGAATCGTCTGGAGACATTAACCACCAATCTCCATCAGACTCAACCTGTTTCATGAATAAATCTGGTACCCATAATGCATAAAATAAATCTCTTGCTCGTTTTTTCTCATCACCATGCTTTAATGGAAGTTCCAAAAATTCATTAATATCAGAATGCCATGGTTCTATATAAATAGCAATACTACCTTTTCTTCTAGAACCCTGATTAGCATACAATGCTGTAGCATCAAACACTCTCAACATATTAGATATTCCATCAGAACGACCATTCGTTCCTCGAACTAAACTTCCACTTCCTCTAATATTTGATATATGTACACCAATACCACCTGCATATTTGGAAATAAGAGCGCAATCAGATATACACTTATAAATACCTGCCATAGAATCTTCTATTCCTAATAAAAAACAAGAAGCAAGTTGCTCTCTATGAGTTCCCGCATTATATAATGTAGGAGATGCGTGTGTAAAATATTTTTTAGATAATAAATCGTATGTATTTAAAATATTTTGAATTGTTTCATTAGAATCTTCTGTCAATACGTCTTGTTCAGCTGATTTATAATGCAAAGCAATAGCAACACGCATTAATAAATATTGAGGAGTCTCAATGATATTATTATTATTATTATTATTATTTATTTTAAGCAAATAACTTTTTTCTAAAGTTTTAAATGCAAAATAATCATACGTATAATCCTGCTCGTAATCAATTTTAGAATCAAATACATCTTGATATTTCCTAACTATATTAATAAAGTTTTCATTCAATTTACCATCTTCATATAACATTTCCATTGCTTCAGAAAATAACTTAGGTGTTTTTTTATGTAAATTTGATATAATAATACGCGTTGCTAAAATTTCATATTCAATAGATTCAAATCTATTTTCAATTGCTAATTGGGCGGCAAATTCATCTAACTCCTGAGATGAGACCCCATCATAAATACGTGAGATTACTTTTTGTGTTAATGTATCAACATCTACATTATTAAGTGTAAAATTATAGTTTTTTAGGGTTTTCATCCTAAATAAAATCTTATCAAAAGATAATTCTTCATATGTTCCGTCTCTTTTTAAAATTTTCATTTTAGTTAAATATTAATTTTGTGTATGAATGGGATGTTACTATAGTATTTATAGTTAGTTAATTAATAAATTATTAGAATAAAAATTTTAAATTAAAAATTCTTGAAATACTTTAATTAAAAAAGATGTATTTTCAGAAAAAATTTTTGTAGCAGAACTATTATTTATAGAATTCAATATTGAATTGAGTTCAAATTTAAAATCTTCAAGAACAAAATCTGGTTGAATATATTTTATATCAGATATATTATAACATTCTACGTTTGTGGAAGTATACAACATCTTAAAGTATTGTATTATATTTAATGTTTTTTCAAGGTCATTTTGAAAGTCTCTATTTATAAAAGTACTAATTTGGGTTGAATTAGGTTCATTATACCAAATAATATTTTTACCTAAATTATAATCATATCCAATGTATAAAATAAAAACAGAACTATATTCTGGTAAAGTATATTTAAATTCAATATAAGTATTTAATAGAATATTATTAGCAATAATTGTATTAAGAAAATGCATTTTGTAACGAAAATTATTGATGTTATAAATTTTATATGTATTTTTTAATTGTAAACTATTATTTGTATAAAATGATTCATCCAATTCGATTCTTTTATTAGAAATACCATTACTGTTATTACTGTTATTATTGTAAGTTGATAATTGATTTTCAAAGGTTCTCTTCATTTTCAGTTGTAGTTGATGTAGTTGTGTGTATTAATTCAAGATAAATGTAAATTGTTTTTAAATTTTTTTATCTTGAATTAATTAATCATTCATCTGTATGATGATGATATGAAAGCATTAAAAAATTTTTAAGTGTAAAACAAGACATTAAATATATCAATAAACTTATAATTTTTTGTTTTACAGGAATATCTTCATGATAAAATATAACCAATAGTGTTCTATATATTATGCTAATGAAGTAATATATTACAGGAACTACTACATAACCATAATATGCACCTTTTGTGATGTCGTAAATATAAACATGAAAAAATATACATAAAAATATGTTATATAACAAAAATATATAATCAAATAAAAACAATGATAATTTAAGTGCATAATATTCAAATACTATTTTATCAAAAATAGATAATTTATATTCAAACTCTATTGTACAATAATAACATTTACTTTTAATATACGTTTCTAAGTTTTTATATAAAATAAACTGACTATATGCTTTTGTAAAGCAATCATTACAATATATATGATTACATGTTAATTGTTTATTATTTTTTAATTGTTCTAGTTTATCAAAGCATATAGGGCATATAACATTGACTTCCACCATTTAATCTTAAATGATTAATTTATACTAAATATAATTTATACTTTAAATTATATTTAGTTTACTTAAAATTATATTTAGTTTACTTAAAATTGTTTAATTTAATAGTGTTATGCAAAAAATCATCAAGTTTTTGAATCCACAATTTATCATTTTTATATGTAGTGGATTTCAAAATATTAATACCATTCATTGCTTTATGCAATTCATTTCTATTGTTTAATTCATTTAAATTCAACATAATACGTTTTATGTCATCAAATGCTGTTATTCTTGAATCTTTACTAAACGTTCTCATAATTACGTTTCTATTTTCAACTTGAATTTTATTATTAACTCTTCGAAGTTTGGAATATTCTTTTAAATTATATAAAATTTCAACTTCTTCATTTGAGTTTACATGTTGTATTTCATTATAATCTGGTGGCTTGTCAGAAATGATATTTTTGCTACTAGATGGTGAAGTTAAATTGTTGTTGTGTTCTACATTAAAAATATTGTTCCTATTTTGGTCATGAGAAAATACAATCCCCTTATTACCCAATTGAGCAAATAAATCTATTTTTTGAAGATTCATATTTAATTGTTATATTATGGTAATTATTATCTTTTAAATAAAATATGGTTGTCTTATTTTATAAATTTATTTTATGAGATAAATAATAAACATAAATAATGGATAACACTATTTCTAATTCACAAAGATCAATTACATCACTAATATTTAGTATCATTCTTATAATATTGTCTATTTCTTTAATTATATCTACTTTTTTAGTTAATGACACTCAAACTAGGTATAATCTTGTTTATTCTTTTATTGGAACACTTGTAATAGCATTTTTATGGTTTCTATATATATTTGGTGTTTAAAATACAAATCTTATTATTTGTAATATTAAATTATTTTTATTACATATAATTAATATAGTTTATTTTATACTATTATAGTAATTATAATGTCAAGTAAATATTCAAAAGAAATCTCAAAAAATCAAGTTAGTTCATTTAACAATTTAATGAGAGATTTATCTCTAGATAATGAAAATATTTGTCGTAGTAATGAAGATTGTTGTATTTATGGAGATAAAAATTGTAAATTTAGTAAGAAATGTATAAATTTAAAAAGTAAAAAATAATATAAGAAAACAAATATATTAAATTAAATAAAAATGCCTTGCATTGGAATACTTGGAATAAGGACAAGACTTACATATTGTCCCAGAGATTTCCAATATATGATATTCAATCCTGTTATAGAATATACTCCAGGTGATACTCCTCATTCAAAACTATTTAATCCCAATTTAAAATTATCTTCTTATTGTCATAATAACGAATTTAGTATAAACAATTCCCCATTAAAAATATACACTATAGAATACCATGGAATGTCATTGAATATATATATTAATTCATATAAAAATTATATAGACGATTATATTTATATAATAAGTGAGCTTATTATGTCAGATGTTTATTCGCATTGCGATAACGGTATCTCATTGCAATCATATAACATGAAAAGAGATTATTCTGGATATTATGAATGGATTAATAGTATCAAAAAAATTGAAATAGATATAGAGGACACTGGGTTTTTTGTTTTAGAAGAATAATTTAAGAAAAAGAATATAATAAATTTTAAAGAAAAATGCCTTGTATGGGAATAATTGGTTGTAGAGTTAGTGAGGAAGATTTACCAGAAACACTTAGTGAAATAATTTTTAGTAATGATATAAAATTATCACCCAGGTATCATAATCCTAAACGACGCAATCCAAGAGGAAATTCTCCTTTAAATATCTATACTATAGAATGGAATGATATTATATTGGATATATATAAAGATAGTTATGAAGACTATATTAAAGACCGTATATATATTATTTATGAAATCACATTATCAAATAAATATTTATTAGATTCTGGTATTAGAATGCCTATTTTTTTACAAGAAGACTTTGATAATTGGGCCAATGATATGCAAAAAATAAATTTAGGAAATGATATAGGGTTTTTTCTCGTAGAAAATTAATTATTATTTTTATCTATCAAGTTTAAATAATTATATACATCTGCTATTTGGTAAAAAATAAAATTCATGTAAATTTATATTATATATAACATTTTGTTCGTCTTTAATTTTTGTTTTGAAATTTTTCTTTATCTTGTGTTGTAATAAATAAATATCAAATCTTGTACCACAATTAAATACTTTCATTGAATGTCCTATCTATTAATTTATGTAGAAAAATTAGTTGAATTTATATCTTACATTTTTCTAAATGAATTCTTTCCAAAAATCTTTTTTAAATAATGACATTACCTTATAATTGTATTTATTTTCTGTATACTTAACATATTTCATAAGATTTATGAACTCATTAGATTCCATTGCTATTTTTATTTTTTCTAGATTTTCTATGGAATCCTCTATACCGTAACAAAATTGAGTTAAACCATATTCTCCATTATAATCTATTATAGGATAAGTTCCTCCCCCATTAGACCATATTATCTTTTTAATACCAAAATGTTCCTTTTTAATGTTGCTATAATATATTTTAAGACCATTTGTAGTAGTTATACTATAACAACATGGATATTTATATTCATTATTTTTAATATTACACATATTTTTTTTATCTGTACCATATATACTTCTGCTATATATAACATTAGTTTTATTATTATTAGTTATTAATTTTTCAAATATATTAAATTTTCCACTTGGAATAAAGTTATATTTACTTAAATTAATATTATAAATTGTATTGTCTATATCATTGATAATTGTATTATTTTTATATTGTTCTTTTTTAATCAAATAATAATCATAATTTGTAGAACAATGAAACGTTTTAAGGCCTTTTTTGAATCCATTCATATTTAAATATATTAAATTATTAGAAAGTATTAATTTTTGAGTAGCTTTAAATATTCCATCAGGACTTCTCCAACCACTAGGATGAACTAATAATAAATAACCATTAGACTTTAAATTTACATAACTTTTTGATACAAATAAATTCCAAACAGGTTTTGTTTTTTTATTAGATTCTTTTTTTTCTTGATAAGGTGGATTACCCATTACAATATCAAAAGATTCAATTCCAAAGAATTCTTTTGTATCTAATTTTAATGAATCACCACAATATAAGTTCAATTTGTAATTATCATTTACATCAAATATTTGCTTACAAATCATTACATTTTTAGAATTTAATTCAGACATATATAACATTTCCTCTAAAATCCATTTCTTTCTCTTCTGTTTATTCGGTATTTCTGTTTTCAGAGATTCCATTAATCTAAGATATACCGCAATAGGAAAATTACCCATTCCACTAGCTGGATCAAACCACTTCAATGATTTATTAGTCCAGACTTCCTTTGGTAAAGTATCCAACATTTCATTTACCAACGACATAGGAGTAAAAACTTCACCATATTTTTTCTTTTCAGATTCCTTTGGTTTTAACGAATCACTTATAAATTCAAGTAATTTTTCTGGTTGATCAATCAAACTTTTGAGAGACATCTTTATTTGCATACTTACATTATACAAAGTAGAATTTTTATCGAAATTATTCTTAATTACAATTTCTATAAAATCAATTAAATCTGTCTTATTCCACCATATTTGTGTTTGTTCATTAAATACTTCCAATAACTTTTTTGTATTTTTTATTGATTCTAACATACTTAAAAAATTTGTATTATCATCACTAATTGTCAAAATACAAGCAAGTGGTATAATATATGGAAGAATGTCTTTTGTAAATGATACATCATACATCTGTTCAGAATCTTTATTTTTATCTTTTTCTGATTGTAAAGTAATATCATTTAATGTAATATTTTTCCCATTAGATATAACTTGTTGTTCATCATGTATTTGTATTTCAATTCCCTTTTTTATTTGAGCCCTCGATGATGATTCAAGAAAAATTGTATTAACCTGTTTTTGTGTTATATCATCTAAACATATGTATTCATTATACATTTTATACAATAAACTTTTAATACTATTTACTGGTTCAGCTTTCCATATTTGCATTAATGTATTTGTAAGAGTTGTATTGTAAATTTGTTTCGATACAAATAAATCTCTATCAATATTTATTAAATTATATTCTATAATATATTTTAAATGATCTTCAATGGTATTATACTTTTTATATGAATTGTAGTTGATTAGTGTGGAAAGAACTCTATTTGTATTCATATCAACAACTATACCCATTTTTTTATTTTCATTTTCAGACATACATCTATACATTTGTTGAATTATTTTATCTGAAGAGGTTGTATTATTTAACATCATTACTACATCACAATTTTCTAATGTTATACCCAAAGATAGCATATTTCCAGAAAGAAGTATAACACCACGTTTTCCATTACTTCTAGCATAAGTCTCTTCTCTACTAATATCATTTTTTATCGATTGAGCTAAATCTTTGTTTTTTCTATTAATACAAATAATATGATATTGTGAAAGTACTTTATCATCAAGCATGATACTTTTAAGATTTAGAGATATTTCATTTATATTATCTGATGGTAAAAACCAAATTTGTGTAAAACAATTTCTACTTGAATAACTAGACGTTAATTTGTTAATTCTTGTAAAAATATGATTTGAATGATTATCAAGCTCTTTATGACTTCCAGAAATATAACTAATAAATGTCTTTATTTCATTTTTATACATAAAGTCTTCTTTATTATCTGTTAAACTAAATAAAGTTTCAAATGAAAATCCATATTTACTATTTTGTTTCATACATTCTTTATAATAATCAAATCTATCTAAATCAAATAAATTTGTTATAATATGAAGATCAGGCATATTTTTGTAATTTGCAAATGACTTATTTACACATTTATTTATATCATTCTTTCCATGCTTTTTCTCCAATAATAACATATTTTCATTACTTGCATTTTTACAAAATTGTTCATCTTCTATATCCCAAAAAAATTGACATTCATTAGGAATATTCCATTCAGACAATGGTTTATTATACGTGGCGGTCAAAAACACTCTTATTGTATTTGAAGTTGAATATTTTTGAATAATATGTTTAGATAAATTGGTTGTTCCTGAAAAATGATTTTCATCAAAGAAAATAATATCAATAGGGATGTTTATAATATTCATCTTACTTTGTAAAAATTGTTTAGATGCAATAAAAATATTATTTGAGTTTGGGGTTATATTTATAGTTTGATTTGAATTTCCTTTCAAATAACACACATTAAAATCAGAAAAATTGATATATTTTTCAAATAAGTCTTTTGTAAATTGCGGAATTGTTTCACTAGGAGCAGGTGTTATTACCAAAACATTTAAATTACCCGTCTGATAATACATCTTTTCAATTAAACCACCAACCATATACGTCTTACCACTTCTACATTTACAACCCCATAAAAAATCTGTATAATAGTTTGATTTTTTTGTTATTAAATAAAAGGTTTTATTAACAAATAGTTCCTGATGAAAATATAAATTCATAGTTGTTTTATTAATTGAATTTTCTAACATCTTTTCTAATGTAATATTCTTCATACATCGTTTTAATCGTATAAAAGCTTCATTTAAATCTTCTAAGTCTAATACAGTATTATCATTAATATAATTTTTAATATAATCACTTGATTTATTTGCTTGTAATGATTTTTGGAGTACTTCATATTTATCCTTTACACAGATTAATATTTTATAATTCTTATAAACACATTTATTTTTATCTGAATCAACTACTGCAATGATTTTCTGAATATCTAAATCCTCAATACTTTTAAGTTTAATATACTTACAAGTAATAAAAGTATATTCATCTTTATTTTTATTATATAGCGTAATATCAGAAGAACCAGATGAATTTCCACTTATAAGTTTATTTTCCTTAAAATACTTCAATAAATTTTGAATTATAACAGGCTTTCCATTATTAATATTTCCATCTACATGTGAATAAGTTACATTTGAAAACTTTTTACATAATCCTAATTTAATAATAATATCCCACAAAGCTTCATAGATAAAGCCCTTAACGCTATTGTTGTCTGTCTTTCCATTTATACAATCATATTGATTTAGAATAGATTCAATATTATTGTATTTAAGTATTTCTGTTGTAAAATCATATAGTGACATAGTTTTAAAATTTAAGTATAAATTGTTAGACGTCATTCTTAATATTAATAATCTAAATCTATTTCATTTTTAAATTTTTTTAAATTTATTCTATTTAGTTCTAAACTAATTTAAAATTAATAGTATAATTAATACTATTAGCAATAAAATGGTTTTCTTGCCTCAAGAAATAATAGATAAAATATTGATAGAATCAGGAAGGTTTGAAGTAGTTAATAGTCTGTTTCTTCGTAATAATTACATTATTAATCAAATTAAAAATAATATTAAAAACAAAGCTTCATCATCTTATGATAACATATACATTTATATATTAAAAGAATGTTCTATCTATGATATAGAATTTTTATTAAATGATTCATTTTACATAAAAGATTATAAAAAACTATTAACACAACCTCCTATAAATTTATGTAATGATATATTTGATTATCTTATTATATCTAAACAATATGTAAAATTAGAATACTTTAAAAAAAGATTAAATATGAAATTGATGATAACAATCAATTATTGTGATGAAGACGATATAAATTTTATTAAGAATAAACTTGATTTAATACAATTTTTATTTCATTTTATAGATGTTAAAAAAGAAAATAGACTTAGTTAAGTTGTGAGTTATAATTAATTACTTTCTTACTCAGTAAGAAATTCATTTGTATATTTTTGACCTTTTTCATAAAGGTAATCCTTTTCTGATGTACTTAAATTAAAATTATAACTATCTATATTTTTATCTATTTTAATAGAAATTGTATTTTTTAAAGAATGGTCTGTAAAAGTATTTCTTTCTATTTGTGTTAATAAGGTATTAACAATATTTAATAAATAATCTTTTATGCTTTCTGTTTTATCATCACCAATAAAAAATCTCTTGGATTTTTCATAATTTTCAGGAAATATTTTAATACCAATTGTATGTTTATTAGGAATATCTTTTTCCAGTTTATATTGAACAACTTCTTCTCTTGAATTTGGAAAAGAACCACATTCTTTTATATAATAAAATGGATAATTTTCTAATAACCCTCCATCTACAAGTTCATCACTTCCCCATTTTATCATAGGGAATGCTAAGGGTAATGATGTAGATATTTGTATTGCTTTAAATATAGGCATATTAGGGTTAGATATATAATTATAATAATGGGTTTCTCTTTTATTAATGCAGGTGCCTGTTATAGTTAATATTTTATTAGTTAAATCATATAATTGCTTAAAAGTTAAATCTTCATTATTAGATTTTACTCTAATCATATTTTTAATCCATTTTATATATGGTTTAGTATTTAAATAACCATACGTTTTAAATAGATTATAAATACCCTTGGGTAATATCGGCATAATATTCATTTCTGATGGATTAACTTGATATATCAATTCTTTAATTTCTTTCGATGAATACCCTAGTGCTAACATAGTTGCTATAATACTTCCACTACTTGTTCCAAGATAATGTATTATTTCATCCAATATTTGATTGCGTTCTAAAATATCAATTGCACCAAGATAACAATATATCTTGGATGATGCTCCACCAAATACTAAATTTTTATATTGATATTTTTCTTGACTTGACATAATAAAATTAATTATTTTTATAGTTTTAAATTTGTATTAGTAGGTATTAATTAAGTAATATAAGTAATATAAGTAATATATAAAAATAAATACCAATGATACACAAAATTTCATTAATTTTATGACAACTTAAAATTAATTCAACTTAATTAACTCTATTATTTTATCAAAATAATCTTTCTGTAGTTCAGTACCTTTGAAGAGTCTGTTTGTATTTTTACAAGCAATTGCTGTTGTTCCTGACCCTAAAAATGTATCCACTACTAAATCTCCTTCATTAGAATGTTTTTTAACTAATTCTTCAAACAATTTTAAACTTTTTTGTGTTGGATGAAATCTGTTTTTCCCACCTTGTAAAGGATACGTGTATACACCATTGTCATATTGACTATTAAATGTAGGTTTACTACCTTTAATTGCTACCAAAGCTATTTCTCTGCAATTAGTAAGATAATTTAATTTACTATTTAATGGTTGGGGGTTGGATTTAATCCATTCTATAAACCTAATTTGTTTGAATTTATTTTTTTCTAAAATCTCTTTCAAATTCGATATTTTCCACAAATCAAAAAAAATTATCAATGTCCCTCCTTTTTTTAACTTATTATAATATTCTTTAATATATTCATTTAATGTGTCTAATGTAAAGTTTTTATCCCATTCACCATAATCTGTTTTAACGCTATATTTCTTTCCGTATATAGTTCCATACTTCATATATTTATCTTTATTTGTATCATCCTCAATATTATGTTTTTTTTTATATTCTAACCATTCTAGATTATTTTTACATAAACTATCATCAGTTTGAGAATTAACTTTATTATAAAAACTATTCATTCCTGAATCTTTTGATATAATATATGGTGGATCTGTTAAAATTAAATCGACTGTATTGTCTTCTAATTTTTTAATAAAAGACAATCCATCCTCATTTTTTATTTCCATTTAACTTTAAATGTTATTTCTTCTTTAAATTAATATTTTTTATTTAAAGAATAATAAATTATATAGTCTACTTCTTTCAGTGTAGGTCCTTAGGTAATTTAAGTATACTCATATGGATTCCATAATCATATGGTCTAGGGTAATATGCCGTTCTTATACTTTTTATGTCATTCATAGTTTGAAGCCAATTATTGGCTTTTTCTTCATCTGTATAGATTTCCTGTAAGACAGGGAACATAGTTGCTCGTTTATCGCAATGTCCACCATAATCATATTCTCCTGAATAATATGAATAACAATAATATTTATTATCCTGAGAACTGTCATTGGTTTCAGAATTATTAACAATTTTATCAATAATTGATAATGCAAATACCAATGTTTGTTTTAATAAATTAAGAAGTTCATTAGTATTCATTTAAATTGATATTATTGATATTAATCAAGTTTTATTTTTAAATTAATCGAAAATCAGGAACTATAATATATATGTATGTATTTAGTGTAAATCTTTTGGCAAATGGGTTAAATTTTGTATGAATATCAATGGAAATGATCCTACAAGTCTATGTGTTAATTTTAAAAATATTCGTCAATTACATATTTTAGACCAAATTATAGGGCGTTCTATTAGTTTTATTACTCTGTCCAATTATATATTAAAGTATGTGCATCTAATTGTAAAATACTTTGAATTTGTTTTCTTAGTGTTTTAACACCAAATGATTCTGTGAGAATATGAGCTAATGGATTTTGAATTCTATACTTCAGAATGCAGTTAAAACAAAATTTTTGAATGTCCTTTTTAAAAGCGTCGTCTTCTGAATAATAATTTTCTACTCCATAAATGTCTCCCAAAGACTTACATTTACAACATACATTTTCTTGTTGGATACTTCCTGTAAAAAGCTCATTATTATTAAAAGCTAAATTAGAAATACAAGAATCAATAGTATTCATTTAAATTTATAATAATAATTAACTTTTTATATTTAAATTAAGTTTTTAATTTTGTGTATAGTACACAAATCATATGAATTATTTCCTTCTATATCTTTAAAATAAACAATATCTTTACATATATTTTTAATTTGTTGAATAATATTCTTAGTATAATTTATGTTACATTTATTCACAAGTCCTGCTAGAATTGCATAATTAATAAAACTATAGTCATGTGTTTTAGACGAGATAATATCATATGATGTTTTATTTAAAATAATTTCAAATAGGTCAATATCAATTGAATTGCTTATAGCATAAGTTAAATGATAATATCCATTCAAATCTTTATGGTTGAATTTTTCATAGTATAATAGAAAATCATTGTTGTATAAGTATCTTTTAATTTGCATATAATTGTTATTCATTAAATAATACATAAATTGTGTTTGACATTTGTCATTAATATATAGATTGTGTACTAAATTTTTATTTAAATTTTTAGAAGCAATTAACAATTTTTTTAAATTATGTATATCTTTCTTATTTTCATTTATAAACATAAAATATTCATTCATATTTAAAAAGTTTAGAAATTGAATTAAATTATATTGAAAGTAATATTTTTCATTATCATTTAAAAAAGAAAATTTATCCATGTCAATATAAAGAATCATATTATATATTAGTTTGTAAATGTTATCAACATAGTAATTGTCATTGATTTTAAAATACAAATACGGTTCATTTGTATCCCAATTTATGTTATCAAGCAATACAAATCTACGCGGATTGTTTTTCAAATTGTAATCTGTGCATAAAATTTTATAATTATATAACATATCATATCTTATTTTGTCAACAAAGTTTAAGTTTTTATTCATCTTTCTTATTTAAAATATAATGCTTATTTTAAATTAAATTTTTTAATTATGTCTCTATAATATTTGCATAATATCTTTTAATTCAAATTAGTCTTATGTATATTTTCTATAACAAAACTCCTCGAAGTCATCAATATGGAAATTATCTATAATACACTGATAATGATCATATACGATACTATATATAGAAAACTTTGTATTCTCTAACATTTTCATAAAAACATCATATTTTATATATACTCCATTATACATAACATAATCAAGGAATTTTTCATAACATTTTGGAATGTCTTTTATATCTTCATATGAAGAATCAAATATTGGAATGTAATCAATACATTTTTTATTATAACTATCTAAATATTTATCAAATAAGTTTACATCAAAATCACTTAATCTTATTTGTTCTTCGGATCCTGTTTGTCTATAATCATATATATCAATTTGAAATAAGTATTCATTTTTTTTAGATATATCAAAAGAATCCCCAAGAGAACCCATAAAATCTTGCCTTAAAGAACCAGATTCGTCATAACAATATTTACATTTAATATTATTTTTAATATTACAATAACATAAAAAAGACCCATCACAAGGTGCCAAATCCCTTAAAAATTTTAATTTCAATAGAGTTATAAGATTATCTATATAATTTTTATTATATGTAAATAATTGATAATAACCATTACAATTATATCCTTCTGTACCCAACTCTGTATTAGGATTTACTATTAGTACATTTAATTTATACATTTAAAAATAGTTATTAATAACATTTTATTTTTAAATAAATTTAGTTTCAAACTTATTTAAAAAAATAGATATATAGATATGTAAAATGGACAAAAAGACATATTATTATTTGGATACACTTCTGGAATCTCTTCTAACAAATATAGAACACGAAGCAGTATCAACTACTGAGGAATTAGAATACACAATTAAATCTATTCTGGATTCTTTCTTAGAGGTATCTAATTGTGAAATAAAAGAAATTATAACACTACTTGAAACTATTAAAAAACATTATGAATAGAAGGTTTTTAATTTATATTTTATCCAATATAAAATAAAATATGATAGCAATATTTAATTCTTAAATTATTGTATGAACTTTATTTTATTTTATATAGAATTAATAAGTAACTTACATTCAATGGTTTCTACAAAAAAATCAAAAAACCCCAAAAAATCGTCTAAAACAAAAAATTCATCTGCTAAAAAACTTGGTTTAGGGGTTATTGGAGCAATAGGTTTAGGTACATTATATTATAAACTTGCAAAAAACCAGGAAATTCCTTTTAAAAAGGAAGAAACTAGTAAGTCTCTTATTACATATAAAAATGTACCCAAGGTACAAAAAAAAGAAAAATCTATAGAGAAAAATAAAGATGTATATACAAAAACTTATGGTAAAGTCACAGAAAGTGAATTAAAAAATGCTAGAGCTAATTTAAGAAAAGTATAATTTTTTTTTTCTTTTTATATAATATAAAGTATATATTAAATAACTATGCCATCTACTACATCTCGCAAGTCACCAAAGACTAAATCTTCAAAGAAATCATCCCAATCTAAGAAGTCTTCTCAATCTAAGAAGTCTTCTGGTTCTAAGTCATCTTCTATGAGTTCTCGTAGCAAAGCTTTGATGAAGAAGGCTTTAGCCAACAAGAAGAAGCTTGCACTTGGCGCAGCAAGTCTTGCTGCATTAACTGGTGCATCTTATTATGGTTTAACTAAAACTGAACGTGGTAAGGCTCTATCTGCTTCTGCCAAGGCTAAGTTGTCTGCTGGAAAAGAAAAGGCTGGTGCTAAGTACAATAGCGGAAAAGCTGGATTAATGGCAATGATCAACAAAATGTTTGGTCGTAAAACTGAAGGAGCTGTAGTCAAGGCAGGAGATGCTCAACCAACATCAGCCTAGATAATTTAATAAAACAATGAAATTAATTTAAACATTAAATAATAAAATATATTATTTAGTATTTAAACTGACAAGTACCTCTAACCTAACTTAATAAAATATATGCCTATAAATTTAATAGCTTGTGTTGTTTTCCATAAAAATAAATTTGCTATTGGAAATGACAATGATTTACTATGTAAAATATCAGATGATTTAAAAAATTTTAAATCTAAAACAATCAACAATGTTGTTGTTATGGGAAGGAATACCTACAATTCTTTACCACCTAATAATAGACCACTAAAATCGAGATTAAATATTGTTTTAACAAAACGTAAAACTTTCAAAGAACGAATACATAATTATCGTAATACTATATCCAACGTAAAATATATGAACTTAAAGGAATTTGAGGTCTATTATGAAAATGAATTGACTTCTAAAGAAGTTTTCATTATAGGTGGAGGAGAAATTTATGATATCTTTCTAAATCATGAAAATTTACAACCATCAAAGTTATTTTTGACTGAAGTTTATACAAAACTAAATTTTGAACCTAATAAATTTATGCAAATTCCAAAATCAAATTACTATTTGACAAAATTTTCAGAATTAAAGTACGAAAATAATATAAAATATAGATTTTTAGAATATAAAAATATTAATACTAATACTAATTCATCATGTAATGATGTTCCATTATTTGATAATAATTCGTATTTTTTTGAAGAAAATTATCAAAATTTATGTAAAAACGTTTTGAGTAATGGAAACGATAGATCAGATAGAACAAACGTGGGAACACTTAGTTTATTTGGAAAACAAATTGAAATGGATATTTCTGAATTTGTTCCTCTTCTAACAACAAAAAGAGTTGCATGGAAATCCTGTATTGAAGAACTTCTTTGGTTTTTACGAGGTGATACTGATTCTAACATATTAAAAGAAAAGGGGATTAAAATTTGGAACGGAAATAGTTCTCGTGAATTTTTAGATTCGAAGGGTTTGACAAATTATCGTGAGGGTGTTATTGGACCATGTTTTCCAAAAGGAACAAAATTACTAACATTCGATAATAGTTATATTAATATTGAAAATGTATCAAAAGACGATCTTGTATTAGGTCATTCTGGTAATTGGAGAAATATTAACAAAATTATGAAAAGACCATATTACGGTAAATTAATTAAAATAAATAATGAAACAATATGTACTCCAGAACATCCATTTTATGTTCTTAGACCATCAAAAAAACAAGGGCTAAAATATAAGCTATATTCTTATTTTTTCAACAAAAAAAAATACAGGAATAAAGATAATTCTACTAAAAAATGGGTTGAAGCTGAATATCTAACAAAAGACGATATGTTATGTATGAAAATTAATACAAATAAAACGATTCCAATATTTAACAATTATTACATTGACAATGAAGATATTTGGTTTATTATAGGGTTATTCATGAAAGGTGGAGTTATTTATAAAAATAAGATAATGTTTTTAATCAAGAAAAATGAATATACCTGTTTATTACACAACCCGAATATTAAAGATTATTCTATCATTTCAGAATACAAAAATTTGATGTTGTTGTCATACAAAAATACAAATAAGATTTTGTTAGATTTATTATATCAATTCACTAATGAAATGATTCCCGAATGGGTACAAGATGCTCCAGATAAATACATTAAAGAATTTTTATATGGTTATTCTATTCTGCCTGATAATAAAATGACATATGAATTAGCTCTATCATTACAAAGATTAAATCTAAAAGTAGGCAATTATTGTACAATTTATAAAACATCTAAAATGTCAGAAAACAAAACACATTTATATAAATTAAAATATAATGATTATGATAATTGTATTATTGATGACTCTGGATATGCATGGTTTAAAATATTTTCATTAACACACAAATATACAAAAAATGTATGTGATGTATATAATTTAGAAGTAGATGAAGATAATACATATACTATCAACAATTCGTTGGTTCATAATTGTTATGGATGGCAATGGAGATTTTATAATGCGGAATATAATCAAGACTACTCTGATACGAATAAGATTGAAGATAGAACTAAAATTGGTGGTATAGACCAAATTGAAACTATTATTAATGAAATTAAAACAAATCCTTATAGCAGAAGATTATTAATTAATGCCTGGAATCCATCAATGTTATCTGAAATGGCATTACCACCATGTCATTTTGGGTTTCAATTTTATGTGAGAGAAGATCCGAAATGTAATTATAAAAAATATTTAGATTGCCATTTTATGATGAGATCTAATGATTTAGGATGTGGTGCGCCATTTAATTATTTCAGTTATGCTGTATTAACATATATTATTGCAATGAAAGTTAATATGTCTCCTGGTAAATTAGTATATACTGTATCAGATGCTCATATATATAAAAATCATATCACACAAATAAATGAATTGATTGAAAGACAACCTAGAGTTAAACCAGTATTAATATTAGATGAATCAATAAAAGATAAATCATTTGATGATATTACAATAGATGATTTTGAACTAATAGGTTATTATCCGTATCCTTCAATAAAAATGGAAATGGCAATTTAATTTATTATTTTTTTTTTCATATTACAAACTATTTTTAAAAAACGAAATATTTTTTCAATTTTACTATTTTTGTATTTTAATTTTGTATTTCTAAAAAAGTTTGGAATTTGAAAAAAAAATGAAACTTTAGTTATTTAGTTATTTTATGTATCATAAACTAATTTATTCACATATGAATTATAATTATAACCATTTAATATCATAGATAATTTATCATTCATTGTTATATCAAATTTAGTTGAACTAAAATTATTATTTATTTCATAAATATCTATCTTCTTATTAGAATTTATATATTTATTAAAAACTAAGTTTTTCTTACAAATCTTATTATATTGTTTATGTATTCCTTTAATAATTAATGAAAGATATTCTATTATATTTTCAATTTTAGGTTTTGAAGTATTATTTGTGTTAGTCTTATTTTCACATAAACATAAACACAATAAAGAATCAAATTTACAATATTTAATAATTGGTTCTATAGGAAAGTTATTTGTAAATGCACCATCAATATAGTAATCGTTATTTATTTGTATTTTATTAAATAGAATTGGGATATTTATTGAACAAGATATTGCATCAATTACTTTAAAGTCTGGACTCGTTATATGACTAAATGTCGTTTCTTCAAATGGATTCAACTTTGTTGCAGTAATAAACAAAACTTTATTTGTTTTCTGGAATAATTCAGAAAAAGTAATGTCTGGACTAAAGTCTTTATGTTTAGTTGCTATTTTTATCATAGTTATAAATTTAATAAAATTATTCATACCCCATTTTTCAGTAAAAAGATGTTTTATAGATAACTGTTTTGAAATGTCTAAATCTATCAATAGAAAGATGTTAAATAATTCTTTAAATCTATATCCTAGAATTATTAAAAAACAAAATACAGAACCTATAGATGTTCCTGAAAAGTTATTTATATTTTTAATATTATCTAATTCTTGTAATTTTTTAATTGCACCTATATATGAAAATCCTTTAATACCACCTCCTGACAAAACTAAACTATCATATTTTACGTTATGTTTTATTTTATCGTTTTTTATTTCACAATCAATCATCCATTGATAATTTATATGTATTATTATTTTATTAAAATAACGTAATGTGTTATATTTAAAAAATTATTTTTATTTTAAGTTATAAACAAATATATTAATGAAAGGTGATAATAAGGATATTTCTGATAGTGAAGAAACATTATCAGAAACTGATACATTTTCTAGTAGTTCTACATCAGATGTTGCAGTAAAGACAAATAAAAGGCGTCGTTCTTCTTATAATCTAAGAAGTTATAAGAAACAGAAAATGGATATTTCTTATTTAATTGATGATAAAAATGATGATGATTATTTCAAAAAACTAAAGGAATATTACGAGGAAGATGACGATGAAGAACTAGATGAAAGTGAATATCATTCTTTATCAGAAGAATCTTCTTCTTCTCAACCTGAAGACTTTGATGTACAAGATGAAGAAGAATCTTTAGAAGATTCTGATGACGACGACGAAGAAGAGTCTTTAGACTATTCAGAAGATGACGACGAAGACGAGGATGACCAAGATGACGAAATGAGCTTATTTATTATTCAAGATAAAAATGAGGTACAGCATCCAGAAGTTGAGAGTTTTTTCGCCAAATTATATAAAAATTTAAATAAATCTGAGTCTGGTTCTCAAACGTCAAGTTTTTTTAATAAAAGGGAGCAAGAACAGGATGATGACCATTTATCATTTCAGAACAACCTATCTAATTCTAATATTCTTGATATTAAAGAAAACATCAAAAGGAATTATCCTGAAATCTTCAAATTATCTAAAAACCTATCTCATTTAACAGTTGTAGATGAAATTTTGAAGCATACATTACTTACAAATGAACAAAAAGTTAAATTAATTAATAAAATTATTAATTCATCAAAGGACGATAGACATTCTATTATGAATGTAGTAAATACTATATTACAAATTCCAGTAGGAAAATACAAAATTAAAGAAAATGTATTAAATGAGGATTTTATCAAAAAAGCAAAACAAATTTTAGATGACAAAATTATTGGAATGGAAAATGTTAAGGAAGAAATTCTAGATTTTTTATGTAAATTAATTTCATCGAACCACAAAGGTGTTGTTTTAGGATTAGAAGGACCACCAGGTATTGGGAAATGTTTAGGTGAAAATACGCCAGTATTACTTTATGATGGTTCTATTAAAATGGTACAAAATATTACATCCGAAGATGTTTTAATGGGTCCAGATAGTAAACCTCGTGAAATTCTTTCCACAACACAAGGAAAAGAAACAATGTATAAAATTATAGATAGTTGTAATAATGAATCTTACGTTGTAAATGAGAGCCACATTTTATCATTATATGACAAAAAAGATACAAAAATTAAAAATTTAGAAATAAGAGAGTATTTAAATTTACCTGATAGAGATAAATTAAGTTTATATGGATATAGAGTACCAATTTTATTTGAACATCAAGAATCTAATGTATTATATACAGTATATAATTTAGAGTATATTCTAGGAACAAAACTTTATAAATTAACAAATATTCCAAAAAATCTATTAATTAATTCATTACATAATAGAATTACATTAATGAGATATATTATATCTCATATTGGATATTGTTTTGATAAAACATACGAAATTTTTGTTTATCACAAAGAACAATCATTTATAGATGATGTAAAATATTTAGGAAGAAGCATTGGATTTTCTGTTAAACAGGAAGAGAATACAACAAAAAATGGATTATTAAAGGTTAAATTAACAAATCATTCATTGTATTCATTTTTAAATAATTCTAAAACTATATTTAATATTGATAACTATAAATATTTACAAACAAAGTATATTACTAATAAAATTGAAGTAATTAAACTTGAAGAATCAAATTATTATGGATTTGAATTAACAGGAGATAGACTTTTTGTTCTTGGGGATTTTACAGTAACACATAACACTAGAATTTGTAGAGCATTAGGTGAAATTTTGGATTTACCTTTTAATCAAATTTCTATGGGTGGTATGAATGATGCACATACGCTTATTGGTCATAGTTCTACATACATAGGTTCAAAACCAGGAAAAGTTGTTAATATGATGATTAAATCAAAATGTATGAATCCCATTATTTATCTTGACGAATGTTTTCCATACAATCAACATGTTGTAGTAGAAAGTGGTTTAATGAAAATAGGAGATATTTACAAAAATTTCAAAGAAGATAATAAAGATTGTCCTAAAATTAAAACATATAACAAAAATACAAATAAATTTGAATTTAAAAAAATAATAGAAGTTATGAAAAGAAGTAAATCTAGAATTATTGATTTATCTTTCGAATCTAACGATGATTCTAAATCAAAACTTAGCTTTACTACAACAGAAAATCATCCATTCTTAACTGTTTTAGGATATAAACCAGCAGGTATGTTATTAGTTTCGGATAGAATTTTATCAGAAAATGGTACTACATATAGATTAATCGATAGAAAGATTACGTCATTAGATAATCCTATGGATTTATATGATATTTCTATTGAAGATAATCACAATTTTATTATCAAACATAATAATTATGAAAATGGAATTATTGTACATAACTGCGATAAAATAGCAGAATCTAAACAAAATGAAATTGATGGTGTATTAACACATTTGTTAGATGAAGAACAAAATCAGGATTTTTATGACCAATTTTTAGATGATTTTCCATTGAACCTAAGTAAAGTATTTTTTATTCTATCATTCAATGATTCCGAAAAAATCAATCCTATTGTTAAAAACAGAATCAAAGTAATTAAAGTTACCCCTCCATCTAAAGCGGATAAAAAGAAAATTTTGAAAATGATATTCATTCCAGATTATATGAAACAACTCTTCATTAGTAAATATAAAATTGAAATATCAGATGAAAATATGAATTTGATTATTAATTTATTTGAAAAGGAACAGGGTATGAGAAAAATTAAAAAGTTTATTGAAACAATTTTAAATAAAATCAATACAAAGATGATTATGAAAGAAACAAAAAGTGATGTAATAAATTTAACATACAATAAATTTGAAATTACATTTAAGGATGAAAATACTATTGAAATCGATAAACATCTTATTGAATTAGTTAAAAGTGGCGAATCTAATAAAGATGAAAATAAAGATTGGATGAATTTTTATTCATAAATGAACAAATTTAGAAGTTTGAATCAACAATTATATTTATATAATATAAATATCACTTCTCGGTTTTTTTATAATATCTTTTTCATATTTGTTTATAAGAAGAATTAAACAAATATGAAAAATGATATAGTTTTGCTCAAAAATTTAGGTGCAACGTGTTATCTAAATACTTCATTACAATTATTTTTAAATTGCAAAAAATTTATAATAGCTATAATTAAAAATAAACATATTGTAAAAAATAATGATATAAATTCAAAGGAATCTGGTGATAATTATTTATTATACCTATTGATATATGTTTTATATAACACAAAAATTGATAAAAAATATAATCAATATAATCAATATTCTATTATTAATATGATTATGAAAAAACTAGAATTGAAAAATATTCAATCAGATTCTAATGAAGTTGTTTTGAAAATTTTTGATTATATTGAAAAAAATAAAATATCTGAGGTATATAATCTATTTTATTTGAGTTATTCTGTTGATAGTGCTAATTGTAATGTATGTAATACATCAATATACGAAAAACAACGATTAAACATATCAAATTGGATACAATATGATGAATTACTTAATTTAGAATCTAAAATGACAAGATGCGACAATTTAAAGTGTTCAAATAAAAATCCTCAAAAATTAAATGTTAAAATAAACCATTTACCTGAATATATATTTGTATACCTATTGAATTCTGAAATAAAACAATCATTTTATATAGCAGGCATTAAATATAAAATAAAAATAATGTCAATGTTTTCTGGTAGTGATAATAATGGACACTATTATAATGTTCTATTTGGTAAAAGAAATGTATATAAAATAGATGATGATAATATATCTATTTTAAATAATATAAACTCTAAAGATTCTATTGTTCATGTTGTATATAAAAAAGGAATTTAATTAAAATTCACATGTTAAATCAACAAAAAACTCTGTTAATTTCATAGGATTACCTGAATTTTTGTAAGTTATAGAAAACTTTAATTTTTCGATTAAATAGTCTGTATTGGGTAAATCAACTATAAACAAGTCACATTCTGATGTATTATCATTTTCAGATGTTATTTTAATGTATTCCATAAAATTATGGTTCGCTAAATTTTTATCATAATCATTTATTAATTTAAATTCCTTTTCCTCATCTAAATAAGTACCAATGATACTCATATTAATGATGATATCATTTTTAATTTCTAATTTATGGTTATTTGTTGCTAAATAGAAAGTTTTCCCTTCTAAAATTTTTATGTCATTGAAACCCAATATTTCATTTAAATTTGATATAAATTCTATTTTAAGTGAATCTTGTAATGTTTCTTTATTATTAGTTGTAGATTCTAGAGATAAATTTGATACTTGTTTTGCAAGAATAGGACTGATGTGATGTGATTTATTGATTTTTTCATTTTTTAATTTAAAGCATACTTTGGAATTAATTGGATTTATATTTACAATAATATTATCCGAGATAGATGCTCTAGATAAAGCGTTGTTTATTTCGTCAATTAAGGTATAAATATTTTTATACTTACCTGAATTTAATTCAATAAGCGTATTATTTAATAAAAATTTATTGCTATTGTCATCAAGATTTACATCATTATATAAAAATTGCAATTCTTTCAATTTAATGTTTTTAATATGGTCAATGCTTCCAGAAAAATCATAAATAAATTCTGCTGAATCATTTTGATGTTGAAATTTATTTTTATATAATAAACATCTTTTTTGAGTTGGTTCTTTTTTAATCATTATTTTTTGTTCTTCTTGAACGCTAGATTTTACTGCATCTTCTTCAGAATATTTATTATATTTTTCTTCAATTACATCTTTGGCTTTCAAATTAGGGTTAATATTAGATTTATATAATGGTTTATATTCATTAGAATTATGAATGACTTGTGGTTTATTATAAGTATAACTAGCATTAGTATTAGCATTAGTATTATTATAATTATTTCTATCGGATGTCTCATCATAAAATTGATGATTTTGGGATGTTATTGAAATATTATCATTATTCATTCCATAAATACGCTGATTAGAATTTGTCATGGTTTCTTGATTATTATATTTTAATGAGCCATAATATTCAGGTATTGTATTATCTTGTTGGATGTTATTATTGTAACCAGAAGATGTATCTGCCGTCATAAGAACATCAATAGGAGTATATCTTTCTGATTTTTCTTTATACATATAAAGCTCTTCAATTAAAGATTTAATTGTTTTTCTTGTTAATTGATGACAAATGTTATCTATACACTTATTAATATTTTTAGAACCATGTACCATTTCAACATCAAATATAATGTTGGAAATATCTTTATAATCTTTTAAAAATTTTGGATTAGATGCATCTACAGTTATCCCTGTCCAGTATTCCAATTGTTTATTTGTTTTATCAACAATAATTTCAAAATAGTTTATTTTTTTATTATTAGTCATAAATGTTATATTATTATATAAGTTATATCAAACAAGTAATAATCTATAACATCAATTTATTACTTTGAATAATTCGCATTTATTTTTTATAATTATAAATTAACTAGTAACTATCTTAACTGTATTTCAAATAAACTATGATTTTATTGAATTCAGAATATATATTCTATTATTCCTGGATACTTGTAGCTGTTGTCTTTTTCTCAACAAATTTAGTATATATTAATATATCTCACGTATTTGCATTATTATTATTTGTGATTATAATTAGTTTAGTTATATATTATGATCAACAAGTTATTTCTATAAATAATGAGGAGCTTGAAGGTAAAATGAAATCTTTATTACCAGAAAATTATAATTATGTACCAGAATATTTGTATTTAGAACCAGATTTTATATTATTATTTGATTCAGTCAAAACTTCTATAGGAGTTCAAAATGTAACTAATTTTTATAAGATTATTAAATTATCAGATTCTTTATTAGAAATAAAAAGTAAACTAGAACAACAAGTATGTTCTCCACCAAAACCACCAGAACTAATATTAGGAGAAATAAATTATAAACCACCTAATTGTATGATTGATGCACCCATTAACTGTATGCAGGAATATTATAGGGCGAAGAGTTATATGAGTGAAATAATGAATCTTCTAAATGGGTTAATATTAACAAGTAAATTAAACCAAACAACGGAATGGATTTATCTCAATTTTGTTAAACGATTGGGTTATTTAGTTAAAAGAACCTTAAATGATATTAGAGTATTATGCCCAGAAGAAGAAGAAATGCGTGAGAAAATTGGATATAAACCATTATATGAAGATAACTTTGAAGAGAATTTTAATTGGTATAATCCTCAATAAATTAATTTAGATATTAAATGTAATCGATCCAGTCTTTAATATTATCCTTAATCTCTTCTGAGGTCATTAATCCATCATATAATTGTGTATAATGTTCTATTAATTTAGTTTTGAATTCTTTATCATCTAAATTTTCATTTTCTTGTTTATATTTTGATGCAATATTAAGCATTTCTTGATTAATTATTTCTTTCGTTTTTGGGTATTTTTCTGGGTTTTCAATGTAAAGACTTTCTAATATTCTTGTAGCAACACCTGTTGGGCAATATAAAGACCCATTTTTTTCTGTACAATCTAATAGTTGATTAACTATTTCTGCTTTGATGTTATGATTTTGTATATTATTATGCCATGTTTTACATAAAATATTGTACTCATAATCATCAAAATTAGTAATAAATGAGTTTCTAGATTTGATTTTATCAATAATTGAATTTACATTATCTTTATGACCCAAATTATGTTTTTGGATAAATTCACTAATTTCAGCCTTAACATCTAAATCATTAGTTTGATTTAGATTCCTTATCTTTTTCTCCTGATTATACATATTTTTTGTTGCTTTTTGAACATATGAATCATGGACTGTTTGATTATCGATTATTTCATCTTCGAATTCTGTTAAATTAAAATTGTTAATATCATTAACAATGACATTAGGAAGAAAAACGTCTCTTGTATTATTTTGTGGTAAAAGATAATTAAACTCTAATTGTGGATTAATTTGTCCTCCATTATTCCGCAAAACGTCTCTATGTTGAAGAAGTCTTTGATTAAAGAAATCATAATCAGAATATGAATATACATACTCATATGTATCATTAAAATTCTTTATATCAGGATTTCCTAAATCATTACTAAATTTATTTTTTATTGTTGTTTTTTTATAAATTTTATGATATTTTTTATACAAATCATATAAATAATAACTTATAATTACTACTAATATAATAACTAATAATTTAGCTATTGTGTAAAATAACATTTTATTAATATCTAACTAATAAAATATTATTTGTTTAAAAACAAACTTATCTTCCAATTTCAATATTCAAACTAATAGAATCTTTAGATTCTTTATATTTGATAAAATCAATACATTTAGGATCAATATATTGATGAATAAATAACAATTCTATAATATAGGTAGGATTTGAAATATCATTATAATTAACTAATAAAAATTGTAAAATTAACATTGAATAATAATTTCTATCTGTAGTAGATAGAGTATTTAAAAGATTAAGAACCATTGTTGTTCTACTGTTATAGGCTGCAACAAAAATTGCTGAATCTGAATTCAGCGGAGATTCTAGTAATGGATTTACAGATTTTTCATTTAAGAAATATTTGAATAATGAAACTTTATTATACAAAATTGTATATTTAAAAAATTCATAATTGTTATATGATGGATCTGCATGAAATTTTGTAAGTAAAAGATTTATACAATTAATACTCTCATAAGAACAAGCCATTTCAAAAATGAAATATAAATTGTTCTTTCTTTTCATACATAAAACATGTGATAATTCTGCAAGAATATCTTCTAATTTTGATGAATAATCATATTTAACAGCTGAACATAATGATATTCTCTGAGAATGATATATAATGTCTGATATTATCACATGTTCTAAGTATTTATCTTCTAATTTAGTCAAATCATAATCATACATTTATTCTTAAATTTGTTAATCTTACTTATGTTAAGCTAATCTTATTATTTTAAATAAAAAATATCTTATATTCTATTTTGTAAGTTTTACATTTTTTTTGTTAAAACCAAACTTTTTTTAAAAATAGAAATTAAAATTGAAACTTAGTGTATATTAAAAAAATAATTGTATTTTTAAAAAAAGTTTGGTTTTAACAAAAAAAATGTAAAAACTTAAAATGTATGTAACTATAAAAGTTACTTAAAGTTAGATATACTCTAATTTTTTAAGACAATGTTTCGAAGAATCTTGTTCTGCTGTTTTTAAATTATTACCTTTACCTAAAAATACATAAAAATATTCAGGATTAATGTTATGATTATTGTTTAATAATATCGGTTTTAATAATTCTGTTTGTTTTTTCAAGAAATTATAAATTTTTGTATCTACAATATTTTGTTTTTTAATAATCAATGAAGTCATAAATTCTATATTATTAAATGTACCAGTCTTAGAAATAAGAAAGTATTCAGGATTTCCCCATTTTCTTGCATGAAAATAAACTAATAACTTAGATTTATAATTATCATCTATTTTAATTAACTTCTTGAAATCCAAGTGTGTATTTAAAACATTGATTAAAAACGTTTTAGTTAATTCAAATCCTTGATCTTTATACAAAGCTCCAATAAAACTTTCAAATACATTTTCTAATAACTTTAAGTTGTTAATTCTAGCATTATTTATATCCAAGTGATTTGATAACAATAAATATTTGTCAAATAGTAATTTTTTTGAAAGAAAAGCTAAGTTATCTTTTTTAATCAATTTAATTCTCAAGTTAGTCATAAATTCTTCATCTTTAGTTGGATATTTATCATATAAATATTCTGCAATAATTGCATATAATTGTGCATCACCTAAATATTCTAAACGTTCATTGTTATTTAACATATATTTATCTATCATAATATGACAATAATTATCTTCATCTAGATTATATGAATTTTGTAAAGAAAACGATTTATGAATAAATGCTTGTAAATAGTATTTATAATTTAATGAAGATACATAAACTTTTTTATTAGTATATGTCTTTATTAAATCACAAAGTTCTTTTCTTGAAATAATTTGGTTATTTAGGTTATTCATTAAAGAAAATTACTATGTTATAATCTAGCTTGATAACTTATTTTATATAATAACATTTATTTTTTAAATTTTTTCATTCTATTCTCAAAACCAGTAAATAATCACTCACATTGATATAATTAATTTATTTAAAGATATAAATATATGTATAGATTAACAAAATGGAAAGAGAAGAACTAGTATATAAGCAATTAATGAACCGCCTAGGAGAAGATGTATCTTCATTAAAGTTAAATCCTGTAAATATTTTACCTATTGTTGCGAATACTGTATCATTAACAGAAAAATATGTTGTTGCGCCAGGTGAAGAAAAGAAAAAGGTTGTATATTCCGTAGTAACAAAATTAATGGAAAATGTTGAGGTAAATGACAAAGAATTAGTTTTAAATTTTTTGACGAACCAATTTTCTAATTTTATTGATACTCTTGTTGGTATGTCAAATGGAACATATAAAATGAATTATGCATTTGCACATCTAAAACAAAAATTTAATTGTACAGGCTGTCAAAAGTAGAAGCCGAATTGTACGTTATTATTGTAATAATATAATATTACTATTATGATAATAATATATTTTAACTTCTCGTTAAAACAAGTTTATTTTCAAATATATATTTTATAATATAATAGTAATATTACATTTAAATAGATAGTTATCTTTATTATATTTTTTTTTTAATAAATTCAATGGATCCTAATTACACTTTAAATGATGAATTAACTATTATTCGTTCTAAATTACAAGATTCTGCGTTTGCTCCAGACTATCCTGATGTAGATGATTATATACCTTATAGACCACATCAATATTATATTGATGAAAACCCAGAAGATTATATTAGACGTATTGATACTGATAATAATTACATTGAAAACAAAGATGTTTTTGCAGGACAAGATGGCGAACCAGAAAAATATCGTGTGAATTTAAGCAAAGAACAATATAAAAAGTTAGCAGAAAGTACAAAAGAAGATAATATATACAAACAATCAACAACAATTAAAAGTATAACATTGATGAAAGTAATAAATTCACTCATATTTTTTTGTTCAAATCTTCTTAAGCCTATTCCTGATGAATTTAAGGAAAATAAAACTGAATATTATTACATTTTATTAACAAACGATTATACACCCCTATCTATTATAATTTTGTTATTAGTTATGATGTTATTTGTAATCATTATAAATGGATAAGGATAATGAATAAATATTCTTATAGTGTTTGCGTAATAATTATTTTTTTTAATTAATACTAATTATTAAGTTAAGTATTAATTACGAAAATTATCGATGGTAGCATATTTTTTATTCTATAGTAAATATTGCAAATATTCAAGAGATTTTATTAAAAATCTAGAAAACTATCCTGAAATTAATTTTAATTTCAAAAAAATTTGTGTAGATAAATCTAATGCTGGTGTATTGCGTAATGATATTAAACAAGCAATATCTACATATAAAATTGTTGGTGTTCCGAGTATTGTAGTTAATGGAAACGTACTTTTAGGTTCAAAAGCAGAACAATGGTTATACAATCAAGTTCAAACTGGTGGAAGAGTTGGACCAGTACATTCTTCTTTAACAAAAAGAGATTATTCAAAAGATATGAAACAAGCTAACATTCAAGGTAATAGTCAAGTATTTGGTCCATTATCACAAGATTCTGGTGAATTTCAAGGTCAAACTTTTGGAATGCAATCAGGATTGGATGGCATGCCATTAAATGACAATACTGGTAATAACAGCAATAACATGAGAAAACCTATGGATTTACCTCCTGAATTAATGGCTGTCAAATGTTCAGAAAAAGGTGGACGTTCTAATGAAATAAATAATGTATTAGAAAATTACGAGAAAATGAGACAAGAACAAATGGAACAAATGCATTATTAATTAAATAAAAATAAATTATTATGTATAATAGGGTTTAGAATTTAAGAAGATGTCTTTGTTTTGGTCTTTGAACTGGTACGTAGTCCAGATTTTGTAGTTATCTTAGAAGAATAGCTTTTAGATTGAATATCAATTATATTTGAATGTGATTGTTTTATAGTAATACATTGATCAGTAAAATTAGGAAAATATTTTTTTGAGAAGTCAATATGAAAATCTTCTAATTTAAAATTTGTTTTAATTTTCATTTAATTGTTTTAATAAAGTAATATAAGTATAGGTATAGTTAATAAGTATATTATTATTTATTAAAAAAATTATCCAAAGAAATTTTCTAAACATACTTTTAGTTCAATTACAGAAGAATACAATTGTTTCTTCTTGTTTATATCTGAATCAGTACATTTATATTTATCATCTGTATATAACACTTCAATACAATCACTTGGAGAATTGATTGTATTTGTATTCTTATTAATAAGATATATACTTTGAGTTTCAATATTTACAAGACAACAATGTCTATTTATAAGCTTATGTCTTATGTAATTTATTAACTTTGCATAAGTTGTATTTTTATTTATTACAACATAAATCTTATCCATATTTAAAATTTTACAAAATTCTAATTTACAAATTATTTTATTTGGAAAATTTTTCCAAAAATCAATTAAACTATCATCTGTAAATTTAAGCATATTGTAATTACCTAAGTCCTTTATTTTAAATTTAATTCAGTTTAGTTAACTTTAGTTTAGTTTAAGGTATTCAACATTCCATGATATTCCAGCAATTTCAGAATTCATAATAATCCATGGACCAACTGGTTTTATACCAACTTTAATTTTATTATTTAATTCTACTTTAGAAAAATTCTTAGAATTATTATGAAGATACTTATTATTTGAATCATAAAATAATGTATCCTTATTAGCTTTGATTTTCAATGTTTTGTTATTAATGGATAATGAATTTATTACAGCAATAAAATTATCATTAAAAAAATTTGAAAATAATGAAAAGATTTTGTTTTGTATTGAATTAATTAGATTAACCATTTCATCACTAATTTCTATAGTTATTTTAACATCATTTTCTGATTTTTTGATATCTAAAATTTTATATTCATCGTTAGAATAAATTAAAAATGTCTGATTATTATACATTAAATTGTAAAATTCATTTATAAGAAGTTCTTGTGAATCTTGTGATGTAATGCATATTCCTGATTTTGTTGTAAGTTCTAAGTTTTGTATATTAAATTCTTTATTTAAAATTTTTAAATTTGTTTTCATTTAGTTGATAATGTTCTAAACAAATTCCTTTTTAAATAAAGAATATATTTCCTGAAAATTTTTCATATTTTCTTCTAATAAAGTTTCTATATTAGATATACTATTATCTTGGACATATTTTAAAGCTTTAACTGGGCCATAATTTTTCAAACCAGTTTGATTGAAATCGCTACCCATTATTAAACACATAAGAATAAATTTATCAAAACTAATTTCTAAATTTTCTAAAATGTCTGATAATTTATAATATTCTATAGTATCTTTATTTTTAATGTTTGTGATTAAAGTTGAACAACCAAATACAAGAGAATCTAAATCTGCAGATAAAAATCCATGAATTTTGTTTGCTTTCACTAAAAAAGAACCATATTGTTCAGCTTCCCATAATTCAGGACTAATTTCATATTCAATATTATTTTTGTCAAACATATTTTGTAAATCAGTAAAATAACAACGTTTAACAACTTTTTTCCCATCAGACATTTTATTACGTTTATCAATTACATCTTGTTTTAATTTATGACTTTTATTATCAAAAATAAATACGGGTGTAATTGATTGTTTTTTAAATTTTTTAATAAAATTTTCAAAATAAATTAACATGTATTTTTTGATATCATCTGCATCACCATTCCCTATCACATCTTTATCGTCTTTACCATCTTTATCCTCTTTATCATCTTTATATTGTTCATTAACTTTATTACTTATATGACAAAATTTATGTACATAAAGACTTGTATCTATACCAATACGTTTTCCTTTAAAAATACTTAAATTATCAGTTTTTTTATATTTTCCTATTAATTTAGAAAGTCCCTTAATTCCCATTTGATATTACATATTTATAAGAATAAATTCTTAAATATTTTTTTGCAAGATATATGTATAAAGGAATCTCAATAATAAAAAGACCGCTTCTAATAAAATATTATGGTATCTACAAATTCATTAATTCTTATTAATATATTCTTACTTCTTATTCTTACAATTGTATTTTATTTATACTATCCATTATGTAAATATTATTTAATGAAAAATAAAACAGATATATCGCCGAGAATTATCGTTTCTATGACAACATCACCTAAAAGAATTTATCATTTGAAAGATACAATAGATTCTATTATGAATCAAACTGTTGAAGTTGATTATATTCACATAAATTTACCTAAAGTATTTAAAAGAGATAATACAAAATTTACAAAAATCCCTAATTTTTTGTTGGAAAACAAAAAAGTAATATTAAATGTATGCGAGGATATTGGTCCTGCTACTAAAATTGTACCAACTATCAAATCAGATTTTATAGTTCATTCAGATATAATTTTATCTATTGACGATGATATTTATTATCCTAACAATTTAGTTGAAACATATTTGTATTATCATTGTATGTATAGTGATTGTGTATTAACAGGTACATCGTTATTTTATAAAGATGAAACAAAGGGTAAATACAAAGATTCTTTAGTTGAATGTGAACTTTTAGAAGGATTTTCATGTGTATTGTACAAAAAGAAACATCTTGAAGATATACCTTTAGATATTTTTGATAAAACGAAAGTCCCTATATACCATTACTTAGCAGATGATTTGGTTTTGAGTAATTATGTCTTAAAGAAAAATTATAAAATTTTAGCTCTTACAAGAGATGATCCAACTGTAGCTAAAATCAATCCATATGACTACGGTCTTAAAAACGATGCTTTACATAAAGGCGCAGCAGGTTCTGCAGGATGTAAAATTGATGATGATTGTAACAGAGTAAATTACTATAAAACAATGGAATATTTAAAACAAAGAGGTGAATATTATTTATCCAGAACATTTTAATAAATAATGTGGTCTAAATTATTTTATTAAGCTGATTTCATATTTAATTAAGTAAGTAATTAATTAAATGTGAAACTTTAAATTGTATAGTTTATTTAAATTTCTTTTGATATTCTAGTATATCAGATAATGATTTACAAAACGTTTTAGCATCAAAAGTTGTAGTATTTTTATCCATTCCTAATATTTTTAATATATTTCTTCTAGCACTTTCAGACCTTAATAATTTATATATATCACATGATGTTTCCAATTTTTTACTATTTCCTAATATAAAATCAATATTTTTATTTGTTTCTTTAATAAGCAATTTTTTTAATAAAGGCGATGCTTGTGATGTTATCAGTTCTTGTGGTTTAACTGAGGATTTCCTTTTCAAGGATTTTTTATCCTTTAATTCTAGTTTACGAATTTTTTTATGTAATTCTGATTCAATTCGTTTATCAGATGTATCTTCTAATGAAGCATACAAATGATTAGATTTAATATCATTTAAAAGTATTTGTTTTACTAATGGAAACTCGTTTTTATATACAGCAATTTCTAAAGGTGAAAGTCTCGTTTTAACAGAATTTGTTGGAGATGTTCTCGTAATTTCAAACGTTCTGTTTTTTGATATAACTCTTTCTGTTTCTATTTCAGAAACAAGGTATAAATTTCTTGAGTTAATGTATTTATTATACTCACTTTTTGAAAAACGTTGTTTGAGTCCATTCAATTCCCTGCTGATATCTTTAGTTGTTTTACTAGATACAAGGAGAGATTCTATTGGATTATATGTTCCATTTAATTTTTTTATAGTAATATTTTTAGTCATTAATAAATTAAGTAAATATATTAATAATATTAATTATAAAATAAGACTATAAAAAAATTTTAAACAACTGGATGAAGATGTTCCTTTAAGTACTTCTGAATGTTATAAATACTTAGACCCTTTCCGAGGGATGGATCTGTACTCATAATATCATGCTCAAACTTACCAAATAACTTTTGAAGTTTTGCATCAGGCTTCATAATTTTCTTTGGTTTATCCTCAAAATACAAGTTATTTTTTTGAATGTAAGTGTAGATTAACTTAGCAACTTTATCGCGTGGCATAGTTGTACCCTTTTCTAAACCTAGAAAAGTACATAATTGCGGACTCAACAAAGATGGCTTAAATTCACTCTTCTTTTCTGAAGGGGAACGAACTCTCTTGCGCTTTTGAAGCTTGGTTTCCTGCTTATATTGAACCTTCATAAGCTTAATAGCTTGTTCAATAAACTTAATTTGAGACTTAAGATCTGCTAACAATTCAGTTACAGCTTGAACAGTTTGTTCAGTCGTTTCAGTATTAAGAACTTGGGTTTGTTGAGTTGATTGAGTTTGTTGGTCTTGAACAATTGTTTCGGTTTCCATTTTTTGGTTCGTTGTTTATAAGGGGCTAATTACTATTACTTAACTTTTTTTTTTTAAACTTTTAACGCATTTAAAATACGTTTAAATTTAAAGAAAAAATAATATTCCGGTATTTGAGAATTTAAAGAAATAAATAATCAACATCATTTTACTTCAATGATTTCTTACTAATCTTGTATTTATACACAACTTCTTTTCCATTAATTAAAACAGTTTGTGGGTCGTATTTACGCTCTAACGAATAAGCATATATTTTATTTGAATCATCACCTGATTCCTTTACTGATAAATTAATCTTGCAATCCTGTAATTTTTTACTATTTAACTTACAAAACTTATTAAATGCTTTAGATGCGGCTTGACTTGGTGTAGAACTATGAAAAGATGATGTAGAATCAATCTTTGTATACTTAGAACGCTTACTTAAACCTTTTACAACTTCAATAGAAGCTAACTTAAATTCTCTTTTTTCTGTCATTAATCTAATTAACTAATAAAATAATTTATTATAGAATTATTTGTATTTGTATTTATAATTTAAGCAATAAAAAAATAATTAGAACTCTAAAAGTTCTTTAATAGTAATATCATAAAGATTTTTTTTGTTTCTATCGCAAGAAGGAAATATTGATAAAAGATAATTAACAAATTCCTTATCATATAACGTATGATTATTATATAAAATTAATTCATGATATACGGTATTTCCAGAATAATCTACAATGTTGCAATATTTTTCAAATTTAGATATAAAGTCATAATACACTAGATCACTATTTTTATAATGATTTTTTAGATTATTTGCAATAAGATGTAATGGTGTTGTGTAAAATTTAAGCGACTTTAAATTTATATTTAATATTTGTCTAAAGTATAATATAATTTTTGATGAATCTATATAATCTGGATCGTTATTATCAATATAATGTAAATTTCCATCAATTAAATCTAATATATTATATACCATTACTAATTGATGAACCATATTGAATTCATATGAAAATATATATAGAAGATAAAATGATGAATTGTTAATAAGATATTTTAAGTAATCAATTACAACAGATTTATTGGTTTCGTAAATTTGTAAAATACGCATAAATATATCATTTAGACGTAGGTTGTTGTTTAATGATATATTATTATGTAAATCCAAGGAAATAATGTCATTATCAAACTTACGAAGATATTCACATAAAAGATAATCAGTAACATAAAAAGGGATGTGATATTCGTATATCATGTATTTGATAAAAGTTATATATTTGGATTTTTCTAAATTTAATGATGATATATATTTACATAAATTGTTGTAATAATCTTCTTTATCCTTATTAGAAATATCTGATGAATATGCAATTAGACTAAATAAATTAAATAAAAATTTTGAAGTGTTATATCCATCTAAAATAGTCTTTTTTTTATTACATAAAATCAAAAGAGTACTAATGTTTTTTCTTTTTAAAAGAAGACGTTCTATATAATATAATATAACATTATCATCTCTTATTGTCAATGCAGGTGGTCCAAATTGTTTGTAATAAATAATTTCTAATGATTCATCTATATTATCACCTATAATTTTATTCATAATATCCAAATTATACAAAATTTGTGGTTCTGAAAGTTTCTTTTTTAATATAGTATTAAATTTAGTAATTTTAAAGTTATGTCTGCTGATATTAAACATATCATAAACTGATAGATGATTATTCATAATATGCAATTCAAAGTCAAAAAATTGTAGTAATTCTGGATACGCATATTCAGCTAGATAAAAAATAAGCTTACATAAACCCTTATCTGATATAATTTTATTAAATAATACTTTGTTATCTGTTGATAGAATCGGATTATGTGTATTAAATATTAGATATAGAAAGAATCTCAAAAGACGGTGTATCTCAGTTGAACTGTTATAATTATTATTTGTGTAATCATGTAATAACATATCTTTCATTAAAATTTGTATTCTAGATTTTGTAAGATAATAATCTTGAAATAAAACTGAATGAAGTTTTTCAATCTCATCACTAAGTTGTAAATTTTTATTAAAATAACAAGGTAGAAATAAAATAGATAAATGAGTATATGTATCATCTATAGATTGTTCAGATGTTTTATAGAGAGATTTTATTAAATCAATAATAAGAGTTAACTCAATAGAACAAGGCAATTTAGTTAAAATATACAAAATAAACACATTTTTATTAACAGTGGTAGAATTGATAAGTACTTTAATCAATTTTTCAACATAATTTTTATTTAAATATAAATGAGAATAACTACAAATATCAATCAGTTGATCATAAACAGATTCATATAAGGTTATTTCTTGTTTTAAATTTTCTACATGATGTTGTTCTACAATATCATTAATTAAATTTATATTACTTCTACAGTTAGGACATGACTTTTTAGATGCCAATAAAGTATAGTTTGTAAATCTTGTTTTTGACACAATAGGTTTTCCTGTAGATGTAACTTGTTCAATTAACTTTGAATAATCTTTGTAAAATTCATCAATTGATTCTCTTTTTTGAAAATCATGATAATCTTGTAAATAAATTAGACAATAAGATTTATAACAAGAATAATGAAAATGATGATTACATGAAGTTGTTAGTAATTCAGTATTATCGGTAATATATTCCAAACAAATTGAGCAGTACTTAGACATTTAATTATTTTGAATAATATCTTATTATAAATTAAATTTTTTTAATTTACAAAAATTTCACTTTTTCATTTTTTTTTGTATATTCCAAACTTTTTTTAGAAATCGAAATAGTTTTTTCATTTTTACTATTTTTTAATTTTAATTTTGTATTTCTAAAAAAGTTTGGAATATACAAAAAAAATGAAAAAGTAGAAAATTATTTTTAATAAGTTTATTATTTTTTAATAAGTTTATTCTTTTTTGTAAAATATACTACAATAAGAACTAACAGAATCCCTAATCCTATTTTACTATTATCTCTTATATATTGAAAGTAAAATTTCATTAAATATTTATATTCTTTAGGAACCCAGGATAATTCAAATCTATGAATACTAATAGTATTGTTTTTGATATCACATTTTCCAAATGTTTCACATGGTTCAAATGTTGTATTATCAAAGGTAACTAATTCAGATTCATTCTTATAAGTTTTAATACATTTACTAAATAAATTAGGTCCTGATGTCCTAAAAATATATAAACCACTATTTGTGTATTTTTTTTTAGAACAATTAAAAATATTATTTATAATAGAATCTATCCATTTCTTTAATAAAGGATTTTTTTGATTAGATATTATAACAGCATTATTATAAGAATGAAATTCACCAGAATAAACTAGACTTTCAAACCAAGATAAATCTAATTTAGACACGCCTAATTTATGTGTTTTTGTATTTATAAAATCATGTATTTCTGGAAGACTATTCAAAGACCTAAGAATATACATATCCATATCAACCATAATACCACCATTCACATATAAACTTACAACTCGCCCTAAATCAATTTTAGCATGCATATATTGAGCCATATCATATGCTTTACCACATTTATCAGAATAAGAATAACACATTTTTCTTAAATCAGAATCATTTAAACAAAAATAATTCCAATCAGGATTTAACGATTTCCAATTTTTCATATTTTCAATAAATTGTGGTTGCGTAATATTTTTACAACCTTGGAACCAAACTTGATATATATTTTTTTTAAACATCATATTATTACAAACAATGGTATATATTAAAATAAATATATAAAATAAATAATTTTATTGAATAAAGCTTATGTATGATTTATCAATAGTAATAACAGCATATGATGCTAAAATAGCAACAAGTAAATCTATTGTATAATGTGCTCTATTTAAAAGTAGAGCTAAAGCCAGAATAACATTGTATAAAATCAATCCTATTTTATTAGTAATAATACCACTTTTAAACAAGAAAAAAGAACTTATTATTGTTGTTGCAAAATGACCACTAAATATTTTATCATAACAATGGCCAAATACAATATTATACCAGCTATATTTTTCATTATGTACATAATCTTTTGTTTTTGGTAAAATTGTTGAATGAATAAAGATGCTTCTTAATAAATGAATCAATAAAAATGAAATACTAAATTGTTTATAAATTTCAGCTTTAGCAAAAAAGAATATTAATATAACAGGAATAGCAACAAGTATATCAATAAAATATTCAAGTGATTTGTAGTCAGATAAATCAGGAAGATATCTATATGCTATATCAAAAACTTTTGGTTTAGTTTTATTATTTTTAATTCTTGATTCATAAAATCCATTACCCATATAATAGACATTATATGACAGGGTCATTTGTATTATGACTAATAAAAGGATTAAAATATTCTGATGCATAATAGTATATATTAAATTTGTTTAAAACAAACACTAATTATTATTACTCTAATATTAAATATTAATAAAATTTTTAACTACATCTGACTACTTACACATTAATTTAATTTAAGTTTAAAGATAAAAGTATTTTTATTAGCTATTATAATAAGGTAAAATGAAAAAAGTTAAAAATATCATTAATGCTACAAATGATATTGTAAGTGTTGATATTGATAAACATAAAAAAGATGATTTTATTAATTATATTAAAACAAAGAAAGAACAGGAAAATAGAGAAAAAGCGTTATCAAATAATAAAACATATATGGATTATGTTGATAGTTCAACCTTTAATATTAAACAGGGATTTGAGATAGGTAATGGGATTTCTGGTATAGATCCAGATAATACTAAAATTATTCAAAAACTTCAAAAAAATATTGTATGTATTGATTCTAAATTTAGAGATAAAACTTTGTATCCTAATAGTAATTTTTTCCGTACTTTTTTAGGGAAAAATTTTAAAAATGTTGTAAAAATTCGTCTTGCTTCTACTCAAATTCCTAATATTGAGGAAATTATAAAAGACGAACCTACAGATTTGCAAAACAATATAATATCATGGCAAAATCAGGAAGATTATACTTCTGGAATAAGAACAGAATGTCCATTTCAATATGATACAGTAAATACTAAATTAATTATTACAATTACAAATCATAATTTAGAAGTTAATTCAAACGTAGTCTTATACTATTTTGATAGTTCTATTAGCTCATTAATTGATTTAGAAGGTTTTAGAGAATCATTTGTTATTGATGAGAATACAGTGGAAGTTCCATTTACGTCAATATCTAATTTTTCTGGTACAATTAATGTTGATTTAGGTGTCCCAGTTTATGAAGTAGCAATAACACCTGGTGCATACGATTCAACAAAATTAGGAGAAGAATTAATAACACAAATGAATAAAGTATTGAGAAGTAATGGGGAACCTCATTATTTTACGGTTAGTGTTAATAATAAAACTGATATTTTTGAATTCAAAAATTTCAATATTAGAAAATTGGATTTATCTCCAATTAGTACATCATCAGGAAGTAATATCATTACAGTTACGGCTTTAGAACATGGTATTTTAGAAAATGAAGAAATCTTAATAGATGGAAGTATAAATGTAGGTGGTATAAGTTCTAATTTTATTAATGGAATTTATAGAGTATTTAATGTTACACTTGATACATTTCAATATCAAGTAAATTCTCGTGCATCTATTAATGCAACATCTGGAGGAAATAGTGTTATTATTGGAAGATATATGCCATTTCGTTTTCTATTTAATTCTAGTAATACATTACTTCAATTTAATATTGGATTTCCAGATGAAGATTCATCAGAATATATAGGTTCAGAAAATCCTATAGAAACGTTTAAAATTCCAATTAAAAATATTTATACTAATGTTCCAGAAGGATTTACAACAATCGAAACGGTGTCAGAACATTATTTATTAGGTGCAAATATAGTTAATATTTCAAATATAACAATTAATGCAATTCCTATAAGAATTACAACATCTTCATCTCACAATATTAATAGCGATACAAATGTATTTATAAAATTGCCTAATGCAACACCAAAATTAGAGAATAAGTTAATACAAGTTAGACCAGAAACAAAAAATACATTATTAGTGTTAAATCCAGAATTTATCATTAGTTCTGTTTCAAATTATACAAATGCAATTATTTTTAAATACAATAACAAAATTAATATTTATGATTTAATTGCAAGTTCTGAAAATAATGAGCAATATATCTATGGTAAGGGATTAGATGTTTATTCTGTGTTATCTAGTACAAAATTCACTATACCAGGAGTATATGATTATTTAGAAGAATCAAGTATTTCATCTAGTAGTATAGGAATAACAAAAATAAAGATAACTCATCCTAATAATGATTTTAATACTTTTACACAATTTATTAATAATAATGAATTACCTATTTATCCAATACCAGGTACAAGTACAAATTTTTATTCAGTAGGAAGTAAATTTTTATTAGATTCTGATAATTTTAATAATAAATATAAAACAAATTGTATTCTTGTTGAAAATGATCCTATTTTAGCCAACAGTTCAAGAAATATTTTAGCAATAACATCACCATCATTAGGTGTTGTAAGGATTCAATTAACAAGTGAATATTATTATGTTATTGGTGAAAAAATCACAATATCTGGAACTAATGCATTAGATGGAGAATGGACTATTTATGATACACAACCCGGTTTACCGGTAACACCTCCATATGATATTTATTCTGTAGCATATATAGATATTTTAACAAATATTATAGATTTTAGTATTGTATCACCTCCAGCAACAGTTACTCCATCATTTCATAATACAAATACAATTAGAATTTTATATAAGAATCATAATTATCAACAAAATAAGATGTTAAAATTAATGGATATAAATCCATTGATTACAGGATTAGATTTTATTGAATATACAATATCTCCTATAAGTAGCAATTCATTTTTAATTAAATTTGATCATACTTTAGCTACATTAGATGCTGTCGTTGCTGTTTTAGATAATGAAAATAAACTCGAAATTTCTAACACAACGCCAAATACAATAAAACCAAATTCATTAGGGTCAATAGACTTTTATAATACGTATGAAATTAAAGACATTACTGGTGAAATTAAATTAGGTGATGAAACATATATTAATCAGATTACACTACCATCTGAGTTATCTAACATTAATATTACGTCAACAGATGATGGTTCAATCATTTACGTATCTGGAACAGATGGATATCCATTTTTTTCGCTTTCACCAGGAATTTATGAATATTTTTTAGCTGATACTCAAAATAGATACATGAAAGGTACAGTTTCTAGTAATGGCTCTGTATCATTTAAAGATGTCACTCCTAATTCTATTTTTCCATTAAATAACAGCGATTTTATTACAATAACAAATAATAACTTATTACCAGGCTTATCACTTCAAAATTATCCTATAACAAAATTATCAAATTATTCTTTTTTGATTAATTACTCACACAATACTAAGATAGACGATTTTATTGCAGTTCAGTTTAAAAATGAATATACAGGAAATTCATATGGTAACATGAACGCTCTTGTGTTAGAAAATGATCCAAATTTTGTAGATGATGTAGAAATAGTATATATAAAAGATGTATCTAATAGTGAAATAAGTAATGTAAAAGAAATTGGACTTAGAACTCCATTTACGTATGTAAACGGAGAAAGTATTACTATTAATGGAACTACGGCATTAGATGGAACATATAACGTTTTGACATCATCATTTATTTCTAATGAATTAATAACAAGTGATATTACACAAAGGTCTTTACCAAGTAATTATACAACAAAAATAATAAATAAAGGGAAAGAAATATATATTATCAAGCAAGTTGGTCCATATAATGTTATATCATATTCAAATGATTATGGATATTCATATGTTGATTTATTTCCTAATACAGATTCTGTTATAATAGATTTTGATGTATCAAATACAAATAATTCAAATAACAAAACTATTGTTTTATTTACATGGAATATGTCAAATTTTATATCATATGTGATAATATCATACGACAATGGTTCTACCTGGGAAACTCCAATAGATCTAAATTCTTTATATAATACAAATTATGATTTAGGTATATTCCGATATGAAAGTATATGTATTAGTGATAATGGAAATAATATAGTTGTATCCGGTACTGATTTTCTAACGAGCTATAGATATATTATTTTTAAATCATCAAATTCTGGTCTTTCATGGACTGATGATACAAATATAGTATCAACTCTTTTAGTACCTTTAAATAGTATGTTAGAAAAAACTAAAGTTAAATGTACAAACTCTGGAAGAATTTATGCAGTATTTTCAAATACAGTAGAAGAATTGGTAATATATAATGGAATAGCTTGGTCAATATCCACTGTAGTACGTCCTATATATTTTACATATCTAGTTAGAGGGTTGTCTATTAGTAAAAATGGTGAGATTATAATATTCGGATATGGTGCTAATTCTGACTCAATACCACTTATATTAGTAAGTACAGATTTTGGTCAAACTATAACAGTAGAAAATAATCCACTGTTTAATATAAATTCATTTGAAAATTTAAAAGATATTTATATAGATGAATCTGGGCAATATCAATTTATAGTGCTTTATGAGTATTTTTTCTCTCAAACTAGTAGAATATTATATAAAAATAAAAATTATGATGATACGTTTCGTGTATTAAGTAATGAGGCTTATGAAATAAATTCTATATCAATTTCACCAGATGCTAATAATTTAGCATATTTTAATGTTACAGGACAAGTATTTTCAGGAGGTGTTGTATACAATACAAATATAACAGCGACAGAATTTACTGGATTTTCACAATCACAGCTCTTGTATATTCAATCAACACAAACCGATAATACATTTACTCAAATACCATCTATAACTTTTAATAATACACAATCTAATACAATTAGACTTGTATATCCTGCAAATGATAATCAATTAAAACCTAGCAGTATAAGATGTAGTAAAGATGGTAAATATATATATGTTATTCCTGAGGATAAAATGGGTGCAAATGAATATTACTATAGTAATAATTTTGGAGAATTGTGGGAATTGCAAGAACCACCAGATTCTTTTGTAAATGGATTTGATTTATCTATCAATGATACAGGAAATCTAGTTATGTTATTTGGTAATATATTTACATCACCAACTAATTATTCTATATATAGAAGTCTGGATTTCGGAGCAAATTTTACACAAATTACAGCAATTTCTGAAGTAATAGATCCTGGTTTTAGAAAGATTAATGTATCTGATGATGGAAAATATCAATTTTTATCATTTTTAGTTCCCTCCAACATAACAATTAGAAAAGTAGTATTTTATATAAGTAATGATTTTGGAGTCACATTTACAAAAATAACAAGTATTTCAGATATATATAGATATGATGATGGCAACTTTACAAATCCAAGAGCTGGATTAAGTAGTTCTGGGCAGTATATAACTGCAACAGCACAAATTGATGATATGAATGGAGATTCTGTTATTTTAACAAGTCAGGATTATGGAGTCAATTTTAATATTATTCCATTTTCTTCTAGTTATAAATTGTATGGTATAGTTATGTCAAATAGTGGTAAATTTCAAATAGCTTACGGAACACATGTATTTTTTTCAGAAGATTATGGTGTTTCATGGAATAATTTTGATAATGACAATAATTTATGGAATACAGCATTAGTTCCCATTCCAAAACCACCATTGATAACCAAATTCTCAAGTTTATTTTTAGCAGGAAATTCAAAAAGTTTTTATGCAACACGTCAATTAAGTTCTACAATTTCTGATGCATGTGAAACTAGTAATATTATTTATCAGTGGTATGTTCAAAACAATGAATTAACAATTGAAGTTGAACCTAATAAACATAATTGGTATAATAATGATACAATATCTATACAAAATAATCCAGATATATTTTTAAATGGTGATTATCAAATAATATCATCAACACAAAATACATTAAATATTGTACCCACCGTTTTAATTAGCCCATCTAATCCAATACAATTTGGTGATATAATTAATAAATCCAGATTACATTACATTAATACAGAACCAATCACGTTTTTATCAGGAGCTGAACTCGTTTTAGTAGAAAATTCATATAGTTCTCCAATTAATATAGATATTCAAAGTATAAAATTAGTCCAAAATGGATTAATTCAAATAACACTTATTAATCCTTCTTATATTTGTGCAGGAGAATCAATAACATTAACAGGAACAAATTCATTAGATGGAATATATTCTGTGTATATAGTCAACGGACAGATTCCAACAAATATTATTTATTTAGAAATACCTAAAACTGAAACTGATGTTTCATTTCTTTTACCTACTCCTTATATTACACCAAATTACAATGAAGCTAATACATTAAGAATTATTGATAATATAAACAATTCTGAATTATTAAATTTAAAAGTAGGAAGTCAATTATATATTTTAGATACTGGTTCTCCTCCTATTATTCCAAATAACACTATGTATTATGTAAAGGATATTTTAGGAGATAATTCATTTACAATTTCATATACACATGCACCAGATTCATTTACAGATGAATATCCAATAACTGCTCAATTTGATTCAATTGTATTGGCAAATTTATATAGAAATCAGAATATTACATTATATAGAGTTGACTCTGCAACCAAAACAAATGAAATTGGTGGAATTTCATTGGATATAATTAATAACGTTCAATATAATATTGAAAGGATTCTGGATACAAATTCATATTTAATAAATACTATAGGAACACCATCCACCTATGCAGGAAATTATGGTGGAAATTCTGTTTATATATCTAGTATATTAAATGGTATTAAGAACGCACAATTGAATACTGTAGATGGAACAGAATTAACAAAACTATTTAGGTCTATTTCATTGGAAGGATATAATTATATTTATTTATGTACATTTGGTAAGGAAACTGATTTAGATGTCATCTATTCTAATAATAATAGTAAAGTGAATAATATATTTGCGAAAATTTTGTTAGATCAACCACAAGGATTTATGTGTTTTGATTCTTTTATATCAACAGAAAAAAATTACTATACACCCTTACCTGAACTATCAGAATTAACATTCGCTATATACACACCAGATGGAAATCTATATAATTTCAATGATACAGATTATTCTATTGACTTGGAAATAACAACAATTATTGAGGAAATTGATCAAGCATATTTGTCATCAAATAATAATACAAATTTAAGATACAATCAAATTCTGAATGAACAATCATCCAAGGGAGAAAGTTCTAATTCAGTAGCGAGATCTAAAGTAAGAAAAACAAAAAGCTAATATAGGTTAAATAAATTTGATTTTATTTTTAATGAATTTATATTCAAAAAAATAAAATTAAAATGATATAAAGGTTTAAATATTTTGATGGAAAATAGTATTAATATTCATACTAATGCTAATAATAATAGTAGTATTACTAGTAATACTATTGAAAATATTAAGAAACAATATAATTTGATTGAAAAAGAATATTATTTAAATTATGAAACACATAGATATTATTCTAATTTTTACTATTACATGAACATAATGAATATTATATTTATTTGTAGTTCTACAATTACAAATTTTGTGAATCAATTATATAGAGAAAATATATACGTAAGTATTACAGTAAATTCTATTTTATTTATAACATCTGTAAATACAGGAATTCTTCATTTTTTACAATATGAAAAATTATCCGAAATTCATCTAACAAAAGCTAATGCATATAAAAGTCTATTATTATCAATTAAAAGACATCAAATAAATTTAGATAATGATGAAACGATGACAGATAAAAAACAAAGAGAATTTTTGAAATGGATTATAGAAAAATATGACCAATTGTTATTATCTGGTCCATCAATACCAGATTACGTAAAGAATAAAAGTAAAATAGGATTTAAACCTAATAAATTATTAGGACCTGATTATGAAATGTCTGAAGTTAAAATAGATAACGATTCTTCTAATGAAATTGTATCTAAAGAAGATGTATATCAAATTGAAAGGTGGTTAAATTTACAATAAAATAAAATAAACTAGATCTGGTCCCTAACTTTATTTACGCCCTTGAAGATTTAAAACACCGATTATAAATTTTAACCTATTTGTATGTCTTTGGAATACGTTGTTTATAATCGGCGTTTTAAATCTTCAAGGGTGTAAATAAAATGTCTTTAATACTATTTGCGTCAGATATTGGCTTATATAAGCAATAATCAAAATGCTCCTTTTCTATATAATCATTTTTTTTCTCTAATAAATAAGCAGTCATTGCTATAAACTTTGTATGACGTTTTAAATTATTATTTTTAATGTAATTATAAACTTCAATACCAGAAATACCACCAGGCATTCTAATATCTAAGAATACATAATCAAATGTATTATTTTTGATTGCATCAATAGCGGTTTCACCTGAATTGCACATTTTAATACATGATTTATCTATATTCATTTTTATAAGAAATATTTCCAGAATTTGACGATTAATTGCAATATCATCTACAATTAGAATTTGTTTTGATTTAATTGAATTTTGAGAATCACAGTCTTTTTTACAATAAAAAAAATCTGGCAATACGTTAATTAATATATCTCTTAACATATCTTCTGGAACTGGTTTGAATAAGAAATGAAGAAAAAAATCTTCTGATTCTTTAGGAATTTCTTTGAGTGAAGATAGGGCTATTAAAGGGTAAGATATTTTATATTCTTTAACTAATTTTTCTGCCAACCAAATTCCTGAATTTTCAGGCATCACAATATCAATGAGAGCACAATAATATTCATGTTTTTTTGCATAAAATATTGCTTCATGGATATTAGAACAAGCAACAGAAATCATACCCCACTTTTCACACTGTTTCATCAAACTCATTCTATTAATAGGATTATCATCAACAATAAGTATATATTTTCCTTTTAAATGAGAATTTGCGTCAATAGATTTATCTATAATGTGCGCAGCCTTGGTTTTTATTTTTACAGAGATACAAGTTCCTTTATTAATCTCACTTGTTTTTATTGTTATATCTCCATCCATCAAATTACATAATTTTTTACAAATAACAAGACCTAAGCCAGTTCCTTCTCTATATGAATTTGATGCTTGTACGAATGGTTTAAACAATTTGGGAATTAATTCTTTTGGAATACCCAGACCAGTATCTATAACTTCAAATTCTAATAAATTATAATCAGCAGATTTAGATGACTGATTTAATGAATGAACTAAAATTTTAATAGAACCATTTTTTGTAAATTTTAATGAATTATTTAGAAGATTTATGAAGATTTGTTTTAACCGTTGGTGGTCTCCCAAAATAAACTCAGGAACATCATCATCAATATGATATGATACATTATTATTTGTTTCTCTAATTTTTGATATATTTATATCTATACTACTTTCAATACAATTTTTAATAGAAAACGGTTTAAGGTCCAATTCAAGGGAGCCATTATCTAATTTAGAATAATCAAGAATATCATTTACAATACCTAATAAATCATAATTACATTTTTCAATATTATTTACACAAAATTTTTGTTCTTTAGATAAATTTGTATCTTTTAATATTTGAGTCATTCCTATAATGCCATTTAAAGGAGTTCTGAATTCATGAGACATGTTAGATATAAAAGAACCCTTGGATTTATTTAAATCAATAAAAAATTCATCATTAGAACCAGTGTTTACTTGACCTATAACAAGAAAATCATTTATTTTAATCATAAGCAAAATTTTATCACCGTGTAATTTTACATAAACAACTGAATCTGATAGATTATTAATACAAGAATCATCTATTTTTTGATAATAATATTGTACATTATGACCTATAGTTTCTGTAAAAAAATTATCCTTATATATACATTCATATCCAGAAGGTGGAGTGTATTTAAAAATAAGAGTTTTAATTTGTAAAAATAATAGTAATTTATAATTATCTATTATTTGATTGTTCATTAAGTAATCAATTTTTAAATAGTTTGGATGTGTGTATTATAATCTTTATTGAAAAGATGTTTAAATTAAATAATACAATTTGAATTGTCTTAGTATTATTTAATAAAAAATTATTTTATATGTTTCTTTTTGTTTCTTTTTGGTTTAATTTTCATCATCTTCTTCAAAAATTCTAGTAGAAGTTTCATTTTCTTGTGATTCTTGTGACTGTTTTTGAGATGCTTCCATCGCCTTGTAAAATTCCTCTGCAAGTTTAAGTTGTTCTTCATGATTAAAGTTATTCATGGAATGACCTTCTTCCTCGTCTTCGTCATCACTTGTCATATAATGGTCTTCATCTTCATTATTATTGGATGAGGTTTCGCTTTTATCATCCATTTCATCAAATGTTTTTTTAACATAAGATAGTTCATTTTCGATATTATAAAATTTATTATAAAAATAATAACTTACTGCAGTAAGTAATAGAAGAGATACAATAATAAGAATGTAAATTAAATATAGTTCTGACATTTATGTTTTACGTATGTATTATGAATAAAACAAAAGTATTAATTAAAATTATAATAGAATTTAAAAGTATAAAAAAAACGTAAATAATTAAGGTTATTTACATTATTTATTCTTCTATTTGAAGCATACTTAAAATATTTTTTTGTCTTTTTGGTTTTTTCTTTGTCGGTTTAATATCTAAAATATCAGATGACGATTGATTGTATTTACTAATTAAACTATGACTATGATTCATAGAATTAGATGATGAATTTTGTGTATTGTCATTTGTATTTTTATTTAAAATGTTTATAACACAAGTTTCTCTTATTTCTGATGAAATATAAATAATAGGATATTCAACAATTTCATATTTTGTTTTATTTTCAAAACTACTTCTGTATGCATCTATAGATAAAAATCCTCCAAATTTTTGTAAAGTTTCTCTAGGAGGTGCTCTTTTTAATTCAATTTCATTGACTTTTAAACCATACATTCTTTTATACAAGTAGTATACTAATGATGTTGAACCTTCTCTAAACCTAACAGAATATGCTAAACAACAATTAAAACTACAAAATACCCCTCTACATTTAAAAGTTTTTTTAATGTCATCATATTTGACAGGAAGTGGAATAGGTGGTTTATTAATATCTAAATCATGACAACACCACCAACAAGAAGAATCTATATTAGTTTTATTATGTATTTCCTTTATATTATTAGTTATTTTATGAATATCTTCATTTAAATCATACACAAATTGTGAATTATAAATATTAATTTTTTCAAAATTGCCTGAATCTGTCAATGAAATTTTTGTTAAAAAAGAATTTTTATCTATAAAATTAAAATCTCTTGATTTACTAGGTAAGACTTGTTTGTTATTGTTGTTATTCTTATTATTATTAGATACAATAGTTTCCTCATAATATTCTATTGGTTGAATAGGTTTAATATCGGATGGATCCGGGTAAAATGAATTAAAATTGACTGAAAATTCATTTTTTTCTTGAAATTGTTGATCAAAAGATGATATTTCTTCTTTTGAAATATTCAAATCTAAATATAGAATTTTGGGCATCAATTATAATTAACTTTCATTACTTTAATATATCATTATTATTTTAAATAACTTATTTTTTATTATCAAAATAAGTTATTTAACTTAATTTACTTTACCATTTTATTTAAACTTTTTTGACTACTTGTGCAACAAGTTTAATGCTTTTTGCAGATTGACTTAATTTTTGTTTGCCGTTAGTCTTCTTTGATTTAATTGAAATCTTCTTACTTACATTTTGTTTTGTCTTTGTCTTTTTAGATTTAATTGAACTCTTTTTACTTACATTTTGTTTTGATTTTTTTGGATTTTTCTTCTCTAATTTTTTCTGCTTTAACTTCTCCTTCTTTTTATTTACCTTTTCCTGTAGTAATTTTATATGATCAATAACCTTTTTGTATTTTTTCTTATCTTGTTCTGCACTTTTCTTGTCTAAAGGAATTTTAATTAAATTTTTACTAACAGGGTCTAAAACAATTAACTTATTTTGAACTTTACCCTGTTTTGACATACGCTTAATAAACTCAGGAGTGCTTATTTTATTTACATTAGGATTTTTTTCAAAAAAGTTAATAGGTATTTTTTTTAAATAAGACATTTTAAAAGTATAAATAGTATTATTACTAATATTACAAAAAAATAATTTATTAGACATTTTAGATGGAAAAACATAAAGAATTATTATTTAATAATTCAAATATTTGATAAAGATAGACACAATCTTTTTTATTATAGTCAATAATATCTAATGAATGAGTATTTTCTTTATCTAATAAATAGACTCCAATTGTATCCAAACCATCTTCAATTATGTTTGTATTTGATGTTTTAAGCATTCTTGATGATGAAACATTACCCTGATAATATGTCAGATTAACAGGAATCTTATCATATTCCTCCGATTTAAATAAACTAATTATTTCTTTTAATTTAAAGGATTTCATTCCCTTAAAAATTATTTCATTTTTCAAAATAAATTCATATAGATCAAAAAAATTGAAGTTATCAAATGCAATATTATCAATTGTTCTATTAGTATAATTTCTTAAAAATGATAATTCAGCGTTAGACCAATGTATTAAAATTGGATTTGTTAATGAGTTTATTTTATTATAAAAAGCAGTCATCATGTTAAATTCTGCTTTAGCATCCAAAGAAATATTATTTGAATTATGAATGTAATAGCTGAAGTATTCTAATTTATTAGTATTGATATTTAATACATACATACCTATATTAAAAATAATTGTTTTTTTTGTTAAAAAAGGAAAATTTTTGATACTATCTTTTGATATAATATTATTTACAACCTCAAAGTCAAAAAAACAAAGGTTTTCATATGTATTTTTAATATATTTCAATGTATTTTTAATTATATTTATTTTATTATATGGTATTTCTAATTCTGGATATGTATTCTCTTCATTGCTACTAGAGAGAAGACTTTTTCCTCTATTTTTAAGAATAGAATCAATAATATTAGATTTTCCGGATTTTATCCCAAAAGAATTACATGAGTACTTCATAGATTTTGTGCAATTTTTATTATATGGTTTAAATCTATTTGATTTTAAGTAATTACTTCTAGATTTAGAAGAACAAAAATAATATTGAGTTATTTCATCAGATTCTTGAGAAATTTTCTTCTTAATAGAATGATAAGGATAATCCATAGTATTTTTCATATTTGGAAATATAGTTTTACCTATAACTAATTTTGGAACAGTTGTGGTTATAAAATTATAGATATAGCTTAAATCTAAAATAAATGAGTCTTTAGTATAAGAATCTTTGGTAATTGTATATTTAATAAAATTATCAGAATTGATATAATTATCTTGAATTGGTAAAAAACAAACAACATTGGATATTTTATCAGATAATAATGTATTCTTAGATAACAAATTTAATAATCCATAGTAATAATATTTGGATATAAATTCATAATACTTTTTATTATTAGACAGCCTTACTGTGGGAATGCATATGATATATTGTTCATCTTGAATGATATCCTTTGATGAAGTGAAAATACTGCTACTTTTTATGAGAAAAAATGATTCAGATGTAAAATTTAAAAATGATAATTTAGGATTTAAAATTGCATCAAAATTGTGATATTTTAAGATATGCTTTAAATGTACTTTTTGTTTATCAAAATCTAAACAGTTATATGTTTTCGATAAAAATGAATATAAATTGGATTTTATTTCTGAAAAGCATTCATTAATGTATTTTATAAAATGATTTGGTTTATCTAATAAAGATGGTTTATATCTATCAAAATAATAATAAATTGGATCATCATATAAAAAATATTTCACATAAGAGATAGAATAGTAATTATTTATTTGATGAATCATTAAGTAACTATAATATTTGTAGCCGTAAACGATAGTTTTAGTAATATTATAGTGATTTAGTTTTAAATATAACATTATCTATTTTTTTTGAATATAATGTTTTTCTTTTTTTAGCCTGGTTTTTAAATAATGAATAATTTTTATCTATAATGTCTATAATGCACGGATCTATTTCAGTATGTGTTTTTCTGTAAATTCTTCCAATAGCTTGTTCTATATTACTTCTTGGGGTTAAAAACAATAATGTGTTAATGGATGGTTCGTCAAATCCCTGGATAACCATTTGATAAGTAGCTAAAATTATTTGTTTATGTCTTGATATTTGTAATTCGTGTTGTTTCATTGAACCTATATATAATCCTACATCTATATTTTTAGATAAAAGAGAATCTTGTATATACATTAATTGAGATATTCTATCACTCATACAAAGGATTTTTCTTTGAGATTGACCTTCCTTATTAATTATATCAATAATAATATCAATGATTTTATCATTTCTGTCTTTTGAAGACGAAATATTATTTATAAGCATAGCCATATTAGGTTTTTCTGAACCAAATAATTTTATAGTACCAATTTCACCACAATCTATATTAGAATTATACAATAGAACTTCTGTTTGTTGTTTTTTATTATTATTTATATTAGTATATATAACAGGTCCTAGAAATCCAGAAAAAACTTTATCTAAACCATCAGCTCTATTTAATGTGGCAGATAAGCCAAATTGATATTTGGCTGTAATTTTAAAAAATATTTTACTAAATGATTTAGTTGGCATACTATGAACTTCATCTATAAAAACAATATTAAATGAAGATAATGATGATAATTTAATTTGGGAATTACTACTTATTGTTTGAACCATACCAATAACTATATCTTTATTTTCAATATCAAAAATTTTACCTTGTATAATCCCGACAGAATAAGATGGTAGAAAAGACATAATCTTATCTTTCCATTGATATAACAAATCCATTTTATTAACAAGTATCAATGCTTTCATTTTAACTTTTTGTATTATAGCTAAGGATAGAACTGTTTTTCCTGAAGATGTTGATAAATTGATTATACCAGAATAAATTTCACCATTACTAATACTATTACTATTAACAGTGCCACAGTTTAATATATTATTACTGCATATATCAAAACAATGTTGCTGGTCTCCTTTACGTAAATTTATTATTGGATCTACAGTATTATTTCTAATACTTAATGAATGATTCACGAAACAAGGTAAAGAATCAATATAATTTAAGAAAACAGATTTTTCAATATTATATTGTTTATATAAAGTTTTATAAAAATTATCATTTAGAATACCTAATAAATCAAAGTAGTATGGTATTATTATATAATCTTTTGTTTCATGAAACAAATCAAATGATATATTATTTAAATGATTTTTATATTGGTTATTTTTATGACTATTTTCTGGCTTTAAATAGCCTAAATTTGGTGTAATTTTACAGTTATTTTTAATAATATTCACAATAGAATGAGTATCAATAGTTACTTCATTTATAATGACATAAGGTTCTTTTTTAGAAATGATTTTTAGAACCATATAACTTCAAAAACAATACTATTTAATGTTTATGTATGTAATTATATTACAAATGTTATTTTAAACTATTTATGTAAAAAGAGATAAATATCTCCTAAATGCTCTATTTGTATCTAACATATTATCCTTAAGATAAAACTTAAAATAAGTGAAATAACTGAATGTGTTTATTGAAGTTGTAATATAAAAGATTACATTACTATATTTATAGTTTGGAACAGAAATAATATTAATAGAATTATTGTTTATATTTAGTTTTTTTCTAACAAAATAGATGTTATTATAAATTATACGTGTATTTGTGTCATCTATAAAATGAAAAAATATACATTTAAAATTATAGAATCTATATTTTGAAGAATTGAGTAAGATATCCTTTAATGTTGAAAAAATAATATTATATCCTATTTTATTATGAACAATAATTTTATCTGATGTATAATTATACAAAAATTCTGAATCATTGAATATAAACAAAATATCTACAAATTTCATTGAGGGTTGAGTCTGGTTTAAAATTATTGATTTACTCATTTTTGTATAATTGTACTTATAATTAATTATAATTTAGGATTATTATTATTAAATTTTTTTATAAATATCAACATAATCTATAAGTAAATAATTATTTGACGATTCATCATCTTTAATATTATTATATTTTAATAATTTAATATAGTTTTGTTTTTGGGGTGAATCATATAAAAAACGGAAATAAGAGTTTATATCTAAAGGAGCAATATAATAAAAGTTTAATTGATTAAGTGATTCTAAATTACAAGATATATAATTAATAATAGTATTAATAGATGGACTTGTATAATACATATATGCCCAATTATATGTGGGACAATGTTTTATATAATATAATAAATTCCAATACGTTGTTTTTAAATAGTTATATGTTTTATGATTTGAATATTTTTCATATTGATTGACAATATGCGGAACACTGTGATGATTATTTATATTTTCATTGAAGTTTATTGAATAATACAAAAAAATTTTATAAAGTATATGAAAATTTATAGTCATATGATCTGTGTTAATAAGATATTTATATTCGGATGATAATACATTTACATAACTTTTTATAATTTGTTCTTTATACAATTGTCTTGACATGTTTTTAGATAAAGATAAATCAGATAATCTGGGTAAAGTTTTATTACCATAAAAAAACATTAAATAAACATAATCTGTTATAACATTCATTTTACTTAAAAATAAAAATGTAATATTCTTTTGAATATGAGAAAAAAGTTTATCTTGTATATTATTTATATTGTATATAAGATTATCATTTAAGACTGTAATATGTTTATCTTGTAACATTGCTAAGTATAATATTATTTCTGATTTTGAGTAAATAACATTATAATGTTGTTTATTATAATTTTTTCTTATGTAGGATATTATTTTAATATCAGCTTCTGACGGAGATAAATAATTTGAAAACATTATTTTTACCTTTATATCTTTTTTTCTATTGATATAAGCATTAACAAGTTCTTTTGTATATTCAAGAAACTTAAGATTTAATGTATAATCAGATTCATATTTAGAATTATTAAATTCAGTTTTTATAATCGAATAATGTTGTATTGTTTCTATACTTAAATCATCTATTGTGCAATAACTTTTTATTAACTGTTGTTTATTATTAAAAATTGTACTTTTTGGAGGAACACCATTAGATGCAATATATATTAGATTAATAGGATTTGTGATATTAATGATTTCATCTAATTTTTGAAACATGTGTTGTTTTATTGATTCCTGTGAATAAGATTTAAATTCTAAAAATGATACAATATCATCTAGATTAATAAATAAGTTATCACATTTATTTTCAAATTTCATATTAGTGTAATTATTAGTTTAATTATTCTTTTAAATAATAAATAATTAAGGTATATCTATAATTATAAGTATAATTATAAGTATAATTATAACTATAATTATCTAGAATAACGTTTTAAACGTTATTCTCTTCAATAATGTGAATATGTTTTATTAAAAAGATGGATGAATACTAATGGTAGTACATTCATTAGTCAAAGGTAAAATTTTGAGAGTAATGTGATTACGTAAAATAAGATTAATTGTTGATAGAATATCTACTAAATGTCTAGAAAATACATCATTTCTTAGATATATGTAATTTGAAAATTTAGAAGCGAGAATGTCATTGGATGTAATATATAATAATTCATCGTTATAAGAGTAAATATAATTAAAGAGTAGTATTGAAAAGGTTTTAATATCATTATCTAGGGATTGGATTGAATATTTGAATTGTTCTAGTAAGAATTGATAATCTTTTGTATCTTGACATTTAATCTTCTTGAATTGGTATAATTTTGCATTAGCATTAGTATTAGTATTATTATTGTTGAGGTCTTGCGTCATTTAAAATTATATTATATAAATGGTGAAAATATTTAAATTTTTTATATGCTAATTATAAAATATAATTTTACATAATATTATAATTTGAATTATTTAATATGAAACTTGATAAAACTACTATTAAAAAATTAATAAAAAATGAGCAAGATTTTATTAAAAAAAATAAAACGTTAGATAAAACTTCAATAGAAAAAAGAAATACAACTTTTTTGGCTACTATGAAAAAATATCTTAGTAATTCAGTGTACTTTCTAGTTATGCTACAAGTTTTGTATGTAATATATAGTCTTATTAATTCTCCACCTGATAGAACTTTTAGTGGCCTTCAATTTTTATTTGTCTCTATATATGTTCTTATATTTATTGTACTACCATTAATATTTTTGCGTATATTGCTTTCTGTAATTACTAAAATAGAAAAATTAACGAGTAAATCGAATGGAAGTGTTAGTAAAGATGCTATTATTAAGCAAATGTCAAAAAAGAATGAAGAAAAGTTAATGAAATTAATGAAAACAAAGAAAATTGGTAAAAAATAAATTAAATTTTTTGAAAATGGAATTCAAATTTAATTTAGTTTTATTGTGGGACTGTTGGAATACATGTTCCATAAATAAAGAATAAGTAAAATATTAAATATAAGGAACCAAAATTGAATGCAAAGAAGCCATAAAATGCTTTTGTTAAAACAGGAAGTCCTCTTATTGTATTACAAGTCCAGGATAAATATAAAGCGTATACTGATATAATCAGATATAAAATAAAACTTAATACTTGAGATACAACACGTGTATCTGACATACATTTATTTTTTTCTTCAGAACTACAAGTTAAATTTCTAAAACAAAAGAATTCAATCATATTTTAAGAAACTTAAGATAATTTATTATTTATTATATAATATTTAGTTAATAAAATATTTTTATTGTTTTAAAACTTACTTTAATCTAACTCTAACAGATGGAGCACATGTTCCAGAAACAAATATCATATAAAATATTAAATATACTATACCAAAATTAAAGGCGAAGAAACCATAAAATAGTTTTCCTAAAACAGACACTCCTTTTGCCGAATTACAAGACCATGATAAATATAAAGCATATGATGACATAAGAAGATAAAAAACAAAACTTGCTACATCTGCTACTGAAATACAATCATTTTCTTCTGAATTCGAAGAAGACAAACTTTTCAAACAAAAAAATTCAATCATTATTTGTAAGATGTTATTATAGTATAACTACTAATAATATTTAGTTAATAAAATATTTTTTGTAAAAGGTCTTGTTCTAAATTAGAACAACATGCAGGATAACCTAAATTCAATATTAATAATTTCAAATTATAAAATGGATTATAAATATTATCTATAGTAAACGATGAAAAATTCATAGATTGTAATGTTAAATCGAATGGATTAAAACACACTAAATTGTAAAAATTATTTGACAATTTTCTAATATAAAATGAAGAATATAAATACTCAAGTTCTTCATTTTCATACATTTCACCAATTATCCATTCCTTTTTATATCCTATATCAAAATTTTCAATATCATAGTCTATATCATCAAATATACAATCTTCATAATAACAATCTGAATGTGTAAAAGATGTAGCGGTATTATACCCTATAAATAAATATTCATTTGTTGGTGTAAACCGCCAATATTCTATAGGAATATAACTATCAAATTGTATTTTTTGAAATAATGGATTATTATAAGGTTCAATTTTATTTTTTGTTAATTCAATAAATGTTGGATTGATATATTTATAATTAGGTTTGTTATCTAATGAGATTTTATTAAAGCTCAGTGATAATGTATCGATATTTGAATTATTGCATAAGTATTCGATAAATTGTTCATTTTTTTTATTCATTTAATTGGATTTAAATAAATTGGATTTAAATAAATTGGATTTAAATAAATTATCTTAAAGTAATGATATTATTATTTTAATCCAATTAAATTAAATTTTTTTCATTTTATTCTCGTTCAACTCTCCATTTGGTATTTGGATCAACTGCATCCTTCCATAATCTAGCACCACCAGCTGCATCATCAGCAAGATAGAATCCTTGTCCCATTTTGTTTCTTAATTTGAAGTTAGTTTCATATTTAACTCTATTGTCTAATTCAGCAAGAATGTCACGTCCATTTACAGTTAATTTACCTTTAATTTCAATATTACCATCTGGATCAAGAGAAAATTGTTTATTCCAGTCAGGCCTGTCAGATTTAATAGGTGCAATAATTAAATTATCACCCCACTCTGGTACATGGAAACGCCATTTTTTTGCTGATTCTTTATTTAAATGGATATTATTAGCAAGATTGCCAGACAATTCATTAATTTCAGCTTTACCTAATTTAGCGCTGTTTCCTGTAAAATCTATTACATTGTCTTTTCCACCACTTTTTACAGGTACTTTACATGTACCATCAATACAATATAATCCAACATCTTGTTGATATTGATTTAACCAACTTTTGAAGTCTGCGCTATTTTTTAGATTCGAATTAATTTTGGTCATCCAGGAACCATCAGTTGCTACAATTTCTGAAAGTAATTCATCTTTATTTTGACGAGTGATTCCTTCCCATTTGATTGCACCCGGTTCTCCTCTATCTCCTTTCTCTCCTCTATCACCTTTCTCACCTTTGTCACCTTTTTCACCACGTAAACCTTGAGGACCTTGAATCCCTTGGTCCCCTTTTTGCGGAGCTGACATACCCATTTTATAGATTAAACTTAAGATTAATTAAAATAAGTTTAGAAAATAATTTTAAATTTTAGACAAAAATAAAGATTAATATTTAAAAATTACCAAGTATCAGTAATTTTGGCTTTACCTCCAGCCCAATTCCCGTTAGCATCATATTTATTCAAAAACATACCACCCTGACCATTATCAGCATTAAATGTCCAGTATCCATTATTTCCTCCTCTAAAGAATATTTCATTAACTCTTAAAGGACCTTTGATTTCAACAGGACCATTGATAACAACATTTTTACCATTAATTTCTAATGTATTAGTTTCAGAATTTAATTTAGAAGCTTTAATTTCATTACCACCAGTTCTAGTAGGAAGAACACATGAACCATCAGCACAATATAACCCTACACTTTTGTTATAATCTTGAATCCATTTTTTAAATCCAGTATCTTCTTCTGAAAATAAACGACGCTTATTAACTTCATTTTGATTATAAGTAGTTAGCCAAGTTTTGAATTTTGTGTCTAAAGTTGTATCATATAAATTTCTATTTACTTCAGCCATCCATGGACTAATTGGTGAAGTAAGCATCCCTAAAAGTTCATTCTTATTTTCAAATGAAAGTGATGAAAATGCTACAGCACCAGCATCGCCCTTATCACCCTTATCTCCCTTATCACCTTTTTCTCCTCGAGGGCCAACTGGACCAGTTGGTCCTATTGGCCCAATAGGTCCAATATCACCCTTAGGACCAACAGGCCCAATAGGTCCAACTGGACCAATATCACCTTTAGGTCCTTGTGACCCTTGTGGTCCTTGAGGACCGCGTTCAGGAGCAGACATTCCCATTTTAAATTAGTTTTATTTGTATTAAAAGAATGATTTATAATATAAAAATAAAAAAAAAATTAGATTTTCTTTTTATGATAAAGATGCGTCCATAAATTAGATATCTTATAATTAGACATTTTATTCAAATAATTAGAGGATGATATATATGGTTTAGATGTATAATTTTTATTAAAATATCCCATAGAATATATATTAGGAATCATAACCCAATCGTATGCATCTAATGCAATATTTTCCATAAACCAAATATAAATATCATTAGGTTTATAATCATTTAAAATAAAATAGTTTAAAAATACCATCAAACGTATTATATGATGTGCCCACGCCCATTCTTTTATTTTTTCAATTTCGTGTTTAAGAATTTCTTCTTTTGAAAAAACATTTATCCAATTTTTTGGGATACTTTTTTTATTACCCCAAGAATTACTTTTTTTTAATTTAGTTCTATCTACTATATAAATATATCGCATATATTCTCTCCATCCAATAACTTGACGCAAAAACCCTTCAATATTATTATCAGAATATTTATTTGTAAATGATTTAAGAGACAGAATAATATCAAAAGGTGTAATAATACCAATATTAACCATAAAACTTATCATTGAATGATATAATTGAATATGCTCTTTGGATATAAAATCCTGGTATGTTCCAAATTTTGACAATTTGGTTTTTATAAATTGCGTCAAATAGATTAATCCATCCTTTCTAGAAATAGGAAGATATTTTAAATTATCAAGATTACCAAAATTTTGTTTAAATTCAGAATTTACTCTGTTAGAAGATAATTTAACAAAGTTATTGTTTTTAATTTCAATAAAGGAATCTTTAATATTATTAAGAACAGTTTTAGGAATACGATTTCTATTATACTTGTCTGTATTTTTAAATTTAGTAAAGTCTATTTTATATGTATTTTTAATATATCTTTTAGAAAATTCATAAAAAGCAGAATGGCGTTTATATTTTAGAGATTTAATTGTATTTATATCGATTAAAAAATGAGGTGTATCTTCTATCACATAACATTCTGGTAAATATTTTAGTATATCATTTTTTACAGGAATATCAATAGGATCTAACAGATAAGTTTTATTCTGTTTTAGTGATTTATAAAAATTAGATGAACAATCTGAATATTTTACATAATTAATCTTACATTTTAAACTAGATGATTCTAATTCTTTTTTATAATTTAAAAATGATGAAAATAGATAAGCTAACTTTAATTTATGGTATTTATATTGTGTAAAATAAAATGGATGTTCTAATAAAATGATACTTTTTATTTTATACTTTAAAATTACATTTTTTATATAATCATTTATTGAATATTGATTTACAGGGAAAATAATTAAAGCATTAGAATTCTTATTCATATCAAAATGTAATTTCTAATTAAAGAAACTTTTTAATATTTAAAGTAAAGTAATAAAATTTTTTTCTTTAATTAGATATAAAGAAGATGAGTAATACATACAAAATCATTCAGTACCACACATCATGGTCTAATTATGACCGTAATTATCAAGTTGCCGACTTAGCTATTGACAACATTGATGAAATTGCATATGCATTTTTTGATTTAAGACAAAACGCACAAGGATTTTATGTACCCACAACAGGAGATTCTTGGGCCGATACAGACCAGCGTTTTACAGGAACAAAGAAGAGTGTCCAGCCATTAGATAATTGGAATGACAATAATGGTGTCTATGGTAATTTTGGGCAATTCTTAAAATTAAAGAAACAAGGAAAGAAATTTGCATTAACTTTATCTGTTGGAGGATGGACTTGGTCTAAGAATTTTTCATTGGCAGTTAGAACACCTCAAGCGCGCCAGGCTTTCGTAAACGAAACTATATCATTATTTAAGAAATATGATTTTTTCAATGGAATTAATATTGATTGGGAATATATTTCAAATAATGGAGTGAATTATGGTGAATCAGGAAATATTACACATCCAGATGATGATAAAAATTGTTTAGAATTAGTTAAATTGCTACGTTCGTCATTTAATGCTAATGGTATGTCTAAACATACTATTTCTGTTTGTACTGTTGCAGCACCAGAAAAGATTAAATTTGATGTAAAAAGTTATGTTCCATATGTAGATGAGTTTCATGTTATGACATATGATTTTGCTGGAGCATGGGACTTATCGAATACGACACATCACACTAATGTATATAAAACTGAATATACTCCATATTCAGTTGATACAGCAGTTAATGAATTTTTAAAGTTAGGAATTCCATCTAGAAAGCTATTTATTGGAGTGGCATTTTATTCACGTGGATTTGGTTCTACAGCTGGTTTAGGGAAACCAGCAGGAAGTAATAGTCCTGATAAAAGCTGGGAAAATGGTATTGTAGATTATAAGTCTCTTCCAGTTGCTGGTTCAACTGAATTTTATGATGAAAAGGCTGGTGCTGCATATAGTTATGACCCAATTAGACGTGTATTTAATAGTTATGATAATGTAAGGTCTGTAACAGAAAAGTGTAATTACATTAAAAAGCATAATTTAGGAGGTGTATTAGTTTGGGAATCAAGTGGAGACCATCCTGTATCAAACCCAAGAAGTTTAACGAAATGTTTATATGACAATTTAAAGAATGGCCAGTCACCTTCTCCAAATCCACCAACAACCCCAGTAGAACCACCAACCCCAGTAGAACCACCTAAGCCAGTAGAACCAACAAAACCAGTAGAACCATCCAACCCACAAGACCCAATGACTACTTATAGATGGCAACCTAATAAATCTTATGTATTAGGGAATATTGTTATTTATGATAGTAAATATTACACAATTATTCAACCACATACATCTCTTGTTGGATGGGAACCTCCCGTTACATTAGGAATTTTATGGAGATTAACTGATGCACCACAAATTCCAACTACACCAACTCCACCAACTCCAGAAGAACCTGAACCTTCAGTACCAACTCCAGAAGAACCTGAACCTTCAGTACCAACGCCACCAACTCCAGAAGAACCTGAACCTTCAGTACCAACACCACCTAGTCCTCAAGAACCACAAAATCCACCACCAAGTCAAGCTGATTTAGATTCTTTAATGAAGAAATTAGTTATTAAATTGGATTTTGAGGGTAAGGAATATAAATATAAAAATTTTTAAATAAAATCATCAAGAGATAGATTCTCTATTTCTTTAACATTGCAATATTCATATGTAATATTATCGTAATTCTTATCAATAAAATTATGTATTTCATTATTAATAATATCAGCATTTTTAAATTGTTTTGATGAAATTTTATAATTAAATGATTTAAAAATTCTAATCGAAGTTTGTAATTCAGGAAAGTTAATCTTCATTGCAGAATATTTGGATGGATCGTAAGATATAGTAAACTTATTATCTGAATGATATAAACTTTGTATTTTATATAAATTTAACTTATCATTATTATTTTTAAATTTCAATTTCCCATCAAAATTTATATTACAAATATTAATTGTATAATCTAAATTGAACTCAGGATTATCATATAAATAATTTTTAATATTGATTGTTTCAAACGTATTTTGTTCAATAGATTTATTTAAAAAATATTTATGTTCATTATGATATGCATCATTGAAATTAACTTTAATAAAAGCATAAATCATTTTAGTATTATCTAAATTAACAATATCATCTTTATAGTATTTTTTATATACAATATAAATATTATCTTTATAATACAATGTTTTTGTATTTTTTAATATGAGATTCTTTTTATTTCTTTTTGTATAATACATTACATCATCTTGAAATCCATTTTTATTATAATCTTCTTCTTGTTCTGGATCAATAAAAAATGGATATTTTAGTTTTCTTTCTTTCAATAAACATCCTTTTACTTTTTCTGAAAAAATAATATATTCGGCATCGCCTATATAAACACCATTAGGGGAATACAATTTTTTTATTTTATCGGTATGAGATGCTGTAGTTAAAATAAAATTTTTTGAATCAAAAGGTAAAATTTTATTTCCATCTATATAAAATGAATCATTTTTTTTTATAAATCCTATATTTTTATACTTTCCTTCATAATATCCAATAATATCATAATTATTGTGTGTTAATATAAGCATATCATTTCTATAACATTTCATTATTTTATCTTCAATAATATTTTTACCTACATCATATAAAATATTCATAATAGATTTTATTTGTTCTTCATAATTTTCTTTTAATCCACTTATTTGAATTGTACCATTACTAAATAATTTAACATTAATTTCTTTATCTAATTTGAAAATAATAGTTATTTGATTACCAAAGTTAGTAGGAGTTATACTTTTAATATAAGGTGAATCAGGACAATCATTTAAAAACGATGATAAATTAAAATTTGTTTTTGTATTCACGAGAGCTACTATTGTTGATAATTTCATTTAGTTAATAATTTAAAAATAAAAATGGTTTTATTTTTAAATTTTTTTAAGAATTATTGTATTATAAATAATATGAATTTTCAGAAAAATGAACTTAATCTATTTTAGGCTTTAAGGCATTAAGTAATGCTTCTTTTTCATTATAATAATTTACAGATTTTTCAATTTTCATTAAATTTTGTCTAATACTTAACAATTCTCTTTGTAAATAAGAAGAGTTTATTGTCATATTTTGTATAATATAATTGTTTAATTCTATAAATTTAGACGTGTAGGTAACTGGATTATCCATTAGCAAAAAATATTCATTTATAGAATAATAATCAAATACATAATCTATTATATTTTGATATGTAAGTCCTCTTGATAAAATACCAGATGTAAAATAACTACTAAGGTTGTAATTAAATAAAGACGGAGTTTCTATTATTTTAGCGTTATTAGAAGTTAAAATTTTGTTAATTTTAGATTCATATTCATATTGCTTAATTGAAATGTACTCTAATCGATTATTACCCATAAATTTATTAATTCTATTTTAAAGATGAAGAAATTAAATATATTATTTATTATTAAAATAAATACAAATTAGTAATAGTTAATAGTATTATAATAATATATTAAATTTAAAAAATTATTGTAGACAGAACACATCCTTTCTGTATAAGTCAGGTTCAAATGTACTGTTATTCCAAGGTCCTACATAAGCCTTGTTAATTCTAGGTTCTGGACGAATATCACGTGTTGGGTTCTTCATACTTCCACCACGAGTGTCCATACCAGGATTAAATCCTGCAACTAAATGTGAAACGTTTTGTACATTTCCTGTACCTGATGGGTTTTCAGCAGCAAAAATAGCAGCAGCATCATTATTAGGTAGCAAATCCATAGGAACGATTTCACCGTGTTCTGTACCTTGAGATGATTTCATTCCATCAACTAATGCACCAGGGAAATCTTCATTAATTGGCTCTACAACTGGAACAGTTGGAATGACTTCAAAATTTGAAGTAGATCCAACACCAATAGCTTGTTCAGCAGGAGATGGGTCATTAAATACAGCATCATTTGATTCAACAACTTCCATTGATTCTGAAGTTAAATATTGATATAGTTTTACTAAAGTAAAACCTAGTACTAAAGCTAATACTATTTTAAGTAATGTAGTTACAAAGTTACTAGATGGCGAAGATAATGTTTGACTAACAGATTCCATATAAATATATATATATTTATATTTTGTATAGAAAAAAAAAATATATATATATTTTATACTAAAAATAACGCATTAATAAAATTTAGAAAAAACTATCATCTGTATCAACTTCTTCTGTTACAGGTTCAGCTTCATCTAAATCTACAACTTTATTCTCTGTATCAGAATGTTCTGATTCTGATTCAACTTCTGTTTCTTGAAAACACTTAACATAAATATTTAGGAAAAATTCTTTCTTGACAAAAGTCAATGACTCAATATTTAAATATAGTCTTCCAGAATATTCTGGAGAATCATTTAATTCAAGAGGTTCTCCTAAAAAATTTAATAGCTTCGATGAAGACTCCTTGAGAAAGACTTGTAAAGAACCTGTTTCTTTATTTAAAATTGGTTTAAATCCAGATTCAAATTTTTCTCTTGTAAATTCTTTTTCAAAAATTTCTGTACTATTTGTATGCAAATAATCAAGAACAGTTTCCCTTAAACTAGACATCAACTCAGATACTTCTTCAGATGGTGATAATGTAAAAGAAGAAGTGTCTTTACTAAAAGAGAGGGAACATGAATCAAGCTTCAAAACGATAGGTTCATCGTTTAATGATAAATTTAAAGTTTTATTTCCAAATTCATCTTCTGCTTTATTAACTTGAAGATTAGATAGAGATTTGCTTAACTTACAAATGCTTAATACTTTCATTAGATTTATTTTATATGATTAGATAATTTATAATTAATTTTAATATTTTAAATAACATTTTACGCAAAAAATTATTTTGTTTATTAGATTTATAAATTTATTGAGCCAGATAGATATTTATGATAAAAATAGATAAATCTAAATGTTATTTATGTTGTAAAAAACTTAAATTAATTGAAACAATTACTAATAAATGTTGTTATTGTTTAAATGTATTTTGTTTATCACATAAAGTTCCATTTATACATAATAATTTGAATGTATCTTCTTCAGGGCATATATGTGAAGAATATATTAAAAAAGATAATGAAATAAGAACAACAAAATTAAATGAGAAGAAGGAAAACTATAAAATTAACAAAATATAAATAAATTAATCGTATTCGATAAAATTTAATTGAGATGATGAATCTGTTAAATATGAAGTAATATTATTTTGAATTGATTTTGGAAAAACACGTATATTTTTCTTGATAAATTGTTCTGATTCTTTTTTATGTTGAACATATTTTTTTGCCTGACGGTTCAAAAACGAATCTTCTGATTCCATACTTTCACGATTAATATTAGAAGTATCTTGACGTGTTTTTGAGAAAAATGCAACTTCTTTACTTGATACTTTTTTAGAGTCGAGACGAATCTTTTTTTGTAAATCAATATCTTTTTTTGACACTTTTTTCAAAATAGAAGGATCTAATTTTAATTCTCCATCATTTAACTTTTTAATTGAATTGTACATTTCTTTTGATTTTTTTGTATTATGTAAAAACGCATGGTCATCAATTTTAGCAATTTCTGTTACTGTATTATCTCCTATAATATGAACTGGTAATAATTCATCAACAGAATATTTAATAATTTGCTTTTCATTTTGTTGTTTTAATTTATCAAAAACTGCATTAAATTTATCAATATTAAATTTTCCATTTTTAAATACAATATTTTTAATCTTAAAATCAGAATCACTTGCTATTTGACTATAATTATTATATTTTTTTTTAGAAGAAACGTTAGATAAATATTCTTCTTCTGAAGCCTGAGTATCATCAACAAAATATTGTTGTCTTAATTTTGTATTTGTATTCCAATCCGAATAGATATTAATGTCTTTATCATAATACTTTTTAAGTTCTGCGTCTGTTTCACGTTTAGATGAAGTATTATTTCTTTTAGGTAATGTTGTTTTATTTTTTAAAGCATTAAAATAATCATTATAATCATTATTTGCTTCTGAAATAGTATATATTAAATATTTATAACAAGTATGTAAAATTTTAAATTCTAATTCAGTTGTACCATTAGTTTTATCTGGATGAATAATTAATGCTTTTGTTTTATATTTCTTTTTAATAATACTTTCAGTTAGATTTTCTAAAGATGAAGATTTATCTATACCCAATACTTCTAATGGATTAATATCACCTGATTCAATACAATCTAAAATATTTGATGATTTCATTATTATATAAGATAAAATCTATTATTAGGTATAGTATTAATACAATACAGAACTTATATTATTTTCAATTAAAAAAAATATGTATTTTTTTTTTATTATTATACATTAATAATTAAGGTATAATGGACAATAATTACAGATTGACAAATCTAAAACAAGATAAAAAATATAACGAAGAATTCGCTGCTAAAAATTTTAAAACATTAAGATATTATACAGATACTTTTAATGATCCAAAAGTTAACTTAAACAAATTATTAGCAGTTCAAGAAGAATTCAGCAATGCAAGTAATAGTTTAAGGTATAGTGAAGTTGTTGCGGATAGACAAAAAACGATTTTACCTCCTATGCAATTAGCTACAACGCCATCATTAATTAGAGGACAACAAAATGTTATTGTAGAAGATGAATTAAGACCAGAAATGGCAAAGGATAGAAAATCCTGCAATCCAAAGGATAATGAACGATATTTAAGACAATTTTATATTTTTGAGGGTCTTCCTGTAACATTTAATTCAGTTAAAACTTCTGGTGTTCAGGATTCTCATTCATTAAGAGGTGGAATTAACACACGCGCTGAAAACTATGACCAATAATAAAAGCTAATTCAATAGAATATCAATGAATTTATTTCAATTTAATTTTTATACAAATAAATTAAATTAAAGTAAAGTAAAGTAAAGTAAAGTAAAGTAAAGTAAAGTTAAAGTTAAAGTTAAAGTTTCTTTTTAGAAACCAGGATTTATTTGTTTAACAATATAAGTACCCTTTTTAGATGTATATTCTCCACCACCTAATGGGATTCTTTCAGTAGTAATTCTTTTAATATAAGCAGATTGCATTTCAATAGAACTAATTACACGAGGAACGCAATAATTTAAAACTAATTCATTTAAACGTTCTATTTCTTTTTTAAATAAACATTCTTCTCTAGGGTTTGAAGAATAATTTAAATACATATGTTCCATAACTTCTCCAAGTTCTGCAATATTTTGTTCTTCTATAATATGGCGTTGAGAGGAGCGCATATAAACTCTATAACGCAATTCATTTTGAAGTATTTGGATGTTTGCATTGCTAAAAAACAAATTTGAAAATTTTGTGTGTTCTATATTAGATAAAATCTTATATGAAGATAATTCATTTTTTGTTAAGCCGATACGTCTTTTTGTGTAAATGTTAAGTTCTGTATTTTGATATTTATCTAATTCTGGATATTGAACAATAACATCTTGATTTGGATAATCTTTATTTGTTGTATAAAAATCATTTCTATAGCGTTTATCTTTAAATTCAAACATAACTACCTATTAACTATTAGTTAGATTTATATTATTAATATCTTTATAAAAAAAAAATAAAAATTTTTTCTTTTTAAGTAGTATAATTAAATCTTACGTAATGAGTTTCAAAATTAACTTCCCAGGATATGATGAATTATTTCAAGTATCAAATTTGAATACATTAGATAAAACTCCTGAGAAAAACGATTCAATTTTTCCATATTTTACAACTCGTTTTAATACTAAAAAGTTAGATACAAAAAATATTAATGCTGAAAATGAGCTTTCTGGTAGAAATAATATTCTGACAAAGTCAGGATTTAGTGGATTTAGATTAAACTCAACGAAATCTTTATCAGATGATAGACCAGTAATCCTAGATACTCCAGAATTGTTTAGATCTGCTCAAAATATTAAAGAAAGAAAAACATGTAATACAGTTCAAAATATTGAATTGAAGCGTTTAGAATCTTTATCTAGTGGGTATGTACCACATCCATCTGTATCTTATAAACCAAATACATTTTTAGGTGAAAATTCTAGACAGATTCGTAGAAATGAATACACGGCAAAACCAACATATAATGATTATAGTGGTTTGTTTAAAAAGAATCTAATGTAATTTTATTGTATTGTATTGTATTATAAATGAATTATAAATGAATTAATTCTTTTACTATATATTTTTTTTTATTATTATAGTAATAATAAACAAAAATGAATAAATCAGAAAGTTTAGATAGTCTAGTAGAACTTTATTTTTCTAAAAACAGTAATGGTAGTAAAAAATCATCTTCTAGATCAAGTCAAAAAACTTTAGTTCCCAGTAAAAAATCTACGTCATCTAGTACTTCTACTTTGAGAGGAAGTACAAGAAGTTCTAGATCAAGTCAAAAAACTTTAGTACCTCCTAAAAAATCATCAAATAAAATCCAACAGCTTACTAAACAAAAAAATCGTGAAGAAGAATATAGAGATTTAGTAAATGAATATGCTGATGATATAATGTATTTAAGAGGAATGAAGAATGTTCTTAATTCTACTATAAAGGATAAAGGGTCAAAATTAACAAAATCTCAATTATTTAATTTAACTAAAATTGCAGATGAATATGAAATTCAGGAACAACAAAAGCTTGAAGCACAAAAACGAGTTATTGATGATTTAAAAAAAATTAGAGAACAAACTAAAATGACTAATGCATTGAATAAATCATCTAGTTCTACTGGTCAACAAAACAATATTGGTTCTTCTAATAAGAAAAAGACATCTGCCTTAGGAGCTCTAAAAAGGGCGTTTTCAAGAAGAAACTAAACTTAATCTATAATAATTTTATAAAGAATTAATTTTTTATAAAATTATAGTATATAGTATTTACTTTCATAACAACCATATGGATATCAAAAAACTTTCTTCTTCTGCAAGTTTTGATAGCTTTTTAAATAAATACACTAAAAAATATTCATCTAAGAACAGTAAATCTTCATCTAACAAGAGTGCATCTAAAGACCCTAATATTATTTATGAAAATAAACTTAAAGACAAAATAAGTGATTTAGCCAAAACAATTATACAAATAAAGAAACAAAAACAAAATTTAAATGAAAATGACCCCGATAAAGCATTTTTAATGCATATGAAAAATCATCTAAATAGAATGGAAAAGACAACACGATTACAACAATCTCATTATATTGATGCATTAAAAGAACATAAAAATCAGGTTTCAGGAAAGAATAAACAATCTTCTAATAAATCTAGTAAATCTAGTAAATCGTCTTCTTCTAACAAGAAGCCACAATCTAAATCATTTTTTAGTTTTTTAAAAAAATAATTGATTGATTATTCGTAATCTCGAATTGCGAGACCTACTACAAAACGAGGTATTCCAGTTTGTTCATATAATTCTTGATATCTTACAGTAAGTAATTTACCAATATATTTTGATGCATTTTTATATAAAACCTTTCTTTCATCAAATGAACCACGAGGTCTAACATTAAATGTATGTCCTGATTTTGTAGAACAAATCCATACAACACAACCTGCTTCTGTATTTTCACCTTCTGTAAAACCAACTATTTTGAATTCATCATCATAAAATAATTTATATTTTAATAAAAATTTTGACCTATAATTAATAGTATATTTACCTGATGGAATTCTTATCATAACACCTTCATCACCCTTTGATAAATATTCTTGTAATTTAGTTTTAATTTCTGCATGATTATTAACAATTTTTGTTTCTATTAATTGTATATGTGAAAATTTATTATTTTTGAAAATCGTCTTTAGTTGTTCATATCTCTCTGAAAAAGGCATGTCAGGATATAATGGAAAAATTGCATCAAAAATAACAAACTTTGTTTTTCTTAGATTTTTAACATCAGTTTCAGTTAAAACCAACTTATTCATTAGACCTGTGAATGTCTCAAATTTAATAGAATCATTAAAAAGTTCCCCATCTAAAATAATATTTATATTTGTAGATTTAAGATCATCAAGAATATGAGGAACATTATTAAAAACTTTACCTGTTCTTGATAGAAGATGATGTTTTAAATCAGTATTATATAGACATCTTACACCATCTTTTTTGGGTTGAACATAACATGGAAAATCCAATTTATCTTTATGGTCTTCGTATTTCATCGCTAACATAGGTTTAATAGTTGTAGGTATATTTATTACTTCTTCGCTATAACCTTCTTCCTTCTTTTTTTTCCATTTAGATAATGCTTCACTATGTGCGACTTGTGAATGAGACATTTCATTAACTTTTCCAATATTTAATTTTCTAGATATTTCTTTTACTTGTTCAATGATTTTACCATCTTTGTAACCATGACGAGTAATCAAAATGCTTTTATTGTCTTGTTCAATGACAGAAATGCTCCATGTCTTAATCTTTCCATTTTTATTTTTTCCGTAAAGTAGAGGATACATTATTAATTTAAGTTGTTAGTATTAGTATTACTATTAATATATATTTATATATTATTTTTTAAACTTTTTTGTAAAATTATAATTGAAAAAAAATTTAAAAAAAATAATATATAAATATATGTTTATAATTATCAAATTAATAATAAACTTAAAAATAATAAAATGTTAAACATAGTAAATGAACCATATTCATGTACTCCGTTTTACACTGAAATTTATAATATCAATGAATTTAATGAGCTTGAAAAATTAAATTTGAATCCTATTTCCGTAAGAATAATTATTGAATCATATTCAAAAGAAGATGATATTATTAATGCTAAACGTATTTTTGACACGAATGAATTTAGAATTATAGCTAAGAAATGTGTTAATGATTATAATGACTTAAAAATTAAAATAAATAAATTGTACAATCAAAATATTAAAGTATGTTTAAGTGTTGTTTATAAAAAATATAAAGATAATAAAAATTTACAAGTTATACTATTTCCACAAGTAAATAATTAATTTTAATATAATGTATTGAATATCAATTCAATACATACATTATATTAAAAATAACAAAATTAATTGAATTTTCAATCAATTTCCATATAATTAGTAAAGTGAAAATACACGTACACGATATGTATTTGTTCTTACTGTACTTCCTGCTGGAGAATGAAATAAACGGGGACGTGCTCCTGATGGCCAATCCATCAAAATTCTTTGATTTTCGTCACCTCTAGCATTACTAAATCTTGATACATCACCATTATTTGCACCATCTGTCCTTGTTACGCTAAATGTGGCCATAGCACCTAAGTTTCCTGCAGTTGAAATATCTTGAACAATGATTAAATATGCACCATATGTACGTGTTGTAGCAACAGTTAAAGATACAGGAGTTGTATTATTATTTGCAAGATTAATGTCTTCTGTTAATGGAAGACCTGGAATAGCTAGAGATCCAAAAGATGGGTCATTTAATTCAATTGTATTTACATAAAGTTTGCTTGTGTTTAGGAAACTTACACTTGCACTAGCACCAGCTGAACTAGTAGTAGATGCTCCAACAGTAAATGTAAAGGTATTATCTGTAGGAACAGTAGCAACAGTATAAGTACCATTAATACTAGGGGTAAATCCATTACTATCTTCAATTAATACTTTATGACCAACTTGAACTCTTTCTGTAACATCAACAAGAGTCATAGTAATAGTTGTTCCTGATGCAGAACCTAACATATTTCTATGCTTTTTCGGATTAATTTTAACTACACCTGTATTTAAATCAACATATTGTAACGTTGTATCATTAGCGGTTAATAAATTATATCCAGGTAAATCTGAATCTGGAACTCCAGCCATTTTATAGTAATTAGAAGATTCATCCCAATAAGTAGCAATACTATTTTGATTAAATAATTGATATGAATCTCCAGCAGATGGTGCTGTTACTAAATCTAATCCATCAGAAAATTGTGTAGGAGTTGTTGTATTATCAGCAGTTAAAAACAAAGTTGCCGTTCTCGTTGAACCAACATAATCCTTGATGCGTCTGACTTGTCCAGAACCAGAACCTGATGTAATTCTAACCCACCAGCCATTATAAAAATCATCGATAGATGATGCATGAAGAGCAAGTACTAGAGTACCAGGTGTTGCACTACCAGTTTGGAATGTACCAGATTCTTGTGGAACAAGAGTATCTGATGTGGTTGTATTTTCAACAACATCACCTAAACTTGTTGCATTAGGAGTTTGGTAACGTCTAACTACAACACCCGAATCTATACCAGAAACGCCAATAGCTGCATTAAGTTGAATAAGATTATCCTCAATAAGAAGACTTTGTGTATAAAGATTTGTTGAATTTGGACCTAAAACTAATAAATCACCATTAATTGTTGTAAGAGAACCAGATGTTCCAATAAAAACAGGCACACCTGAAGTTTCTGTTGCAATTTTAATACCATTAGTTGTATCAGTACTATCAATCTTAACTTCACCAGCACTATCAATTGTAACAGTGGATGTTCCAGTACCAGTTGTTGATATTGCAATATTATCACCAGCACTAATAGATACACCACCACTTGTTGTAGCTAAACTAATAGCATTTAATCCAGTACCTGCTGATTGTAATGAAATGGATGTTAATGGATCTACAGCTGTAGCATTTAAAAGGATAGCATCTGTTGCTGCGCCTGCTGCTGTCACAATAAATTTACCATTTGTAGCACTATTAGCATTTACTTCTACACCACCAGCTGAAGTTAAATTAATTGCATCTACATTTGTACTAGTTTGTGTAGAAGTAAGAGTAGAAGAATCTAATGAAATATCTGTTGTTGCATTTATATCAATTGAATTGCCTGTTCCTGTTGAATTTAAAACTAACGAAGCTCCATTTCCATTGGCATTAATAGTAACGGCACCAGCCGATGTTGCTGTAGAAGCTAATGTCATTTGACCACCTGATGTGGCAGATAATGTAGTTAAAGAATCAATAGTGATACCTCCAGCAGTAGCATTAATATCTATAGCAGACGAGCTAGTTCCTGCAGAACTAATATCAATTGAACCAGATGCATTAGTAGAATTAATATAAATTGATTGTCCTACTGCTTGACTAGATTGAAGTAAAATTTGACCTGATACTTGTGCATCAATACCACTAGTACCATCAATTGTCAATGCACCAGGTGTGGTGTGGATAAAAGTTTTTTGTAATGAAGTAACACCAGAACTAACTAATAGATCGCCATCTTCTAGATAAATAGAGCCTGTTCCTGTATTAGAACCAGAACCGTCTGTTAAATAGATGCTACCTGTATAATATTGACCTTCTGGATTTAAAGGTAATGTGGGTTCAGACATAATAAATTAATCCTTTATAAATATATTATTTATATAAGTAAAGAAAATATTTTTTAAATAAAATATTTTATTCAACTTATATAAAAGAAGTGTAGTTAGGTATTAAAAATATGACAAGTAAAGTAAAAATTAGTACCAAGACTAGTAAGACTACTAAATCTACTAAGTCTACTAAGTCTTCTAAGACTACTAAATCAAAAAGTAAACTCAAAGAAAATACTGGAACTAAACAAAAATCTCCATTACATTCGAGTCAATCTAAAAAAAAAGTAAAACAAGTAGCTCCAAAAAAAAATATAAAAGATAAAATAAAACTTAAAACTAGTGAAATGATGCATAAAGTTAAGAATTTATCTGGTAAAACGAAAGCTAGAATTGGAATGACAGGATTTATGTTATATAATATGTATAATAGTCCATTAATAAAGAGTATGTTTAATAATTTATTTAAGAATAGTGTATTACGTAAAAAATACGATTTCAATAAGTTAGAATATATAGGAGGTGGAACTTTTGGTAAAGTATATAAAACGACGTCATTGAAAGCGCCACAAATTCCTGTAATTGTCAAAATACAAATACTACCAATACAAGATTTAGTCAATGTTTTGTCAGGCGACGATTCACCATTTATAAGAAATGAAAAGAACATTCTAAATTACATTAAAAAAATAAAATTACCTAAATTAAGTGAATTTTTAGATTATGAATTTATAAAAGAATCTGAATCATATTCGTTTGTTTCTGTATACAAAGCAAAATATAATTTAACTTTAAATAATTATTTATTGAAGAATACATTATCTAAAAAAGATAAAGTGACCTTGATTACTAATTTAATAGATTCAGTTTATAGTATGCATAAAAATAATTTAGCTCATTCTGATTTAAAACCTCATAACATTATTATTGGAACAAATGAAAATGGAGATACAGACGTAGAAATTATAGATTTTGGATTATCATGCATAAAATCTTTAGTAAGTAACTGTTTATATGGAGGAACTCCATATTTTGCTCCTGATGCATTTAAAAGCATTCCTAAAAGTATTGCATTTCAATTGCCATTATGGCTTGGTGGAGGAGCTAAATACGATGACATAGTAAATTACGATAATTATGCTCTTATGGTGTGTATTTTTGATATATTAACAAATAATAAATATTATGAAGATGGGTACATTCAAAAAAGATATCAGGAGTTTGAAAAATATAAAAATGATATACCTAGTAAATTAAGAGAAATGTTCTTTGAAACATTTTTAATGGAAAACATACCAAATGATGAAACTATTAAAAATTTATGGGAAGGTGTTAAAAAAGAATTAGTCTAAAAATACTAAAGAAAAATATGACAATCATTTCATACATTTTTAAAAAAATTTAACATTTTGTATATTAAAATTATTATTTTTTGATAAAATAGCTATATTGATATTTTGATAAGTTATATTTTCTAATTTAGAAAATTGGTCTTCATTTTCAAGTAAAAAATCAGGAACATTAATCATTATAGAATCATCTTCAGATTTAGAATGATTCACATTTTGTTTATTGGTTTTTAGATTATTTTTATATAAAAATTCTATAATCTTTTCAATTTCTAAACATGATAATTTTTGAGTAGAATCTGTTATATAATAGTTATCATAAATCTTGTTTGTACTTGAACAATTTAAGTCTAATTTATATAAGATAATATATTTTGATTTATGGTTAAAAAAAGATGAATTATCTTCTAATAATAAATAATGGTATATTGCATTTGTTGAATGAAGATTTTTACAATAATTAATAGATAATCTAAAGTTAGTTGAGTTTTCATTGAAATCTTTATTTTTTTTAATACTTTTCATAATATATTTGAATTTTTTTTCATAAAAAACATTAGGATCTATATATTCTATATTCGTTATATATAATTTCGATTTATTGTTATATAACAACTTATTATTTTGTGACAGTTGTTTGTTCCATAAATTATATACTTTAAATTGTTTAATAATATTGAATTCATCTCTTCCACAAGTTTTAGTTGTAATTGCATAAATTAAACTATTGTTATTTTTATATTTATAATAGATTGAATATGTCAATTTTTCAATCAATTTATTTTTACGATAATCTTTATGCACACAAGCAAAATTTAAATAATAGTAATGCTTTACTTCATTGTTATTTGAAACTAGGGTTGTCTTATTATTATCGATATACATATTTTCTTTTGTCAATACAATTGATGCTATAATTGTTTTATTATCTGGTGTCAAAACAAAATAGAATTTGTAAAAACTACACATATCTTTTGATACGTAATGTTTAAAATAGGAATAATTGTAATCTAGAATTAGAGAATCAGTTGAATAATTATAGTTTTCAATTATAAAGTCTAAATATTTATTCTCTGGTAATTCGTTTTCAAATGAGATTATATTTAACATATTGTGATTTTCTATCTGTATTTGTGTATTTGTTTGATTTAAAATATCTTTAATATTAATTATGTTAATTAAAATAAAATTTTAAATCAAATTTTTAAGAATATTTGGATTAGATTGAATTATACTTGATACTAAATTTGTTAAAGATGATGTATCAAAATTTCCAGATTGGATTGATTCTAATACTGAAGCAATGTCAAATCCATTAGACGCTTTATTCAATGCATTTTCAGGAGATTGACTTCCTTCTAGGCCAGTATTATTAGCTATAAAAGAATCAGAAGAGTACATTGCTTTGAATATAAAATAGAACATAGTTAGAATATTCAATGATAAATGGGTGTAAAATAGGATTTGTTTGGATTGTTCGTTAATAGTATCTTGGAATACATATCTAAAAACAGTTAAAAAGATGTTTGCAAGTAAAATAATTATAATTACTATATTCATTTCAATAAAGTTTATAGTATTAATTTATTAATGTATTAATTATAATTATTATATAAAAAAAATAATTCTTATTTTTGTAAGAATTTTATATGTCAAATAATTTCTTAAACACGTCTTATTGTGGTTGTGGTGGCACTCCCATTAATTTCAAAAAATTAATTTTAGATGACAGAGATTTGTCATATTCGAAATTTTTGTTATATAATTCAGAAGTTTGAATGTTACATTTAGATGCATCAATATCACAAGTTAATACGTCCTGAAGAAGTAATAAATAACTATATTCAAGTTTTGTTAATTTCATTTCTGATGAATTATCATCTAAAGCAGATTTTCTTGTATTGAAATATTCTTTGTACATATCTTCTTTTGAATCCAATAAATTATTCATTTTATTAATATTTAAAGCAAATACAATAATATTTAAAGCAACTTCTGGATCCTTGTAATTTAAATATGTGGTTTTTTTAAGAATACTACCAATAGAATTAAATGTTCTATATAATTCCAAAAGATTATCAGGGTCTCTTGTTGTTGCATCATAAGCAATAGAATACGCTTCATATTTCAATAACTTAAATAAATTTTGTAATTTAACGACCAAACTACTTTTATCTTTAATAATACTTGCCATTATTTTGTTTTTTGATGGAATAAAAACTTTAAACGTTTTATTACGTCCTAAATCATTGAATAATTTAATAATGGTATAAATTAAAATTGGTAATTTAGTAGTGTTTTTCAATAAATCATTTTTTTTAACATTATCAATGTACTTCATAAGACCATTTTTGGATTTAATTTTAGATGCATCGTTATCAGCTTTTTTTAAAGCAAGTTGTTTCTTATACGAAGAACCAAATATACCCTTCATATAAGAATTTATTTCCTTTTTTTTACGTGTAGAAGTTTTGGTAGCCATTAACTATATTCTAGAAAAAAATATTACTTGAGTAATCAAATATTTTTTTATGTTATTAAGAATAAGATACAAATCATTTATACAAGACATATTACACTCACTTATTAAGTTTAAATGAATGATATAAATTATATTTTTAATCCATATAAACAGGAATTTGTTCTAAAAAATTCAGAGGATGGTAAATACATTGAATATTTAGAAAAAACGTGTCTAACATGTAAAAGTACTGAATTATTTGATCAAATTAGAAAAAAATGTGTTATTAAAAAGAAACTTAATGATATAGAAAGAAGTCAAATTGAACTTTGTCAAAATTATTTAGAAATAAAGAGGAAAAATCCACCAGTAGATAAGAAATTAATATTCAATTTATTAAATATTAAACTTTTTAATAAAACGCTATCTCAACTGATGGATGATTTCTTTGGCCCAGGATATATAAAAGGAGATGATCCAAAATTAAATACTTCTATTACGTCTATACTTACATATATTTTTAACAACTGGGTTAAATTTTCAAAAGTAGAAATTGTATATGCATTTTTAAAACAATTATATAATATACTTGTTCCATCTCATTCTAATTTATATTATTTTTTTCAAGTTATGATTTCATTTATTTCTGAAAATTCAGTAAAATTTGCATCATTTTTTAAATTGATACCATCTGTAAAATATGTTATTTCAAAACTTTATACGTTATTTTATGAGTATTCATATTATCCGTTATATGTATTTAAAACAGCTATATATTTTATACTTGGATCATTTGAATATTACTATAGAAAATTTATACCAACTGATGTGTTGAAAAAATTGGATAATGGAATGATTAATAATATTACTATCTTATTTTCTAAAGAAGACGTTAAAACAGTTAAAGTAGTAGTAGTAAACAACCAGAGTGAAGATATATTTGATACAATTCCAAATTATAAATATTTCGAAAGAGGTGGTTTATTAATAGGTTTATTTGATGAGAAAAAACAAAGTAATAGACGTGCAGTAAAATATTTGAAGGAAACAGTTAAAAATAATGTTGTAAATAGGGAAGTGGCGTTAAAAGCCACTGGTAATTTTTATAAGTCATTAACTGTAACGGATTTAGAATTATTAAAAAAATACGGTATTGTATCTAAAGATGGAACCTTATTTTATTATGATCGTCTTGGTTTACAATTGAAAGATCCAATTAATCAATTTAAACAACTTATATTGTATAGAACAAATGAAGATGCTAATGTATGGGAAACTGGTATTATGTACATAGATAATAATAATAATCAGCAAATTAAATCAATTTATGCAACTGCATACGCAAGACCATTATCAGATGTATATGAAAAATATTTTACAAGCCATATTACTCCATATTATAAAATTATTATATCAGAATTGAATATTTTAGAAGAATCATATAAAAATACAAAATTATTTCTTGAGAAACAAAGTACATTTAAAAATCAAATTATGCAAATACATAAGTACATCTATAAATTAAGAGAAAATGGAGGGCACATTAAAAATAAACAATTAATCAAAGAACAATATAAAATTATTAAAAGAATAAAAAGAAACTATTTTAATAGCGGATTATTTTTGATTGTTGATGCATCTAAAAAGGGTCAAAAAAAACCAGAAGAACCCCGAAAGCAACAAACAAATAAAAAAACTAAACCTCATAAAAAAGCAATTCAATTTATACCTAAAATTATCTCACAAGAGGAAATAGATTTAATTGATACAACAAATTTAATTAAAATATTAAAAAATTTAAAGAATACGATAGACAATTTTGTTGATAATTATTCTAAATTTACACGAGAATCACAGGATTTTAATAGATTACTTATCTTAAATAAAAATATTCAGGAATTCTTTTCAAGAGTGGATTTATCAAAAAAGAAAATTTTAGATAGATATTCTCCGTTAATTACAGTTGATTTATCAAAAACTCAATCACTAAAACCAGAGACTAGAAATAATATGGTACCTAGGAATGCAATACAATTTCGTGAAAATCCTACAAAGGAAACTATCTCTCCTCAAACAATCAAAGTTATTGAACCTAAAATGAATGAATCAAGTTCAGTAACAACATCTGATAATTTTATTCAAAGAATTGAAAATTTAACTTTAACAGAAACTGAACCTGATAAAAGAACAAACGAAATGTTAGATAAATTTTTAGGATTAGAATTTTGATTTAGGTACATTAACATAACGTCATTCGAATCTGAATTGAAAAAATCAACAAATTTTTAATTGTAAATTAAAGGAATAATTTATTATATTTCATTTTATTTAAATTAAAAATTCGTTTTTTATTAAAAAAATTTGATATACACCATTATGGTTATTACCTGTTTTATAAATGATAGGAGATGTATTCTGATTCCATTCTATCATTAATCTTTCTAATGTATTTTCTCCAGCAGAAGAGCTGATTCTATGTATAGAACCTTTTTGTGAAGGCGTAGACTTATTAATATGAAAAGTAGCAGAAGGACCATTTGGTGATGTTATACTGACAACATTTAGTACAAGACTACCTTTATTTATATTTAAATTTAAAGGTGGTATAGTAATAGGTGTAGATGAAACACCTGAAATATTTATAGTAAAAACTTGAATTCGAGTATCTATATACTGTTTATTTGCAACATCGGTTGAATTTAATGGTAAATTGTGGTTAGTTATAACACTATTATTCATATCTATGCTACTAGTTTGAATAGCAGAATCTCTAACGATTCCATTTTCTATAATGCCATTTGAGACAAATTGTTTGTATGACATTTTATAAATTGAAATTTAAACAATCTTTTTAAGATTGGTGATATTCTTATTATAAATAAATAAAATTTTAAATTAAAAAAATTTTATTATTTTATGTAATTATTATTTTATTATTTTTTAAAGAAGTTTTTACTTCTTACTTCTCGATTTAGAGTTCAAAATCATATTTAATTCCTCGTCTTCGTCGTCTTCATCACCATTAGTGTCTTCTGGAAAATCATTAACTACCTTACTAGATGATTGTTGGACAGGTTCTTCATCATCTTCAGGGAAATCTGCAACTGCAACATCTTCTCCAACTTCCTTTACACGAATCTTCGAAGGCTTCCATGATACACCATAGTTTGAACCAGTCTTATAAATTGTACAATTAAACATGATGTCTACAAGAGAATTGCGCTTAAGGAATTCACCTGGATTTTCAGTAGTGAAAGCAAGCTTTGTGCCACTCAAATCAACAAGGTCGCACCAAAAAGAATTATTTTCTGGGTTGAACTTAAACTTACAACTTAAAGATGGAGAATATCCTAATTCTTCATTTTCTGGCTTAATATTGACTTGAATATTATTTGGATCTAAATTAACAGCCTTCTTTCCCATAGCTTCTTTAAACAAAGGAAGACCGAGCTCAGCAAGACGTGTATTCATATTATTAAGAACTTCATATTGTTCATTTGACAATTGTACAATGCAACTATATGAATCGTAGTCTTGTAAATAAGAAGCTGTTGTGCTTAGACGCAAGTTAGATAGACAAAACTTAAATGGTACGGATTTTGCTGGGGAAAGCTTATAAGTAGCGTTAGTATAAAGATAATTATTATTACCCTTTGAAACAGGCTTCAAGTCTAGCTTATCAATGTCTACAGTCTTATCAGTTAGAATTAGTTGTTGGTTCATTATTGTTGTACTAAGTATTATTAGGTAGTTAATTACTAATAAATAGTTTTATTTTTTTAAATTTTTTTTGATTCACTTATTTAGGTTCTTGCATCTTTAAGAACTTTTAAATTTTCATTTATTTCTGTTAATTTTTACATTTTCTTTTGTAAATACAAGACCAATTTTAATTGATAAAATATATATTTATTTTCTTCAATTTAAAAGATAAAATATATTTATTATTAATTTGAAAATGTATTATTGCTATTTAATGATTATAGCAGACTACGATTTTGGTGGAAATGAAGATGTTTGTCCTGTGCTTTTCCCAGTTTTATATGAAATTTTTTCAGAAAAAGAAGATGCTGATAATTGGCTTGATAAAAATAGAACAGAGACAGACTACTATGATTCTGAACCTAAATATGGTATGAGAGTATATTCTTATGAAGTATCAGAAGACCTTTTATATCCTGATAGATTTTAAATATTTAATAATAAATATTCTAGTTGATTATAACTAGAATATTTAATAATAAATATTCTAGTTGATTATAACTAGTTTCTTCTTATAATTCTCTTATATCACAAGCAAGAGATTCTTCGTTTAGATTTTTCTTCCTTTGGGTTCAGATTATTCGATTAATTATAATAAAATAAAGTATCAATTAATTATTTTATTATAGTTATCAGGATTAAGTTAGTTAATGAAATTTTGTAGAATCAAGGTATGAATATCTATCATTTAAAATATTAGTTTTATTGAATATGTTTGATAGAATACTTTTTTGTTCTTCTGTCATATTATCAATAATCATATCAATTAAATTAATAATTTCTTTATTTGGAGAAAAATTAAATCTAGATACATCTTCTTCTAAATGATTGTCTTCATCTGAGCCATAATTTTTTTGGCAATATTTTTTAATGAAATTTTTCTTAGAATTATCATCATTTTGATATCTTTCGTTCGCGTATGCATATAAAGAAGATGTATTGAAATAATTTAAATTAGTTTTTGATGATATCAATCTTGAATAATTTCGTTTGCAATAATAATAGAAAATTTCTATATCTTCATTATTTAATGGTCTCCATGTAGAATTATTTACATCTAAATGTGGTTCAATGTAATTATCAGAAGATTCATTGATATTATTGAATTCTAGATTAATAATATCTCTATTTGTATATAGAGAATCATTATTTTTAACAATAATCTTGTTATAATAATTTTTATTTTCCCAGTTATCAATAAATAAATTGATGCATCTTTGTAATGATGGTTCTTTTTGAAGAGATTTATTTTGAATATCTTGGTCAGAAACAGTAGTATGTGATTTATATGATTTAATATTAAATTCTGGGTAAAATTTACTTAATGGTGTTTTAAGTTCATCATCTTCTTTGTTTTCTGCATCTAAAAATATATTATTATTTCTATAAAATTCATTTTCTTTTACTTTGAGATTCACTTCGTTAGTGTTAAGTATCTTTAAATTATCAATTAAAATTTGAACGCGATCTTTAAGTTCAAGAAAGAACATAATTTTTTGTTCAAAATCTTTCAAATTATCAGAATTATCTGTATTATAAGACTTATTTAATTGGACTTTTTCAATTTTATGCAAAATTTTTTGAAGAGACGTTGCATAAATATATATTGAATTAATGTCATTATCTTTAACTGATGGAAGTTTATTCAATTTAAAAAAACAAAAAACTGTAGATGATGTTTGCATATCATAAACATAATTATATAGATTTTTATAAGCTAGAAATATATTATTTCTATAATATTCAATTATATTTTTATCACTCAAAATTTCCTTTTCAAATTCCATAAGTAATTTTTTTTTAGTTTCAGTATCAATTGTATTTTTTGGTTCTTCATCACTGATATTTGCATTATTATCGTTATTATCGTTATTATCGTTATTATCAACTTGCATTATGTTTTTGTATTTGATTATTAAATTTAATATATTATTTCTTTTTTAAATTAAACTGCGTTTAAATTAATTCTATTTAAAAAAGAAAAATAATATACTTATTATGAATAATACTTCTGATATTGATAACAAACTTAAAGAAAAATTATTAAAATACTTTGAAAATGAAGATAAACTAATTATTTTATATAATGTTCTTAAAAAGAAATCTGTATATTCTTTGCGTGTTTTAGAATGGTTTGTTACAAATTATTGTAAGAAACATTTGGTTGTATATAAAGTGAATGGAATTCAATTCAATGTATATAAAAAATATAAAGATAATTTAAAATCATATTCTAAGGAAAGGTTTGATCCATTTAAAAGGACAAAAGTATCTGAAAATTTAAGTAGTAAAATAAAACTGAAAACTAAAAGTGGCGATGTATTTGAAACATCTATCTGTCAAATGAATTTTTTTAAATGGATGATTACTAATAATATACACAATTATGTAGAGAAAAATATCAAACTAATAAAAGAAGATATGAATAAAAGTAATAATAATAAGGATAAAGACACAAAGATTTCTAAAAAAAATAAAGACACAAATAAATTAAGTTCTAGTAAAATATCACAAACTGATAATAAATCATCTTCTATAAAAAAAAAGAAAGAATATATAGAACAATTACCTTTGAATAAGAAGTCCACACCAATTCCATCAATTAAAAAACATAAAAAAACAATAGTAAATAATACAAAAAAGATTGTAAAATCTTTTGATTAAACAAAATTGAATTTATTTATTTATTTTAATTAAAATAAATTCAATTTTATTTACATGCTTTTATGACTTCTTCTAAGTCATAAAATTTTCTATTTTTAGCGTATGTAATAAGATACTCCTTCTGAGAATTATCCATATTTTTAGGAATAAGTTTATATTGCTTAAGTTTGTTAAGTATCAAAGATGATTGCATCATGAGTTCATCATCAGAAATTTGTGATAAATATATAATGATGAGAGATTCATATACATCAGGATGTAGAATTTGATAATTGTATTCTTCTATAAAGAATTGTAAAAGTTCATAATTCACGTTATCATAACTTTTTGTAATATCACCAATAAAATATTGATATAAAAATGTATCAAAAATTAAATGCCAATACTTTGAGAAAAATGCAATTAAAAATTGATTGATTGCTTGTTTTGTTCTATGCCCAACATTAAAATACAGGTCGTTCATTATAAAACCCAATTTTTTTATTAGATCTATTATAGCTTCTTCTGTTTGATTAAGAGTATCAGTACCATCGGATGATGGAATATAATATTTTACAATATCAAGAAATAATAGTTTTATATCAATTTCATTAAAGTTCATGTTTGTTAAATATTGCTTTGTTTGTTGTTCCATTTGAAATATAGATAGTTAAATGGTAAAAATAATTAAATTTTTTCATTAACAATTTTACTGCATAAATAATTAGATTCTATTTCAATAATTCGTTCTACCTTGGATTTTAATGCTTCATTATGAGATATAATTATGACAGTATTATAATACTTTTTTAATAAACCAAAGAGAATATCTATTTTATCATAATTTTCCTCAGCAATACAATCTAATCCTTCATCAATAAAAAACATCTTTATGCCAGAATAAAATTTGTATTTATCAAAAATGATTTTAATTGCAATATTAATGATAAATCTTTCATAACCACTACATTGTTCAGGACCCAATATAATTCCATTTTTATGAATCACTAGATTCCATTTGAAACTATCAGTTGTTTGAAATTCTAATGAAAGATTACAGAGAGTAAATATGATTTTATTTGCTTCTTCTTGAATACTTTCTATTGTTTTCTGTAATATTAATTTAGGTAAATATTTATCACTCATTAGTTCTTTGTATAAACTGTAAATATATATTTTATTAGAGATTTCAATCAATTTTTCACTTACTTCATTCTTGAAATCTTGAGATTTTGTATTATTTTCAAGATAAAACTTTATTTTAATGATTTTTTCATTAATTTCTTGTTTTTCTGCAAGATATTTAGAGAGGATATCATGAATTTTACTATATTCTAATACATCCAAAAGGAGATTATATTCATTTTCCATTTCTACATATTCTTTATGACGTTTAAGACCAGAATATTGAGCATTTAAGTGTAAATAATCCGCATAATTTTTATAATCTAAACACAATTTATATTCTTCACATTTTTTATTTAATTTGTCTATCTTTTTTTGAATATTGCTTGATATCAAGTATTTAGAATTCGTGATATAATTGGAGAAAAAAGTTTTCAATTTTTCATGGACATTTTCAGATAAAATGTTAGTTTTTATTAATTCAGATCTAATACTTGTAATATCTTCTAATTGTAAAAAATTTGTATTAATCTTTAAATTTTCAATTTTATTAGATTCAATATAATTTTCAATCTCTTCTATTAGTTTAATGTAATCAAGCTCTTCATCATAATATTCTGGTTTATCACAATGTTTAATTTCATTACCATATTTCATTATTTCCTGTTTTAATATTTTGATATTGAAATTCAGTTCTTCAATAGTAAGGTTATCCAAATCATTTCTTTTTGTAAATGATAGTTGTTCTAATTTATTTTTTAATATAGCAATAGATGACTCTAATGTCATTTTATCAACATTATTGAATTTATTTTTTATTTGTATTGAATATTTAGAAAGAGTAGAGTTTATTAACTTTTCCTTTTTTGATAAATCATTATATTTTTTTTGATTAAGTTGTAAATCCTTTTCTGTATAAATAAAACAATCATCTGTGTTAAAATTTGTAAGTGAATTTTCACATACACGTTTATCAATTTCTAATTCTTTAAGTGTATCTTTAGTTTTTTGGAAAAGAAGTTTATATATTTTCGTATTGAATAAGTTCATCATAATATCATCTAATTCAGAATTTGTCATTGTAAGTATATTTTTATGCATAATGTTACTGATAATATTTGTAAAAGTAAAATCATCTTTATTTGTAATACCTAATGTTGTTTTAATTAATAATTCAGTCTGTGTTTTTGATGATGCTGATAAATCTTCAACATCTGATTCAGACTCTGAATCACTTGTTTTACCTCTTAAAAAGAAGACCGTTTCCTCTAAACTGGCACCAGTTTTTCTTTGACGAATTTTATTGCTTTTTCTAATAATATAATATTGAGTATCATTTAATGTGATTGATAATTTAATATAATACTCCTTGCTTAATTTATTTAATATATGTTTATTCTGATAATTTTGCGTTTTAGATATATATCCAAATAATGCATAGATTATTACATATAATATACAACTTTTCCCAATTGCATTATTTCCTAAAATACCAATAATTTGATTATTTTTATTAAATTTGATAATATTATAATTATCATCACCATAAATGAATACATTTCTAAATTGTAATTCATTAATATGCCAGGAATGAATATACTTTTCTTCTGTATAATTTAATTTTTGTTTTTCTTCTGAATGTATTTGAAGAATTTCCTGTATAACTTTCTCATCAATTTTTGATTTAAAAAGATTTGTAAGGATATATTCTATTAAGTTTTTTTCATTATTATTTAAAACATTTTGTTTATTATTATCAACAATAGCGTCATCGAGATTAGATAATGATGTTACGTCTAAAGGTGTACTAAATTCTTTTGATGAAATATAAATTTGGATTTTGTTATTGTCTTCCTTTAATCCAACAAGTTTCTTTATATTTTCTGTTATTTCTTCCATTTTAACACTATTGCATTCTAATGGATTTAAATCCAGTATATATTTGATATTTGTAATCTTTTTAAAGAATTTTATATGTGTAGAATTTAATAATTCTGATTCTTCTGTTAATGCTTCTTCTTTTTTACAAGAACCTATTTTATTAATTAAATATGGTTTGCATTCCTTGTCAATATAAACATTAAGATATACATTATTATCATTTTCTAATTCAATAAATTCCGCATTATATCTACCAGTCTTTTTATTATATTTCCAATGAATATATCCTTTCGTTATTGTCTCTCCAAAGTTTTGTTGAATTAAAGAACCAGAATATACAATATTCTCTGTTACAAAATGATGACGATGTGTATCGCCTAACATTACGTAATCATAACCTATGAAATCCAGAGATGATTTAGATTTTTTACCATAAAAGAAAGACTCATCCTTTGTAACATAACCATGATATAAACATATCGTAGGATATGATTTATCTATTAAATTATTTTGATTTAAAAAATCATATGAATAAAACTCTCCTGAAAAATGATTATGAACTACATTAAATTTTAAATATTCTGATGCTCTAATTACCTTAGAATATGGAATATATGTAAAATTAGAATATTTTTTAATTTTTACAAGACCTATAATAGAGTCTAGCCTATCTGCAGACTTAAAACAGTCGTGATTACCAGGTATCATAAAAACATGAGAAGAACGTTCGCATAAATTAGAAATAAATTCATCCAATAAAATAATTGTTTCAGACAATAGTTTATCCTTTACATGAAGGATATCTCCGCATAAAAATATGATATTGTTTTGAGTTTTACTGATTTGTGTATAAAGTTTATTAAAACATTCTTTATATTCATCATGCCTTTGAAGAGGGTGTATATGAATATCTGAAATTTGATAAAAATTATAAAGCATTAAATTAATATTTAAGTTTCAATTTAATTTAATTAATTTTTATAATAATATAAAACTATTACTTTAAACTGATGAATTTAAATTTAACCCACAATAATTAACTGGGTCTTTTGAATAGTCGATATAAATATATAGGTCTAATTTTATTGCACTTGAAACTAAGAATTTAAAAAAACGAATAAATTCTGGTGTATGGCCAAAATCTCTAGAACCAATATGAGCAAGTTCATGTAAAACTACATACATTAGAGTATTAAGGTCATGAATACCTTGATTATTTTTAACACATAATGCAATAAAATCACCTTTATTAATTGTAAAAGATGTTCCTAATTTAAGAAAATTTTCACCAAAAGAGTTTGAATTGAATCTTTCAATAAGTAATTTGACATTATCATAATACTTTAAATATTCATTATTGTAGTTAATTTTCAAATCATATAATAAAATATCAATTCTTTTATTTAACTCTCCAATTGTATTTGCAACATATTGTTTATCTTTTGTATTTGATACTAGATAATATCTTCCCTCATATTCACTTTGAACATAAACTGGCATATTATATAAAATAATAGAAATTAATACAATTAGTATAACGATATAAATGTATTCTAGCATTTCAATCCTATCTTATAATTAGAAAATAAATTAATATTGAATTTATATACATTCAATTTATATACATTGAATAAATATTATTAATTAAGTAAATATATGTTGTATAGCACATTAATATGTGCACCAAAAAGTACTTTTATACGATCATAGTCATTAACTTTTTGAAAATAAAGTTAATAATAATATTAAGTTTTTTATCATCCACGTCGAGAATACTTATATTAGTTGATTTGAGTACATATATAAATATCATAATATAAAGTTCTTTATTTAGAACATCATCTGATAAAGACTCATTATCTAATAAACAATTTATTTTTGTTCTAGATTCTTCTATAAAATTGGTGTATAATAATTCTAAATATATACCCTTTAATGATAGTTTCTCATCAAAATCCAATATACTATTTGAAGTGTTGAAACAATATTGTGTGTTATTAATCATTTATCTATTTCTATAAATTTGACTAAAATATTTTAAATTTTTTTAAACTTTAGGACATTTAATAGTTAATTTACACAATTCACCAATGAATTCTTCTTTTGTAGATCTATCTCCGATAAATTTCTTATAAATTTTACCTTCTTTATTAACTAAATAAAGACTTGGAAAACTTTGAACACTTAATGTTTTAACTAATTCTGGTGATTTTTCATAATTTAATTTATAAAACGTTATTGCTGAACCTACTAATGATGCTGTTTCAGCATAAATCTTTTTAAATGAAATACAATGAGAACACCAGTTTGCATAGATAAATAAAACATTTAATTCATTTTTTGAGCTATTTTTTATCTTTTTATTTTTAATATCAAGATTTGTATTTGATAATTCAATGACCTTCATTTGTATTTGTGGAGGAATTGCTTAATATAATTATATTATATAAAATAATATTAAGTAATATTTCATATTAATGCTTATAAACAATCCTTGGAAATTTTATGACCAGCATAATATAAATACGTGGCAATTTCTGGTGCAGTGTAGTCATTTAACAAAGCAGTTTCTGGAATGTTATTTGCTCTAAAACCAGCTCTCAACTGTTCTACATCATTTCCGAAATAATCTAAAATATCTTGAGCCTTCACGTTTCTACAACAAGGTTCAATGTGAGAACGTTCTTCAATCAAAGTTAATTTTACGTCCATAAATTCAATAACCTTAAGAACTAATAAAATTAAACATACAATGATTGCAACTGCAAGAGAAGCATATAATCCACCATTCATTGAATAATAAACGCCGAAAATTAGGGCAAAATGTGAAATTGGTGAATCAAGAATAGTTTTAAGATGAGATAATTCTGGTTTTTGTGAATCAAAAGCTGTCATAAAAACAAATAGATAAATAAGAAAAAATTGAGTTAAATTTTTAGCATGAACATTTTTTAAAAGTCCAGAAATCATTGATTGAGTTTGTGCTTCCATGTTATTTATTATTAAAATAAGAAAAAAATAACTAAATTTTAAGTATCCATTTAATTTTTATAATAGATTATATTATATACACGATTTTAATTCTTTGCTACATGTATTCGCTTTTTGTAAATAATAATCTTTTATAACCTTAATAAATGGAGGGCTTGTATTTTTTAACTTTACACCAGATTGTTTCATTAGTTTTCTATTAACCTTATCCTTAAGTAAATAAAGCCAGTATGCTAATTTAACTTTGGATTCAAGATAATTTTCTATTTTATTTTCTCTATAAAAAATGATGTAGCTTTTTCTACATATTGAACAAGGTAATGTATATCGTAGATTAAACATCATACTTTTAAAAGCTTTTCTTATTTTTAAATGTTCTTTATTTTTGTTATCTAGTTTATTAGGATATGCACCTAAAATCATTGTAAATAAAACATACCAATATTTGGTGCCAAATTCTTTTGATTTGAAAGCTTTAATGTCAGATGATAACAATTCAGCTTTATCCATACTTAAATGTAATGATATACTCGTCTTAACAAAATACTTAATATACGCTTATAAAAAAATAATTAGGAGAAAAAGAAGAATTAATTTTATAAAACTAATATTAAGAAGTTACGATGCCAAAAAACAACGATATAATAGATGTTTTGAAAAAACAAAGACAAAATAAATTTCAGTCAATTGAAAAGGATATTATTAATGATATATACATTCAATGTATAAATACTATTAAAATTTACAATGAAAACAACATAACAAAATGTATTTATGAAATACCTTGTATGTTGCCAAATAGACCATTATATGATACTGATGATATAACACAAAAATTTATTAATATATTAAAGCGTAAGAACTTTAAAGCAACCCATATAAGTAAAAATAAAATCTATATTGAATGGTGATTTTGTGATTTTTTTAAATAGTTTAACAATTTTTGTTCATTTTGAATTATAATTTTTGTGTAATGTTTAAGGGTATGAAGAGATATACAGGATATATTTTCTAAATCTTTTTCTATAATAGTAAATTTTTTTCGATAACAAAGGTATAATATTGTTGATGATATAATAGTTTGTGGTTTAGATGTATTAATCATATTAAGCTCTAAAATAGACAAAGTGATTTTTTTTATAATACCATAAAATGATTTATTGATATTTAATCTGGAAATAAAATTATCTAATAATTCTAATGGCAATGCTTCAGAATTTTCTATCTTACCCATATCAATTAATTCAATCATGCTAGTTGTTATTAAATTTGTTTCTATGTTAAAAAGATAAGACAATTCTTGTGGTGTTTTATTTAATTTGTGTGTTTTAAGTGTAAAATAAGTTAGAGCTGCAATAATAGAAAGACGTTTTTCACCTCTATATGTTTTATTTAATTTAATATATTGTTCTATAATTTCTGAAATGATATTTTCATCTAATGTGTTAAGTAATTCTGTATTAAATAATTCTTTAACATTCAATTGTTTTTTAATGACTGAATTTTGATTTGAATATAAATATTGTTGTAGTTTATTTAATTTTGTAAATAGATTCATATCACAATTCTTATTTTTTCGTATTGAAGTTGAAAATAAATAATTTCCCATCATATCTTTTTGTACTGTATTACATCTAATTTTGCTTTGTCCATTGGCATCATTTTCATAATTGACCCATTCTGCTTCATCAACAATATTTTGTTGTTCAAAAACAAACCCACAGTTATAACATAACAAATAACCATCTGAGGAATAAAATAAATCTTCTTTATTTATTGATGAAGTAGTTAGCCCACATAAACATTCTTTTTTTGTATCATTTGTATTGGTATCCGTAATGGTATTGGTATTGGTCAATATGTTGGGAGATTTATTTTTATAAATGTATTCTTTTTTGGTAATAAGACTATCTAAATCATCATTTATTTTTTTTAATAATTCTTCTGAATAATCCATAACAATACACAAATAAATAGTAATATTAACTAGTTTAATTTTTAAATTTTTTTACCTACGAATTTTTTATTATTATTTTTTATAATTAATAGTATTATAGTAAATTAAATCAGAATAACATTTAGTTAATATAATAGATACATTATAATGAGCAAAAATTCAGGATATACACCATTAGAAAAAATACATAAAAAGGGATCTAAAGATACAGAATCTTTGATATCTGAAAGTGATAGTTATTATGAGGATGACCTAGATACACAAAGCATTTATTCTGAAAAAGACTTTAAAGTTAAAAAAAATAATAATCCAAATAGATTACTGTATACCGTTGTTGTATTTTTATTATCAATTTTATTGATATTTTTAACAAATACGCAATTTTACCTAGAATCCAATATTAAACAATACATTAATCCTATTTTAGGATTAAGTGTTTCATTAATTTATTATATGACGACATATATTATTTAATGAAATTAAAGTAAGAAAATACATTAGTTACTATTATTTACTTGAAATAAAAGTTCAAATATTTTTTCTTACTTTAATTTAAGAATCTTATGGCTGGTGGTTTAATTCAATTAATAGCTAAAACTAAACATAATAGATATTTGATATCTAATAATCCAGATGTCAATAATTTTAAATCTGTGTTTAAGAGAAGTAACCATTTTTCACATGAATATATAGATATAGAACCTATTGGCTCCAAATTTTGGAAAGAAAAAATTGTATTTACAGTTCCATTAAATGCAGAATATATACAGGAATGTATTCTTAAAATAAAATTACCAGCATTAGAACTTCCATCAGGAAGTACTTTTATAAATTGGACTAATTCTGTAGGACATGCTATGATAGAAAAAATAGAATTTTCATTAGGAGAATATATCATTGATACGCAGGATGGTTTGTATTATGAACTTATTGATGAACTAGAGGATACAAAAAATAAAAGAAATACAAATCAATTGACACGAAAGTATGAATCATTGTCGTTATTAGTAAATTCTACAGGAACAGAAGAAGAATATGTTTATATTCCATTAAAATTTTGGTTCAATAAAAAAATATCAAATGCGCTACCATTGTATCTTATTAAGTATCATAATATTAAAATTAATGTATATCTAAGAGATTTTTTAGAATGTGTTATTTTTGATGGAAATATCAATCCATCTTATACGGAAATAAAGGATATTAAATTAAATGTTAAATATATATATGTAAGTGACACAGATTTAAATATGGATAATAACCAAACTTTTATTATAACTCAAACTCAAAATATATTGAAGCCAATTATATGTAGAAGTAATGAAGAATTATCTGTAAATTTAAAAGGATTAAATCATCCTGCATTAGAATTACTTCTCGTTTTTATTGAAAAAGCATCAATAGCTAATAACGATTATTTTAATTTTGGAAAACGCCAAATCAATCCCTATATTCAAGGGACACCATTAGTTGATACAATTAAAATGAATATAGATGGCAATGAATTATATAAAGAACAAGATGAAAGTTTTTTCCGTAAGCTTCTTCAGTACAATCATCATACAAATATTAGTGATAAATTTATATATACGATTCCATTTTGTCAAGAACCAGAAAATCATTTTAATTATACAGGAAGTTTAAATTTTAGTGCAATAGACGAATCTATCTTGTATTTTAAAATGAAAAGTAATATAAATGATTGTGAACCATATATTTATATTACAAATTATAATATGTTATATATTAAAGATGGATTAGTAGGAATCCAATTTATTAGTTAAAGATAACATTAAATTGAATCTCATTTTAATCAAAAATGCTTGATGGTGCAGATGATGCTAGTAAATCCGGATTATTTTTAATTTCTTGAATGTATTTATATTCATCATTTAATATCTGTAAAATATTAGAAAACCATGTTACTTCTCTATTGATAGATACATTAGAAAAATTAATAAGCTTCCAATAGATTACTTTATAATTTGGATTTTGTTTAATTTGAGCATTAATTTGTTCTATGTCATTAATACAATTTTTATTTGGATAAATGTATGTTTCGTCTTCTCCTTTCTGGAAAATAATACCTTTAAAATAAATTATATGATCGTCTAATGTATCATCTAGAAATTCCTCGTATGTCAAATATTCTACAAATTCACATTCAAAAAAATCGCATACATCTAAGTTACAAACTTCTAATTGAAGTTGCACTTGAATCCAATAATATAAAGGAGGAATACCTGTTATTTTTCTTCTTGAAGGGCATTTAATTTCCAACATCCTTCCTGATGGCGTAATTCCATCAGGGGATGCACCAATCCAATCATATTTATCATGAATAATTAATCCAAATTCCATTACGTCTTCTCCTTTAATTAAAGAATAAATATCTGATGCAATTTGTTCATATTTTTGTCCCCAAAAAGTTGCTGTATTTCCAGTAAAAGATGAAGGTTCTAATCCTGCTTTAGCTTTAATATAACTTAACTTATTGGAATAAGGATTGCAACATTTATTATCATAAGAAAATGAATTTTCTAAGCAAAATTTATTGACATATTCTTTACAAACCGTTTCTGATTTAGAAAGTAAAGATGCAGCAGAACTTGCTGTTATAATATTTTCACGAGCTAAATACCATTCAGGTGTTTTTTGTGTATATTGCTTTTTGTTAATTAAATATTCAACTTGTTTATTCATTTTTTATTATTAGATAATTTATTTTATAATAAACTTATTATTTTAAATATAATAACTTTATTTTATAAACACAACTAAATACAAAATATTATTGTTCTACGTATTTCTTGACAAGATCTATACTAGCTTGTACATCTATATTATTATCTGTTTTTGGACGTTTAGATTGAGGTTTGGAATATTGTTCTCTAGAAGAAAAAATGTAATTCGGTGGTACAGAATCTATAAAAAATTGTGCTCTATTGTCATCACTTTTTGCACCTCTAGAATTTGTTTTTGAAATAAAATTTTTAAATCTTTTAAAACTTGCTTCACCTGGTACCCTTTGAATAACACCTCTATCTATAAGCTTTTGATTATAAGTAGTTGCATCATCTGATTCTTCAATTACTTGGTGCATTGCATCGTGTAATCTTTTCTTTGAAATTTTTGGTTGAAGGTCCGTAGTTTGAATATTAATATTACTTAATTGAATTTGATTCAATTCCATTTTATACTGAAGTCTAGATTTTTCTGAATATTTTAATAAATGATTTGTTCTTGCTACTCCATGAGTCTGTGTCAATGTTTTGTAATTTACATTAAAAAAATCATGTAAATGGTTTATATTGTTTGAATAACGACTCTTTTCTTTAGATGTTAAATTATTAGATAAAATTCTATCATAATTTTGATTAACGAATTTAATTTCATCATTTGTTTCCTTTGTAATATACTTATTTATTTCTTTAAGATAAACATTTTTGATTTCGTCATATGTAAATTTATATAATTTATCATTGTTTGATGGTTTGGATTGTTGTCTTCCATCTTTTATTTGATTCATATTTTTAATATATTCAATATTGTAATCATCAATAATTTTGGATGTAGTATTTGCTATAGTACCAATCATATTGAATAATTGATTACTTGTTTTTTTAATAAAATCTTTGTATTGTGGGTTATAATCAAGATACATAGTATCAACATCGTTTTTTGATTTGTATAATGAATGTAAAAGATCTAAATCTTCTAATAAACGAATATAATCAGAATCAGATGATTTGTCCTTTAACAATGATGTTAAAACCGAAAAATCAATGTATATTTCATCATTTTTAAGTAAAGAAATAGTATCTTTATCTAATAGATCAAGTTTATCAACAGGTGTTTTGTATTTTGTTTCTAAAGATGTTTTAACATAATTATATAATTTGTATAAGTTATGCTTAAAAATTGGTATATTTTTCTTTTGACTATCTTGTTTTATTTTAAAAAGATCCAATGATTTAAAAAAATCTTCTTGTTTTACTCTTTTAGTTAAATCTGTTTTGTTTGCTACTTTAGAAAATTTAATAAAATTTCTTTTCTTAAAAAACAAATCCTGTCGTTTTTTAATATTTAATTTTTTAACTAATTCACGTTTTTCTTCTAATTTTTTTTCTGATGGATATACATTTGTTTGGACATTAATAACAGAGCCTTCATCCATAATATTATATTCTAAAGGATTTAATTTGTTAATAGCATTGGTAAATTTTTCAATTAAAGCTGAATCAGTTGAATAATGTAACATAATTGTGTTCAAATCTCTATTAACTTCTTTTGAAGTGTCAAAAAAGTTGTATGATTCTAAACAAGCAAAGTAATAATTTTTATTTGTATTAGGTAGTTTTGCTTGTTCCAAAAAGTCAGATGCCTTTAAATTTAAACGGGATTTAATACCTAAATTGTTAGTATAAAAATAAAAGTAGGATGCTGTTACATATTTAAGAATAGAATCGGATACTACAACGTAGTTGTTAAGACCTTGACGAATATAATAAGTTTTACCATTTTCTTGTTGAAAATTTATTTTGTTATTGGAATTTTTATATAAATTATATTCTTGTTCTGAATTCACATAAATTTTTTTATCATTAAGGATATCTAAAATTTTATCTAAATGAGAATAAACAAAATGTGTATAATTTCCAACTGGTTCAATTCCAACAATAGCACATATATCCTCAATATATTGCTTAATGTTAAAAATATTTTTTTCTGTTTCTTTAGGATACTGTTCTTTGATTTGTTTAATATCTAAAAGAGGATTATCTATATAATACTGTTCATTATATCCCACTTTATACTCAGGTGCTGAATTATCTATAAGACTTTCTATGTAATCCTCAATATTATTATCTTCATCTGAAGGGTCTCCTAAAAAATCTTTTTGAAGATGGTCATCAGATACATTAAGATATACAGAACCATCTTGATTAAACATATATTTAGGGACATTATGAAATTCTGCATCATAATTATTTTTTGTTATGTAGGTATATTTAACAGGAACACTTACAACAGAGCCATTAGCTTCTAAATGTACTGAGTACGTTTGTTTTGCTGGATTTAGTCCAACAACAATACCTCTATATCCTTTATAAAAACCCTGGCGAATTTCTAATTCAATCATAATAGAATATATTATATTAATTAATGTATATAAAAAAATATATTATATTAATTAATGTGTATGTGTAATTACAACTTTTTAGAATAAATTAATTTTGCTGTTTTAATGTCATGACCCATAATGTATGCATCTTTTTGCATTTCATTAAATGTGTTTACGACAGGATATTTTTCACTTAAATAAATTTTTCGTAAAAGAGTTGTTGATACTTTTTTAGGTTTAAATATCTTGTTGATTGTTTTAGTAAGCATATTTTTGGACATAAAAGTATCAGGATTTGTCAATTTAATTAATAAATAACGTGAATTGGAATCTAATATACGATTTCTAATTTCAAACCAAATTTTGATGATATCAATCAATTTATCTGGAATATCTATTTTTTTATCCCCATAACTAGAACTAGTTTTATAGTTACATAAAATAAGTAATTTTTCCTGTAAATACATTCTATTACAATCTAATTTCGAACAGGATAATTCTGAATCATAAACAACCATTTCTCCAGCATAATCATTTCTTATTGGAGGAAGTAATGTATATAAATTTAGGATAAGATATTGTTGATATAAATCAATTAATTTTAAATCCAACTTATTTTTAAGAAGTTTATTTATTTCTGATTCAAAATATTTGATTTTATTATGAACGTCATTAAGTGTAATCCAATTCAATTCTTCTTTTTTTGTTTTAAGATTTAATGAATATTCTTCATTTTGAATTGCAGTAAGTTGCTGATGATAGTTATAATATGCATTGATTGCATCTTTACTTATTATATTATTTGTTTTACAAGAATTACCAGAAGAACCAGAATATAATTTTAAGATAGATATGATAGATGTAATATAATTACGTTTAGTTGCTAATTGAAAAGATTCATTAGAATGAATAAAATCTATAACAGTGTCGTAATCATTAAGATATTTAATATTAAACTTTTTAAAATTTAATAAATTTGATAAAAGCTTTATATTTCTTAAATAATTATCTACAGATGTAGATTTTAAATTTGGATTTGATTCTAATAATTTTTTTTTGATAGAATCCATTTTAAATTACTAAAAATACAAAAACTAAATTATTCTTTGTATTGTAAAGTATTATAATACAATACAAGAAATAATTATATAAAATATTTTTTAATATTAGGAAGATTTATTATTAACTGTTCTTCTTCGCGGATGATATATTCATTCTCATCTTGTATCTCAAATGGAATATTTTTTGTTAAGATAGAATAATCTCCATTTAATAAAGAATTAGTAATTTTACTGATAAACAGAGAATAGTATTTTTTATTCATTACTATTTTATTTTTAATATCACAAAAAACGGGATAACATTCATTTCTGTTTAATGAAAAATTAAGTGAAAATGGTAACATTTTTAGTGAAATACTAACAAGAGGTTTAGTCACTTTTTCAATTATTAATGAAATTGATTTGAATTTATCAGATAGTTTATTTTTATTTTTGATGACGTCATATAATTTACTAACATCATCGTCTTTTATATTAATACTTATTTTATAGTTCAATTGATTATACAATTCATTTAAATAATATAATTCTGTGATATATAAGATTCTATTATCTTGAAGTTTTGTATTAGATTCTATGTAATTATCTAAATCAGGTATATAATATTCATAAACTAATTTGGCATTTTTATTAATTTGTTTAAGATCAGATTTAGAATATTTATCGGGAATAACTGGAATGTGTAATCCTGATTTTAATTTTATTGAATTTATGATGTTTGTAAATGGATTAAGACAAAATGAATCTACTTGAATAAAATTATTAAGTGATGGATGGTCTGATAATAAACACGCTAACTTTTTAAGTTGTGTTTTAAGATCTAATGTGTATTTATTGATATTATCTAATGTATCTATTTTATTACGGGATATAAATTTTAATGGAAAACAAGGTGTTAATCCGTATTTTTTTGTATAAAGATATTTTGTTTTGTTTTTATTGGTTACAATATGCATTGGGGAGTGAGATGATAAATAATTGTATTCTAAATTATTAGATGTAATTGAATTTGGTAAAAATTTAATTGTATTTAAAACTTTTACTATAAAATCATCATTAATGTTAAAATTGAATTTTTTAGTAGATTTAATGATTCCCTCATACTCACCAGAACTGTGTTGAAATATAACATAGATTGGATTTTTTAATAATGTATAAATCCATTTTATAGAATTAGACGATTCTGATATTATAATAAAATTTACGTTTTTTGTCAATAAAAGAGGGTATATAATGTAAGAATAATCAAGATATTTTTTATTTTCTTTAGAGTTTACTGAATTTAATAATTCTTTATAATCCTCATTTGATTGTAATATTTTTTTATAAAACGCCTTTGATACATTATATTTGAAATTTGAAGAAAATGATGAAAATAAATCTGTATCAATACTTTTAATATCCATATGCGTTTTCATTAATAAACTAACTGTATTAAGAAATGAATGATAGTCTTGTAAAGAACCTATTCTATATAAAGGTTCTTTTGAATATTTCTGAATTGTACTATTTACAGTCGCAAGACGGCCCCATTCTAAAATTTTATTAGACTTTAGAATGTGATATTTAAATAACTTTTCTAAATTTGCAAAGTCAATTTTAGAATCCTGATTTTTAAATACTTGTTTATATAAAGGCTTATTTTCTTGGTTCTTTTTAAAACAACATAAATCCTTTGTTATCGTTATACCAATATAAGGGTGTGTCTTGGATGGACATGTATAACTATTTCCTTTATATTTTATTTGACCCATATTAGTTGATTTTGCAAGAATAGGTTGGCGTGATTTTTGACAGTTAATTGCTTTATTTATAATACCATTTTGACGTAATATTTTAATGTTGATCTTTTCTTTGTTTTTAATATTTTTCATAATTTTATACTTATTTTCTATTAAATTAAATTGCATTTTGTTTGAATCGTTGTAATTATTATTTGCATAATGAAATAAATCAGTGAGCTCTTCAATGAATGAATCGATGGAATTTGGTGTATAAAAATTTTGTACTTGTACATTATATTCATTTTTATTGTTATGTATATTTTGTTGTTGTATAAGAAGAATTGTTGTCAGATTTTTATATTTAAGTTTTATTCCATTGTTAATTCCTTCTGATGGTAAATATTTAAAATTAGGGTGTTTTTGAATGGAAAAAATTAATTTAAATGGTTCCATTATTGTTTTAACGTAAAAATGAAAAGCTAAGTATTTACAATTTAACTGTATTGATTTATTAATATCTATATACACTTGTAATGTATTTAAAAATGATTTAAGTGTAGTATTGAAAAATTGATTTATATCAGATTTGGATACCTTTTCATTAATAGAAAAATTAAAAATAATGTTCATTTCACCATTATTAAGTAAAGAACATTTAATATATTTAGTATCAGAAAATCTTAGTTTTAATAATAAATTTTGACTTTTAGTAAGTTCATCATTTTTTTTAAAAATCAAACCTTTAATATCATCTTTATTTTCAAATTGTTTATAAATACGTAATTTAGGTGAATCATCGCTATTAATATACATGAAAGGACAATCTTGACTTAATGGAAATTCTTTGAAAATTTTAACTAAATTCAAATTATTTGCTATTTTTAAAATAAAAGATGAATTGATAATATTATATTCATATTTATCTTTTTTGCTTAAAAAATCTGCAGATGTGTATATTTTTGATATAGTTTTTTTTGTTTGTCCAGTTTTAGTTTTAGAATTTGTTTTTGTTTTACTTTTTGTCATTGACGTTTTTTCTTTATTATTAGTGTATAAGTAGTTATCATAGTTAAATTTTTTGAATGAATTAATAGAATTATATGTTTGTTTTAAATTTTCATATAAATTTTTATATAACGATGTTGTATTAGAAATGCTAACTCCAAGTGGTTCTTGAAATTGAAGATTATCGACTAAAATTTTAACTATTAAATTTACATATTCTTCATAAGTTATATTAGTGTTCAAACTTTTCAAATAGTAAAATAATTCAGATTTTTCTATGTCATAGAATGATGTTATTTGATATTTAAAAATAAGTGATTGTGCTAATATCATATCATAAAATGAATAAAATTCCATATCTTTTTGAATAACAACTAGATAATTTGGATAATATTTGAATATGTCAAAATCTGTTGGTGATTCTAATGATGCATATAATGCATTATTAATTTCTAATTTATTAGATATATTTATAGTAACTTTAAATTTTTTATTATACTTATCAGTATATATATAAGTCATTATTAAATAGATTAGAAATTAATTTTTGTGCCAGAAAGATTGAATTCTTCCAGATGGATCTTCATTCTCAGACCATTTGGGTTTCCAAATGGAAACGAGGCTAGTACAATTAGAATATTTTTTAGTAAAAATATTTTTATAAAAGTCAACTTCATTATTATTTGTATATTCTTTAAGATAAGAAATCATATTATCTTCATCATTTAAACAACTAACTCCATCGCTAAATTGTTCTTTTTTCCTATAAAGAATGTTAATAGGAATTAGATTATCATGTTTAAAAGAGTCCCGCAATATTTGTTTTTCCATTTTTCCATTTTCTTTTGTAAACATTTTCAACTCAGGTGAAACATGAAGACAATAATTAACAAAATGTTTATCTGTAAATGGTAATCTTATTTCTACACCATTTTCCATTGATGTTTTATTTGCTCTTAAACAATCATATTTATATACAGAAGTTGTTAAATGGTATGTTTCATTTTGAAAATCCTTTTTAGAAGGTGCATTATAACCATATAAATAACAAAATAATTCATCAGATAGTTCACCAGAAAATAGTACTTTAATATCAGGAAAATCTTTTTTTATTTTTTGTATTAAAAGATACATTGCAGAACTTGCTCTGACAGTTGTGACATCATATGTTTCAACGCAATTAATTAAATTTTCTAGATTATTCAAAATCTCATATTTTGAAATATAATATTCTGTATGATATGAATTAATATATTTTGCAACTTCTCGTGCTTTAATTAAATCAGGTGCATATTCATTTACACCAACACTGAATGTTTTTATTTGTTTGTTAGAAAATTTAGAAACTAAGCCTGCAATAAGACTACTATCAAGTCCTCCTGATAACAAAACACCATACTCTATATCATTCTCAATCAAATCATTTAATCGTGTTTTAACACTATTTTTAAGTAATGAATTAATATTTATTTTAACTTCTTTTTCATCAGAATGAAACTCATTTTCCAGAATAAGTTTTTCATTGTTAATATAAGATGTTGGATATCTTGTAATAACATCTATATGGCTAATTATTGTATGTATATTATTATAGATATTACTCATAATTATGGTATTAGGAATAAAATGTTTAAATGTAATGTTAGATGAATTTTCATTTAACATAATAGAATCTAAACGAGATGATAAATAAAAAGAATCTTCAGAAAATCCATAATACAAACTATTGATTCCAATATGATCTCTTGACGAAAAAATATCACCGGTATCAATGCTATAAATTATAAATGAATATTGACCATTTAAGTATGAATTAAAATGATCTAATTTATTTTCACGTTTCAAAACAATATATAAATCTATAAGAACTTCACAATCTGATTTGTATTTACTTGAATCAAACTTAAATTTTTGCGACAACTCTTTATAATTATAAATTTCTCCATTTACTAAAAGTAAATGTTTATCCTTAATTAAAGGTAAAGAATGAATCATTCCATTTATCTTAAGTCTTGTTTGTACAGCTAAAATCTCATTATTTAAACTGTAATCATGCCAATAACCATTGTAGTCTGGACCTCTATTGGAGAGACTTTTAATAATACTATTAACTAGAGTAGAATTTGTTAAATCCTTTTTGTGTGTTTCTTTATTATATTTTTTGATGTGAAAGTAAATACCGCACATTTGTTAAATGAGTTTTGTTGATGTTAAATGCTATATTATATATAATAGTTTTACATTTTTAAACTTAATGTAAATAATATTTTTATTTTTTTTGTATAATTCCAAACTTTTTTTCAAAATAGAAATAAAAATGTTAAAATAATGAAATTGATAAAAAATTTTTGATTTCTTAAAATAGTTTGGAATTATAGAAAAAATTTAAAAAATAATATATTAAATTCAAAAATACAATTAGACATCTATTATGCTAACTTATAATAATATTCGTAAAATTACAATTACTTTGAAAAACGAAATTAACTTAATTAAAAAGTTAGATTATAGGGATACTATGATGTTTTATACCCAAATTATTTTATCAAATAAAGAATTGGTTAAAGTTATTGAAGAGATCTTTTCATATAATAATAAAGTTGTTATGGTTAATAATTTTATTATTAATGATTTTATGGACTTGTTATTGATTGACCATTATAATTTATGTAAAATGATTAACAGTTCTGAATGTAATCACATTAATCAAGTAATGGATAAGATTAATGTGTATATTAAAAAATATTATAAAGCTCATTTAAACAATGAAGAACAACTTGATTTATCAAGTTTAAATATTCAATAATTGACTTTATTAAATTTAAAGTAAAGTATAAATAAATAAAGATAAACCTGCTATTAGTAACATTTCATTTGTTTCTATACGTGGTTTAGATATTTGAATTATTTTTGTACAATATGGACATTTATGATATGTTAATGTACAATTCTCATCACTATCTGAATTTTCATCTATAGTATCTTTTAAATAGTTGTAATATATTTTCGATGGTTTTGATGGACTTGGATTGTTTAACATAGCAGTATTGGCTTCAACCCCATTAAAAACTTTATCTTCATTATTAAATACTTTAGGTGTAAATGGTTCAACTAAAGAATAAGAAGTATTATTAGTATTTGTATATTTATTTAGAATTTGTTCATCCATCTTTGGAAATGCAAAATCTATAGGACAGATCATTTTAAAATATTAAATAATTATTATATTTATTTAATATATTGATATAAAAAAAATTATTCTTTTTGTTTTATTTTTGTATAAATATCTGTAAAAAATATAGGTGGAAATGCTAAAATAAACAGAATACTTAAAATCGTAGCGTGTAATATACTTCTGGAATATAAGAACAGAACACTCCATAATGTTATTTTTTTAACATAATGATATTCTAAAAAATTGATATCATTTGAGCAATAATGATATAATTCATTATATAAACTTCTTCCTGTTAAGAATACAACAATACCAATCAAACTAATAAAAAATTTATCATTTTCAACGCTATGGAATATATGTTCAATAGTTCCTGCAGATTTTGATAAACTATTTGTTGTAGTTAACAAAACTGTATTTAAACTGGACATAAATTATTGGTTATTGTAATATTAAATATTTAATATTATTAATTATAATACATAAAAAAATAATATTAGATTACATTAGATATTAATTTTAACTTATTTTTTACTTCTGATTTTTCTTTGGACGTCCGCGCTTTGTTTTCTTTTCCTCTTTCGCAATTGGTTCGATGAAAGTAATGTCTTCATTACCTAGACTTTCATTTGAATTTGTGCTTGATAGTCCTGAAATCTCAGAAATGTTGTCGTCATCCAATCCAAATTGTCTCAATCTTTCATCAGTTGTCATACTAGGACCCTTCATTTTTTGACCTCTAGCTTCCTGTTGTCTAAATGAATTAATTTTAGATTGAAATTGTTGTTCTTGTTCTTCGCGAAGTGCATTTGTTAGTTTCTTTTGACTTTTGAATTGAGCCAATGAACCACCAAAAGCAATAAGAAGTCTCAATTCAGGACCCATAGATACTTTATCCTTATATTTATTATAAAGTTCTGCAAAAATATCATCATATTCTAGGATATTTGCTTGAGTATGCATGGAAAATCCATCTAAATCACCAATTAAGTTATAACTTGAATCAAATGTTTCTAATAAATTAACACTATACATCATCATACTTCTCATTCTACGAATTCCAATTTCTGTTTCATAGTAATGTTTCATTCGATGATATTCACCCGTAATTTCATTTAAGTCATTAGACATATCTAAATTAATATAGGGTTTTACACCATTCTTAGACAATCGTTCAATTTCACCTAGATAGTAGGCTTTTCTAGTTTGAGTCTCTTCAAATGACATAATATTTTGTTGAAAATCATCATTATTTCCATCATTATCATCAAAAGAGTTTTGATTAAAATCATTATTATCTTCATTATCTGAAATATTACCAGATACAGAGTTATCTGAATCAATAAGAAGACCTAGTTCGTTTTTAGAATTTTCATCATCTCTATCATAAGAATTTGGATCATATTCCTTTTTTAAAGTAATATTATTAGTATTTAATTGCAAATCATTAGATACATTAATTGATTTAATTCCTCTATCAAATCTTACAGACATTTTATTATTAATAATATTATTTATTTTTGTTTTTTTAAATAAACGCAATAAATTATTGTTTTAATACTTTTACTAGTTTTCATTTTTTTATTTAAATTTACGTATAATTTTATTCATCTTCTTCGTCTGAAGAATAATCAGAGTCATCTAATGATGGTTCTAGCATAAAATCAAGATGGCCTAAATTTCCAACAGAATAACTTAACGTTAATGGTTTTTCTGGATTTAAATATATATCAAAATTTTTATCTAAAGCGGTTGCCTTTGTAAACAATAAAATGTATTGTAATAAATATGTGCCTTGTTTTTTTATATCATTAGGACCATCAAATAAAATATTTTGTTCTTCATTATTTTCAGATGGAAAATCTTTTACATCATCTTGTTGCTGTTTTATTTCTATTTCATTATCGGAATAATCATTTGAACCAGACAAAATAATTGAATTTTGTTTGAAATATAATGAAATATTATCACAATTCAAGCCATTTAAATTTTTACATGCAATTTGAAATTCAAGAGATTTTAAACTTAAAGAATGGTTATAAATCGTATTTCCAATATTTAGATTTGAAATAGGAACATTACATAACTTTATTTTATGACTGTATAATGATTTTGTTTCTGGATTAATTCTTTCAAAAATAAGGACACCTTTGTTTTTATGTTCTACATACATTTTGATATAATCCTTAGATTGAATTGTTTTTGTTATTTTATGAAGATTCGTTGTATCAATTCCTGCAATAAACCGTTCTTCATTACAAAAATATTGATCAAATTCTTCAGATTGTAAATTTAGATACACAATAGATTTTTTTGTGCCGTTCAATGTTTTTAATGTAATTCCTTTTTTTTCAAAAACCAAATTTACAGCTCCCATTAAAACTTCTTTTAAAACTTCAAATAAAACTTTTATTATTTTAGATTGAGATGTTTGTAGATAAAATACATATTTACTTTCATCAGAAAGAAGTAAGTTTGATTGAGATAAATCAGACATGTTCATAAGTTAATTTTAAGAATATAAGTTTTATTTTTTAAATTGAATAATTTTTTATGAATTTTCTATATTTTTTAATAACAATTTTACTAATATCATTTTTCCTATTAATAAGATAATCGATAGTATCCATATCTTTATTGTTGAAATAGTCATAAACTAAATTAAATAAACCTTTAGTTTGTTTTGGTTTTTTAAGTAATAATGTAAATACATCAAAACGTTTTTTCTCCTGAGATGCCTTTTTATTTTTATTAAAGTAAATGTGACTTGATGATATAATATCAATTAAAAATGTATATTCCATGTTATTAATTTGAGGATCCATAAGAATTAAACTAGATATATTAGGCAAGTAGAAGTAATAATCTGGATTAATAGATGATATTACCAATATTTGAATATTTGGATTATTATTGAATTTAGATATAACAGTTTTTTGTAAAGTAAGACTTACATTTCCTGAAAGATAAAGGTGAATAATATTATTATTACCCAATTCTCTAAGTAATGCTTTTGCATCTTTATCCTGATTAACATAAATTACAATATTTTTCCTACTAGATTCATTTTTATATAACTTAATTTTATTTATAATCCAATTAATTTTACTAGATTGAGATACTTTATCATTAACAGTTGCTTTAAAATCCAACATATATTTTTTAATATTATCTATATAAAGTTCATTAGATGTTTGTTCAGTTGTAAAAAATGTTTCTATCTTTGAGTATTCTAAATATTCATTATCATTCATGATGACAGGAATTATATTTTCATAAATCTTTAATTGTTTTTTTTGATCCGATTCTGTTAAAAAGTGATATGATACGTATTGGTAGAATAATTTTTTTAATTTCGTTTCATTATCTTTTGCTTCTGTAAATAACTCCTTCATTTCTTCCCATGTTTTTCTGTGTAAAACTGCTAATGGTGTAATGACGTCATATACATTATTAATGAATAAAGATTTTGTGATAAGAATGTTGTAAAAACTTTTGTTTAATGATGCTATTAAATTATCGGTTTCCTGTGAATTATTTCTATAATAATGTATTCTATCTACAACTACAATTTTATTTTTACAAAAACTATCTCCTCTATTAATGAATTGATTAAATTGTTTTAGCGTCAAAAGTTCATATGGAATATCCAATTTAAATGATTTGATTAATTGTTGAATTGTAGAAATATTAGGAGTTACGAACAATACTTTATGTTTATTATTATAAACAGAAGATACAGCAACTGCAGAAAGAACTGCAGATAAATTTGTATCGTCTTGATATGTATGGTATAGTAAAATTCCTTTTTTATCTGTATTATCAAGAATGTATTTTATTATATTATCTTGATATGGTTTAATAACACTCATATTACTTTACTTTATTAGAAGAATACAAAAAATTTTTATGATATTCAGATTTTTTTCTTAAATGATATTAAAGTGATTTCTTAGTAATGATACTAACAAAAAATGATGCAGAATATTATGCTAAAAAGTATAAAATTGATACTAAAAAAATAAGCATTTCAACATTGCTATATGGAATGAAAGTAGAACTAGAGCATGGATCAAAAATGAGTAAAATGACGAATGTTACAAAAAATAGTAAAAGTAAAACATTTAAAATTGCTCTTGCACATTTAATGGAATATCCAGATTACTATAAGCGACTTAAACAAATGGAAAAGAAAGCTGAAAAATATTGGAAGAATAAGGACACTAATATATTTTTAAAGTAAATAGATTATCAGTATCGTAGAATAGAAGTACATTATAAATGAATATTCTAGATAATTAATTTTTTATCAGTATAAAACATTTCTACCTTATTATTTAAGAATTTTAGAATAAATGATTCTCCATAAAGATTCCAACACATGAATTCTTTTTTAGTGTTTGTGGAGTTAAAAAATAGGTCATAATCGAAATGAGATGGAATATCATAATAAAATGAACCCCAAAGTATAGAGGATTTATTTTTTTTAAGAGAAAATTTATGTGAAGAAATAAGATTAAATGGAATTATAATATCATTTTTAAAGAACTTTATTTTATAATAAAATGGATTTGATGGTTCTTGAATACAAACACCATCTGAGATATATTGGTTATCTATGTATAATTGTAATTTATCTATAAAAATATCTGTATATAAATTATTAATTGGATCTTTAACTTCTGAAAAACACAATTGATTTGTACTGTATTGAAATGTGAAATTATAAAGATAATGTAAGTCTTTCATTATATTTTTTTAATTATATTTTTTTAATTATATTTATTAAATAAGTATATAAATTACTAAGTTTTATATTATTACTTTATAATTTAATTTTAATAATAATACAAGTATTCAAGAATGAGCTATTATGATTACGTTATAGTTGGAGGAGGTCCTTCTGGATTGACGCTTGCAAGCCTATTATCTAAATACAATAATAATAATAATGATACTAATAATAAAACAGTTTTGATTTTAGATAAGAATGATACAATTGGAGGATGCCATAGAGTAGATAGAGTAAATGGTTTATTTACAGAACATGGACCTAGAATTTATTCTGATGGTTATATTAATACAAAAAATATTTTAAATGAAATAGGATTGTCTTTTGACGAAATATTTACAAAATATAATTTTGATATAAGTCAAATTGGAGGAGAAGGTATTCAAAATTTTTCATTATATGAAGTGTGGGAATTTTTTAAGGCATATTTGTATTTTTTATACGACGAAAAGCATTTTTCTAAAATAACTGTCAAACAATTTATTGAAAACTTCAGTGATAGAAGCAAAGATTATATTGATAGATTATGTCGTTTAACAGATGGAGCAGGTGCAGATAAATATACAATGTATAAATTTTTATCATTATTAAATGATAACTTTTTTTACAAATTATATCAACCTAAAACAGCGAATGACAAGGGTTTGTTTAAAAAATGGAAGGAATATTTACAAAAACAAGATGTGTCTATTAGACTCAATCAAGATGTATCAAAAATAGATTTTATTCAAAATACAGTATATACAACACTTGGTCAAGAATATACATATGGTAAATTAATTTTAGCGATACCTCCATATCACATTTATAAATTAAACGTAAATAATATTTTTCCAAATATGGGAGAGGACACTGTTATGAATACTAAATATATTAATTATATTCCTATTGTTTTTTTTTGGAAAGATTATATTGATTTTCCAGAAAAACATGGTTTCCCAAAAAATGAGTGGGGTATTGTATTTATTAAAATATCTAATTATATTGGAACTGAATCTGGATATAATACTATTCTTTCAACCTGTATAACTTATACAAATGTTAAATCTAAATTTTTAGGTAAAACTGCAGAAGAATGTAATGAAACTGAATTAAAACAGGAAGTCTTTCGACAATTGAAAGAAACATTAACAGTTAATTTACCAGAATATGAAAATGCATTATTGCATTCTAAATTAAAGTATAAAGATTCACAAGGATTTATATCAGAGGATACAGCATTTATCAATACAATTGAAACTGATAGTATCGAATTTCAGAGTCCTAAATATAAGAATGTATATAATTTAGGAACTCAAAATGGAAAGTCTTCATATAATTTTACATCAATGGAAAGTGCAGTAATGAATGCAATATATTTATATTGTATATTAGAAGATAAAAAATATAAAATACAAAAGGGATGGAAATTAAAAGATGGAATTAATATAATACTACTATTATTAGTTGCCATCGTTTTATTGGTTTATTTCATTATAACAATCATCAAAAGAAAGTAATTCATTAACATTAAAAACTAAAAAATGGATAAGATTTAATTGAATATTATTACCATGAACTGTATATTTCAATGGAATACAATTTTCAACTTTATCTGGATCTGTATAAAGAGATATAAGTGGTTCTACATCTTTATAACATTTATCAACAAGAGATTTATCAAGATCACTTTCTAGTTTATAATTTTCCACAAATTCTTCAAATGTTTTTGTTGATGATCTATTTTTATAGAAACAGCGAGATAATAAGTCTTTATTTTTATACATTGTATCTAAATTTGATACAAAAAGACTTGATACAGTATCAGATAAAAATGAAAATACATTAGAAGTATTCGATTTTATAGAATCAATTGGATTTTTATATAATGCATCATAAACATCTTTTTTAAGTTTTTCAGAATACATAGTATAGGATGATGATAGTTTTGTTTGAAGAGAATTTGATAGCTTTTCCTCAAGGTCTTTGATTATAAGATTACTATTTTTATCATAGATTTCCTTTAATTTTTGTGGTACTTCTTTATCTCCAACTTTTAATGAATATAAATATAAGTATTTTATAAATAATTGCATATCATTCAACTGTTCATCATCAGTATTGATAACATCATAGATTCTATTAATAGCAATATTTACTTTTTGAGTGGATGGATAAAGAACTTCCCTTGAATAATTATAAGCATTATAACCAACTGAACCTAATAATAAAACTACTAAACCATATATAATATATTTGTTATTTGAATAAAATGATTTAATGGAACTATTAAGTTTTCCTGGTAGTTGAGATAAACTTTGAAGAATGTCTAGTTTTTCTAATAAAAGGTCAAGTTTATCTTTAGAATATTTATTTTTAATCTTATTTTTAATCTTATTTTTATTAACTTGAATACTTTTTTTAACTACATTTGAACTTTTAATCTTAGATTTACTGTTTTTTGAATCTTTATTCATGAATAATTACTTATTATATTATATGTACTTTACTTAATTATAATAACTAAAAAAAATATTATTGTTTTTGATAGGAACATATATGAGAAGATTCAAATTCAATAGCTTGTTTTTTAACTAAAGAACCATTTTCGTTTGAATAAATTATATTACGTACATTTTTTTGTTTTAAAAATTTACTACAATGAGAGCATGGTTTAGATAAGGATAAACTATTACCTGATTTTCTTATTACTATCAGGTCCAATCCCTTGATATTATTTTTTTTATATAATTTCATATAATTTATAACAGCATCAACTTCTGCATGAATAGATATATTATTATAGAATTTATTAATTCCCATAGATAATATCTTACCATTTTTTATTACAGCGGCAGAATGTTTATAGTGACATGTAGATAGCATAGATATTTTAATAAGGTCTTCTATCATATCAGTTTTAATATTTTTCAACATAATTTAGTACTTTAAGTACAAGTTTAGTATTTAACTAAAGTATTTACTTATTATTTAATTTAAAATTTTAAATTTAAAATGAAGTATCAAGTACAAAAATTAATTAATATTAATTTGATAAATGCCGAGAATTCATAGTGTTCCTTTACAAAGTAAATTAACAAAATTATTTCCATCTTATATGTGGGAATATATCTTTCCATATTCTAAAGTTAGTACTGTATTTACACATGATCAAGAGCCATTTTGGCGTTATAAAGATTTAATTGAAGCTGTTGAATGGTTAAATAAACATGAAAATAAAATGTATCATAATTTTGGTACTGCATCATCAGATGATAATATTAATAAATTAGAAATTTGTGCATTTTTAGCTAATTTTAATCAAGAAACTGGATGGGATTTGGCAGTGCCATATCCATATGGTTACCCTAAAAATAACCCTCAAGGTGAACTATGGGAAGGATTTGCTGGAGGTGGGCTAGCAATTATGGAAGGAGCAACTGGTGAAGTTTATTTTGATATAAAACCTATTTTTCCTACTGAATTAGTATCAGAACCATTGTCGTTAAGTGATATTGAAAAAAAAATTCTTAGAGTTCCAGAAAATACAATAGGAGGAAGTGTAAGAACTCTATCTACATTAAATCAACCACAATTTGGTTTAGGGCTTGGTACTGGAAACGGTGCTGTTTTTAGTAAAGGGTTAGTATCAGTAAGTGATGATGGTACATTATGGGGAGATGAGCCTGTAAATGAAAAAGTTGGTAGAGTATTACCTGCAACAGAATATAAACAAGATACAACAAATAGAAAATATGCTGCATTGGGGCCATACGCTCAATATGGAGGAAGAGGAGCTATTCAATTATCATATAATTATAATTATAGTGAATGTTCTCTTGCATTATTTGGAGATTATCGTCTTGCAAGATACCCAAATTTAATTACTACTACAGATAGAGATACATTTAATAGCAATTCGTATTATTTTGGATTTCCTGGTCCAAATGCAAATGGAAATAATAAATTGCCAGATTGGATTAAAGACAGTACACCTAATGCAAGAGTTTTAGCCTGGTTAACTTCTTTGTGGTTTTGGATGGATAATAACAGAAGTGGAAGAAGTATGTCATGTCATGAGTGTATGATGGAACCCACTGTGTATGGGATTACAGGATGTAATTTAATCATTAACAATGATTCAGGATGTTCAGAAGGCTGGGCGTGGAAAAAGAATAATTATTACAAAAGAATTTGTAGAATTATGGGTATTAGTGAAAGTTATTGTTTGCAAAGTATTGTATGCCCTCCCAATAGTAAAAACTTAAAAAAGTAAATATAAAATGTATATTATAGCATAATTATTATATTAATAATTTTTTAAGTTTTACACATTTTTACATTGTAATTTCGGATTTTTATATTAAGTTGTTTTTTATAAATTAATATAAAGAAATAAACAAACTGTATACTATGTATACAACTAAAAATGGGTTTTTATAGTTGTGAAAAATGTGGTAAACAATTTAATGAAAAGGGGCATTACAATAAACATATCAATAAAAAACTACCATGTCTTAATGAAACAAAACTTAAAGAAATTATAG